TCATTATTGGCGTAAGCACCAGTCTCAGCAAATGGGTTTATACCTTGCTTATTTAAATGGGTACCTTGAGATACAACACCAGCTTGAGCTAATGTGTTTAATGGACTATAAAGTTGTCCATTTAATCCAAATACTGGACTAGCTTGAGTTCTAACAGCGGAAGCTGAAAGTTGTTGCTGCTTTAAGGTAAAAAATAAACCATTAGTAGACTTAGTGTCAGTAAACATTTGAGTTAGTCTACTAACATCTTGAGCTGAGGTTTGGGTGTTATTAAGTAAGCCTCCTCTTAAAATATAATCTGATGGATTAGCTGTTAAAGCATCAGGGATTGGAGATTTAATATAAGGTTGATTACTTGAACCTCCCCCTTTAGTGTCATCACCATATGGTATACTTTTCTGACCAAAAGATCCGGCGTTAGAGACATGGCCTCTACCACCAGCATAAAACCTAAAGTTTTGCGGGTCAGTAAGTATTTGTAGTAATGGCATTACCCAGGAGGATTATCTAAATACTTAGATGGAGTTTTTCCGTTAAGATCTAACTGTGATGGTTGTGGTAAAGCATTATTGTACCCATCATTATATGCGGTAAAATTAACACTTACAGTGTTAGCAAAATTACCATTTACTGAATATCCTGCTTCGTTTCCAAAAGCATGTAATTTGGATTGCTTAGTAGCTAATGGATTGATTTGAGGTGTAGTTCCATGATAAGCGGTAAGTGAAGTACCACCTACAGCATTTGGATCTAGCAATTTGTCTAATAGTCCCATTTTAATTAATTTAAGGTTTTGTTATAAATATGTTATTATCTAGGCATATATACTCTATTCATATTAGAAGCTACAGTTTCACTATCCATAGTTATATTATTTTGTATAATAATTTGTTGATTTTGAGGATTAGCAGAATTATTATTAGACATAGCTTCATTTCCATATCCTTTAATTCCTACTTTAGATGCTTCAAGACGGGCTTGTTCTAATTGATCTTCTTTATAACGATCAACCATACTAATTCCTAAAGCACTACTTAAACCTCCATAAAGACCTCCAATAATAGCTCCAGGTATGGCCCCAATTCCAGCGCCAAAAGCTCCAATTCCAGCACCTACACCTGCACCTGCTAATATAGAACCCCCAATACCGACACCATAATCACTAGCAGTAACTTGATCAGAGGCAGATTCGGCAGCACTGAAATTTACATTTGCACCTTCTTTTTGTTTAGCTTCTAATTCTCTAAATATTCTTCTAGCTTCACCTTGTTCTCTATAAGGAGCTATAAGTGAACTATTTAATAATGCTTCTAGAGCATCGGCTAATCCTTGTAAAACTCCACCTTCAACTAAATCACTAAATATTTCTTTAGCTCTTTCTAGCTGGATATTGAATCTTTCTTGGGCGTCAAGAGCTTTACTAGCTTGTTCTATTTGTTTATCATTAAGTTCACCTCTGAGAATGGCTTGGGCTTGGCTTTCAAGACCAGCTTCTTTTAGTCTTTCATATTGTTTACCTGCTTCAGTACCTTGTAATTTTTGTATTCTGTAAGCATTTGCTAAGTCATCTTTAGTTAAACCTGTTACTTTTTGAATTTGATCTGCTACAATATAGTTCATGTTTTGAATTTCTTCAATACCTTTAAAGTTTTTAAGAACTTCTTCAGTAGCACCAGCAAAATCATTATTTATAGCTAATAATCTAGCTCTATCAAGATTAATTTCCTTACCTGTAAGCATTTCAGCTGTTAATTCAGCTTCAATTGATTGCTCAAAATCAAGTAAATTTGCAGCTATCCCTTCAGTTTTACTTAATTCAACACCTAATTGGTTAGCTTTAGCTACAGCCTCAAATAATGCTTTACTACTTCCTTTAAAAGTTGCCAACATGAAACCACTTACCTTTGAAGCCTGTTGGAGAAGGTCACGCTGTCTAATTTGGAGACCAGTTTGGTTTTGAAATTCATCACTAACTTGGGCCGCAACTTTTAATTGTTCTGTTGATGATTCACCATTACTAATAAAAATTTCATTTAATTTAGTAGCTTCATCAGTTGAGAGTTTGTATTCTTTAGTTAATTGGATTTGGGCATCTATAGCATCTAATGAATAAAGATTAGCTAAAGAACTCATTTCAGAAAGTTGAAGTTGAGCATCAATTAAATCTCCTGTTAACTTATATTGGGTTTCAAGGAGATTTTTGTTATCAATAAAATAATTTCTTAATTGATTAGCTTCTTCATTGTTTAATTGGAGGTTTCTTTGTAAAGAAACAGCTTGTTTGTCTGCACCAAACATAGCATCTTTAACAAAGTTAAATGCTTTTTTTATAGCTTCGGCGGCTATTAATATTAAACCAATAGGTCCCAAAGCTGCTTTTAAAGAAGCACCAAATGCTTTAGCTCCTGTACTTAAAGTAGCAAAAGTACTAGCACCACCTGCTTTAGTAGCTTTCATAGCTTTAGTTACAGAACCAAAATCTATTAATTTACCTATACTAGTTTTTTGTAATCCTGAAAATATAGTACCTGTTAAAGCTTCTACTTCTTGGGATTGATTAGCCATTTCTTGGAAATTCTTGGCTATATCACTAGTGGCAGTTTTTGTACCTTTTAAAGCATCATTAATTTCTTGTAAAGCTAATAATTTAGCTTCTAAAGCATCTTTATCTTCTTCATTAGCTGTTTTTATTTCTCCAGTAACTTTATTTATCTCATCACCTATATCACGAAGTCTTTGATCAATAGCAAATTGTAAATTTTTAGTATCAGCTACAGCTTTAGCAGCTTGACTATAATCTAATTCACCTGTAATAAGATCTTCTTGGTATCTGACTAATTTATCTAATAATTTATTTTCTTCTTTATAGATTCCAATTAATCTTTGAGATAAATCTTTATTTTTTTCTACATAAGGTAATTGTTTTTGTAAAGCTTGCCCAAATCCTATAGTTTGGGCTTTTATTTCAGAATAGAGATCTAATTGTTCTTCTAATTTACTAGTTATCTTATCAAGAGATTCACTATATTCCTTTATAGAAGCAACTAATTCTTTAAAAGCTTTGTTAGTAATATCCTTCGCTACTTTTCCAGCGTTAATGAGTCTGTCTTTTAAAGCTTTCTCTGCCCTAGATAATTCGTCTTCTATAGCCATAAGGATATTTTGTTATAAATATTAGAAGGCATCACTTTTTGGATGCCTTCGTAACATAAGTAGGAGGTTTTACTTTTTTATTTTTAGCTGCATTTTCTTTAGCTTCACCTGAGAGCCAACTATTTTCATTTTTATTTGGATTGGTTTTATTATACCATTCAGTTATTTTAGTATAAGTAAATTTTCTTAACCAAATAGGCATGTTATAGACTGTTTCATAGTCATAACCACCTTGACCATGAAATATTATTTCATGAATTTGATTAAATAAACCCATACGAACTTGAGGAACTATCTCAGAGGTCAGGCCAAAAAAAGTTAAGATTAATTGGGATAGCGACCTCCTCACCGCCATCTGTAGTAAAACTTAAATTAACATCAGGAGCTACTTCTTTAATGTAGAGTCTTAACGCTCTTGAATCAGCTGCTAATAAATTAAATTCTACAAATTCTTTAATAACATTTCTATCTTGAGAACCATCAACAGTTGTTAATTGATATTTTAAACGAGTAGTAATTTCTGAAGATAATTCTTTGTTAAGTTTTTTAAGACCTTGAATTTCTTGATCAATTAATTCCTCATCTTTAGCTGTTAAAAGTTTAAATTCTACTTCAGTTTTAGAAACTGGGAGAATAAATTTGAATGTGCCCTTTGAAGTTAGTAAAGAAGTATCAAAAGGTTTATTATCAAGAGTTGTAAGATCTACATTATATTCTTTACCATCATAAGTAAATGTATAATCTTTACCATAACCTAAGATACGTGACGCTACAATTAAGGAGTTTTTATCACCTGTAATCATATCTTTAAGGCTGAATTTATTCATAGTTAAAGCTTCTAAAAGCTTATCTAGAACAATACCTTTTTGAATATAGTTTTGGTTGGTAAGAATATCTTCTTCTTTAGCAGTCATGTATTTCATTTCTACTTTACCACTGTGTAGAGGATGATCTGCTGGGTAAACAAGACCTTTTGAAGGTAATTCTACAATTTCTGTAGGGAATTTTGTTTCGTTCATAAATTTTTATTTAATAAAACTAGTTTGTCTATTATACATATAATATAAAAAAAGAGCTTGGCAAAGCCAAGCTCAAATTTAAATTTATTTGAATTTCTATTAGAAGTTCAATACACAATAGTCTGGTTGAACAGTCATTGTAATGTTAATAGCTGTATCAACAGTATCCCATGAATAATCACCAAAGTTAGCATCAGTAATTAAAGCACCTTTGATAACCCATTCAGAAACAATATCACCTACAGGTCCTAATACATCAAAAGTTAAGTCTTTCTTGTAGAAGTCTGAGTAACCATCTCTACCAGTTACTGATTCGTGATGTAAACGTACCCATTCCATTACTGCCTGAGCACCTGAAGGTGTGATAGGATCAAATAATGTGAACTGGATTGGGTTCCAAACTGTTTTACCTTTCACAAAACGTTGAACGTTAATGTGGTTCAAAGGTACAGTTCCTTGAGTTAAAGTTACAGCACCGATTGCTTTAATTGTGTATGATGGAATACCATCAATGTACATGATAAAGCGGTTCGCCTGTTTTGGTTCAAACGCTGTGAAAAATATTTCGTTTGGGTCTAATACTGCCATTTTGCTATATTATTTATTTTATTATAAATATTATCAATTACAACTTTTAACCTGGGAAGGTTGCTCCAGTTGGTAAGATGTTGAAGTCTAAGTAAATGAATTCAGCAGTCTTAGTTGGTTGTAGATAGATCTGACCGATTAACTGGTTTCTATCAATTACATCTGGAGTGTTATTGGAATCATCCATAATTACTCTAAATGCATATAAACCTTGACGTTGTTGAACTGATTCTAAGTATGGGTTAACTTGGCTTAAGAATTGGTTTCTTGTAGCAATTGTGTTTTGTTCAAACACCAAGTTGTTTGCTACTTGAGAGATGTAAGACTTAAGTGCGATTAACAATCTACGTACATTTACACGATCAAGTGCAGATGCTTTTTTCTGTAATGTTTTCTGACCATATACTACAACTCCAGTACCGGGGAAGGTTGCAATTGGGTTTATATTACCTGTGTATAGATCATTACGGTTAGTTTGGCTTAGTTTTCTTTCGGCTCTTACTACAGTATCTAATCCACCACGGTTAATTCCAGCAGGTGCAAACCATGGTTCAGATACACTGTCAGTAAACGCGTATACAGCCGGAATCATAGTTGAAGCTGGTACCCATACTAACTGGCCAGTACCTGGATCAATTGTTTGTAACCATGGCCAATATGCGGCGGCATATGAACTATTTACAGCTGAAGCATCTGTAATTACTTGTGTAATTTTTGCATCATATGGGCTAGGATCAAGTACTGCAATAGCATCACCTCTAGATTGAACTACATTTACTAAAGCTGTTGTTTGAGCTGTATTGTCTTGTAATGTTAAACCAGGAACTGAAATTACATTAAATCTGTAATCATCCTGATTAGACATTAATGTGATCATTTCATTATAATCAGTAGCATTTATACCTTGAAGATTTGTGGTACCATTTGACGCTGAGTAGTATAAAGCAGGACCTGAAGCGTAATATAAGTCTCCTAAACCACCACCAAATGCACCACTAGCAGTCGCAGGCATGTATGGAGTAAATGCAGCTTTAGCTACACCATTATTATCAAAATAGAATGGAGTAGGATTAGCTACAGTTGATACGTAAACATATCTAGAATTATTTGGGAAGCTACCAACTACTTTTACATAATTTTCAACTGAATCATATGTTTGATAACTATCACCAATTACTCTAGCAATGTAATTATCTTGGGTTGGATCAAGTGATAGGTTAGTCCAAGTTTCAAGTACAATTGGTTCTGTAGTTGTATCATTACCTTGTCTAATTAGTAAGCTAAATTGACCTGAACCAGTATCTACGTTAGTGATTTGCCATCTGATGTTATCAGTAGATCCACTATCTAAAGTACCATTTGAACCTGTTGGTCCTACACTATTCATGATAGTGCCTTCAGAGATAGTCTTTAAAGTAAATGAAGCTGAGGTGTTAATAGCTAAAATAGATCCTGTGGCAGAAGCCCATGATCCTGAAGCTACTCTAGCTATCAATAGGCTTTGTCCACCTTGTTGGAAATAATTGTAAGCAGCAATTTGAGTAAAATAGCTGTATTCTTGACCACCACTTAGGAAAGATCCACCAAACTTATTTAAGTAATCTGAGTAAGTAGTAACTACAGTAGGAATTTGGTATGGGCCTTTTACAGTTGGGCCTATAATAGCTGCTCCTACAGTTACAGGTTGTTGCGTGATAAATGACTGGTCATTTTCTCTAGCTAATACTCCAGGTGAAATTAAAGTTTCTGCCATTGCAAAGTTATATTTTTAGTTTTATTATAAATATGTAGGATCTCTCCCAAAAACTATAACCATTAAATATAACTTTAAAACAAACAGAATATTATCCTATAGTAATTTCTCCAGTTTCTAAATTAAGAGTTCCATTACCATATTTTTGAGTTAATTGAGCTCCTAATTCATTATTTAGTCTTTCAACCTCTAATACTTGAGATTTTAGATCATTTTTTGTTTGTTCTAGTAATGATATTCTATACTCAATTGAACCTAAATCCATTAGTAGATTATTTTGTCTAGTTTGAAGATTTTTTAATTGTGTAAGTTCTTCTTGTGTTAAAACTTTTGTTTCCATATGATATAAATATTAGTTAATTGTTTAAAATTTTGACTGTTTGTTGGGCTTCTATAATATTATCTTCAATAGAGCAGTAAGTCCATGAACCATATCGACCTATTGAATATATTCCTTTAGGATTATATTTTTGACACCATTCATTATAGATTTCTTTTGATTCTTTAGTTATGTGAACGTATGCTGGGTTCATGATTAGAAATTGGTGAGAAACTAGTTCATGTACACCATCTTCAATTATACCACAATCTTCTAAATCAGCGAGAACTTGCATTAAAAGTTCAGATTCGTTTAGTTTTTGATCTACGTTAGCTCCGATTTCAACATATAGACTTAGTTTTTCCTGTCCTAATATGTTATTGTAAAATCCTACTCTATAAAATATTTCATTGCCTGGAAAATATCTCCAATGGGTTTTAATATCTGATCCTTTATTAAAACCTAAATTGAACACAGCTACTTTGTTTGCTGAGAGTTTAGGATTGGGGTGAAGTTTATTAAAAGGTAGAGTACTAATTAGTTGTTCAAATTTAATATCTCCTTTATTAGTTTTAGCTATTTTATTTTCTAAATCTAATTCTAGAAGTTCAGTATTAAGTAGAATCTTGTTACTGTCTAATCTTTTAAGAACCGACTTAATATACTCATAACTACCTCCTTTTGGGTAAATGAATGTATCGTTATATGATTTAGATTTACTTTTAGGAAAAAATCTACCCATTGAGTCATACTCTAACTCATCTAAGTCACAGGCATATAACTTCTCGTTGTAAGGGATAATAAACTTATCACAAATGCCTTTACCTAGAGTAGATCTTACAAATGACTTAAACGTAGATAAATCAGCTTCTCCTAAATTATCTAGATCTGCTAAACACTCTTTGTATTCTTCTTCAGGTAATTGATCGATGTTAAATTGAAAAGGAAAATCTATAATAGTACCTTTATAATCTATGTCTGTTATCTTGGTGACCTGAAGCATTTCAGATTCCATATTTTCTAAGACATAATCTTTAATTTCAGGATTATTAAAATGAAAAAAATGACCTGAATAATCCCATGTATAATCTCCTCTAATAGTGGTTTTACAATAACCACCAGGTATAGAGTCTTTTTCTAAAATTAAATAGTCTGGATGAGATAGGAAGGAGGCAGCTGAAAGTCCAGTTATGCCTCCTCCTATAATTAAAGTCTTAGTTTCCATTTAACTTATCAGTAAAATGTTGAAGGTTTGAATTTAGTCTTTTTTGTTGAGGTTCAAATTCAGGATCATTAATAATTTGTTTTAAATAATTAAATCCTTCTTCAAGTCTATTAGTCCAAAAACAAGCTACAGATAATTCATCATTAATGTATTTACCGTAGCAATACTGGTTAATGAATAAAACATATTTACTTTTAATATTAGCTATATTATTACGAGTAGCTTGTTTTAGATATTTGTAAGCTAACTCATGTTGTCCTTTTTGGTTTAAATATCTTCCCAAATGAACACATGGTTCAGATCTATCAGGGAATATTGCTATAGCTTTATCCATTTCAGCTATAATCTCATTTAAATCTGCTCCTAGAGCCATTAGACATTGAGATACTCTCATTTGGGCTTCAAATGCCTCTTCAATCCAAGTATCTTTTACTTTAAGATATAAACGATTCCATTTTAAACCTTCATCATACATTCCATAATCCATATAGCTTTGAGCTGTATAAAATATAGAGCGATTGTTTAACCCGTCTGGATCTGAAATTAGAGTATCCCAGAATTGTTTTTGCAGACGTTCAGCATCATATAGATATTTTTTAGGATCAAATGCTCTTGAACCAATACCTTCACCTGAAATGTAATACCCGTAATGGGATAAATCTCCACTATTGTATGATGGGATTTCAAGTGCTTTAATAGTAGTATGAGCTACACCACAAAATTTCCAAGTATAATTACCCTTAAATAAAATCAAAGCTTTCCATTCAGCACTACCTCTTCTAACTGGGATGTGATAAGCGTCTTTTCCTGATTCTTCTAGGGAAAATTTAAATTCTCCTACTAGCTGGTCATCAGCATCTAAGTGCATAATGTAATCTGCTTTGTCTTTAGCTCTTTGAATCATCAAAGTTTTATTATAGTCAAAGCCTACCCATTCATCTTGATAAAGTTTTCCAGGAATACCTTTTTCTTTAAAGAATTTTTTAACTATAGAAATAGTTTTATCTGTGGAACCTGTATCACATACGATCCAATGATCAATGTAAGGGGCAACTGATTTTAGGGTTTCTAAAATACAGTGTTCTTCGTTTTTGCACATTGTAGCAAAAACAATAGTAGGTCTATTTTTATTCATATATATAGTTTAAAACTTGTTCTTCTTCAAAATATTTTCTTATAGGGGCACTATTTTGGAATTTTTGAGAACGCCCTAATTCATTGTCCCAATTCCAATCTTGTTTACCTAATAATAATATACGATCATGGATTTGCTTATCATAGTGATCTCGTATAAGTCTTGCTCTTCTGTTAATATCTTTAGCGTTATTATCTACTGTGCTATTACCATTATTCCATTGTAAATAAAGCATCTTTTTAACATGGATCATTTTAGTATGTAAAAATGTTCTAACTATAAGTTCATAATCATCAGCTACAGGGAAATATTTACTATGACCTCCTATTTGGTTATAAACGTCTTTACGCCACATTCTTACATGGTTCGGCATACTTATGTTAAAACGGATGGACAGCGGGTTAATATCGGGATAATGGTGGTTTAAATACATTTTACTGTCGGCCTCAACCCAAGTATGCCCAGCATAACCAAAATCAAAATAATTGTCTTCTCTAGCGTACCAATTACCTGACCAATCATGATCGTAATGTCTCATTTGACCATCTTCATATAACTCACAAACGTCACTATAGATAAAACCTGCGTCTGGGAATTGTAAAGATGCGTTATTGCATTCTTCTAGGCATGTACTGATTAAAGTATCGTCATGGTCTAATTCAACTAACCAAGTACCATTACACAAAGAAGCTACTCGGTTTTTAGCTAAACCTACATTACCTCCTGTTAAAGGGTATAGTTTATGAGGTTTAACTCTAAAGTCAGTTTTAGCTAAATCTTGTAAAATATCCCAAGTTATATCATCAGGTGAATCATCTAATACAACCCACTCCCAATCTGTGAATGTTTGATTTTTTAAACTTTCATAAGTTCTTAAAATACGCTCATTGGTTTTATAGGTAGGGGTAAATACTGAGAATACAGGTTGTGTGTTAGTACTGTTTCTAAAGGTAGATTGACACACAATATCATTAGCTAAAATATTATCAGCTGGGTATTGGGAGTATTTAAAAGATCTAGCTTGTAAAAATTTATGGGGTATGTTAATATTTTCCTGAGTATGGATGATTAGATCAGGTTTATAGAGAGCAAAGTCACTCTCTACATTACCTGTATAGGGTAATGAATATACTATAACTTTTTCTTCTAAATTTTCTTGGAAATAAACATCTGAGATAAGTTCAAAGGTACCTTGTTTATACCAATTATAGAGAATAGCTGTAGGTTTTTTTACAACTAACATAAATTAAAGTTCAGTGTCAAAGAAAAATGTTTGGAATAATCTACTATCATATAAATCTTGACCAAAGTAATCCATAGACATATGGAAGTGATCTCCACGATATAAAACTAAACGATTGTATTTATTTCCTAACCTATCTACTAATTCCCATTTAGTCATATCTTGAGAATCTCTATTAATTAGAGCTAATAATTCAAGATCATAACTGCCATCTTCTTTTCTAGGAGCCATAGATAAACCAGTTAGTTTATGCTTATATAAAGCTGTACCAGCACTTAAAGGAGCATCTGGGGTTAAATAACATACACCTGCCCACTTAGTGGTTTGATCAGCATGAATCCAAGAACGATCACGTGATGTAGTATATTGAAATGCTCCAGTATATTGTTCTTCTGACCAATAAGTTACTTTTCCGTAATGTGGGAATACTATATTTTCAATAGTTTCTTTCATAGAATCATTTAGGAATGGATTTGTTCTATTACCTGGGTAATTTCCTTTAATTCCAAAATCTTGTTGCAAGGCGAATTTTCTTAATTCGTCTACATCACTATAGAAATCATCAATTATAAAAGCTGATATTTGCATGTTAAGATTATTTATAATGTTCGCCACCTACCCATAAAACTAAACTTTTTCTAGTACCTTTAGTAATTGGGGTTACTCGGTGCATTGAAAAGCTTGGGAATAAAACTGTTAAACCTTTATTTTTTGGAATTTGTATTATACTACCTCCATACCATAGTTCTAAATCTCCACCTTCATATTCACTAGGATCTGAAAGTTGAATTGTAATAGAGACTTTTCTATGGCTAATTGAACCAGGACCAATATCCATATGCCAATCATAATGACCACCACCTTCAGAATATTCAGTGTATTGAATTGAATCTATTACTGAGTAGAGGTTAAAATTCCACATAGTATTATTAGCTTCAACAACCATGTTAATGATTTTATCATAAAGCCATTGACTGTCATCATTTGGGTGAATCCATTTAATTTTACTTTTTCTAACAGATTCTACAATTTCATCATTACCTACAATAGTTCCTTTAGTGTAAGGATAAGTAGCGGCTAATTTATATAGATTTGTTAGATCTTCTGAGTTTAGACCTTCTTGGTACCAATAATAATTAGTTTGATTGATATTGGTGGGTACTGGGAAAACTGGTTTTAATTCCATTTTAAGTTCTATCTATAGTGGTAATTATTTCCTTAAAGTTAAATATTTCTTCTGCATCATCATAGGGACATTGATCCATAGAACCATCAAATGAATAATCGAATAAATATGAATTATATAGTTTTGGTTTTCTCTTAGGTGGTAAAGCTACCATATTACTATGAGTATCATAACCAAACAATTTAGGAGAAGTACCTATCCATAACACTGTAGATTTTAAACCTATTCCAGCAGCAGCATGTTGTAAACAAGAATCAATTAATACTCTTTTTTCAGACACTGCTAAAAGAGAGATAAGTTCAGTATTAGTTATCTTATCAAATATACCTACAGCACCTGGAATTACTTGGGATTCATTTCTACAAACCTGATAGATATGGTAATTAGGGAGATAATGATTTATTATCTGTAGAGCTATGTAGGGAGGCATATCTCTGGTCCAACTATATGGTTTAGTATCTTCTAGAGGTCCCCCATTAGTTTGAATAACCATTATAGGTTTATCTTGTCTCCAAATATTAGGTACTCTCCTTTGAACTAAATTAAACCTTATTACTGGTTTTTGATTTTTATATTCTAAATCTAGTATTTGACACCAACTTTCTATAATATGTTGTTGTTTAGAAATGTGACCATTTTGAAAATATCCTTCCTGTTTAAAAACTAGTGTATCTTTATCTTCAATATAATTTTGATAAAAGTAAGGGGTATTTCCTACTGGGTATACTCTTTCTATTTCTTCAAAATTTATGAAAACTTCAGGGTAGGAAGCTACCATAATTAGTTTTCTGTCTGAATATTTTTCTTTGATTGAGGAGATTAAAGCTGTAGCAGCTATGTTTTTACCTAATCCTCCTTCAATATGCCAAACTAAATATTTATCTTTTGTTTGATAACCTACTTTCATATTTTGTATTCAAAAGCTTCATAAAACCATTGATAATTGTCTGTAATTAATTGACAACCTGATGGACCTAATATTTCTCTAAAGTCTTCTTTAACAGGGGCAACTTTATTTTTAATAACATGATCTCCAAATACTCCCCAAATTTTATCATCTTCATGGGTAATTTGTTCTACATTATTAAAATCATGTTTGTAATAAGGTAGTTCTAGATATTCATAGATACGTCTTAGTTCTTTATCTGGATTGGTTGTTAAATTTTCAAATTTGATGAAAAGAACATTTTCGTGAATACCTTCTAATAATACTTGATAAAGACGATCCATAGTAGGACCAATGGGTACTGTATTAGACCAATGGATTATTCTTTTATCTGTAGTAGTTCCTGTAAGATTTCCCCAGTTAGCAACTCCTGTGTCGAGTTGTGGGTTAGCTCTATATTTTTTCTCTAGAGAAGCATAAACTGCTCTAGGGTCTCTAATCATAGAGATTATTTTAGGATTTTCTTCATAAAAGTTAATGAAATTATATTCACTAACCCACCCTCTACATTTATCTATTGCATAAGGTCTATCAGTGATATTATTAAAATACCCATAAATAGCTCCTTTACAATAACCTTTCCAGGCTTTTTCCATTAGTTCAGCATCTTGTGCTTTAACTTCAGGACTATTTGAATATGTTGCTCTAGAATTATAGAGAAACTCAAATACCCCTGATGTAGGGGTAACATATAGATCGGGATTTTGACCTAAAATATTCTGAATGAGTGTAGAACCTGCTCTAGGCATAGAGCTGTTATACATAACTTTTTTTACCATAATTTTACCCTGTATATTCTTCTCCAGCTACAATAGCGTCGTTGATTGTTGTGAATTGATCAATATTTAAAGCATTAGTGAACCATGTTTGAGACATAAGTCTTTTAAGATGGCTTATGTTTCTAACAACTTGGGTTTTTCTTTCAAAGATATTTTCACTAGCTAATTTACTATTAGTAGGGTCAATTACACCTGTTACTAATTGATTAATTAGATTAGCAGCCGCGAGAGCATTAGTTATAGAAGTTGCGATTTTATCAGACATGTGATTATGTTTTTGATTAATATACGAAATAAAATATTAAATTCCAATTTTAAGTTTTAAAGCTTGTGTTCTTTCGTCTAATTCTTGAATAGCTTTTGTTAAAGGAGCTAAAAGAGAAGTATAAGCTAAACGATAAGCATCTTTGTCTTCATTATATTTTAAACCAGAAAAATCAGTAATATTTAATTCTTCAAGGGCTTGTTTAAGTTCTTGGGCTATAAAACCATATTCTTTCTTTTCAACAGCTAATGTTCCATCTTTTTGACCATATGTAAAATTACATTTATCAACATAATTTTTTCGGTTATCAAAATTAAACGATACAGGTCTTAGTTTTTTAATAAATTTTATTCCAGTGTTACATGTTAAAGGTTCAATGTCTGTTTTATCTCTAGCATCAGAGAAATATGACCAACCTCCCCAAACACAGTTATAAACATTATTATTAGAATTACCCCATACTACATGACAATTATCTGTAACTGAAACATCTGTTCCGATTATTATAACATTATCATATGTGTTAGTGTAACCAGCACATCGTCCTATTATTACATTATTTGTACCTGTAGTACCATTTCTATTTGCTCTATGACCTATAACAACCTCTCTATAACCTGAGTTACAGCTGCTTGCTTCAACACCTATAACTACAGCATTATCTCTTGGGTTATCTTTAGCAGCGCTTGAACCTAATATTACATTATTAATTTGAGATGATCCTGATTCAAATGCTGATGAACCTATGATTACGTTGTTACATCCAATAGTAGCACAGTTAAAAGCATTAAATCCCACAGCTACATTATAAATTCCACTACTAGGACTACCACTACAACCTTGCAATGCCCTAAAACCTGCGGCTGTGTTACCACTTCCGGTAACATATTGTCCTGCTAAAGCTCCAATAAAAGTACTTGGAGAATTGAGTTGGCCTGCTTTATATCCTATACCAGTAGAACCACCAGCGCATCTACCAAAGGCTGTTGTACTAACATAAGCTCCAAATCCTCTACCTAAACGTAGCCCATTAACTTCAGATTGTTGTAAAATTGCCATATTATCCTGCTAATGTTTCTAAGGTTTCTATTCTTTGAATGGTCTGTTGAATTGCCTTTACAAGTGGAGCTATCATATGAGCATATGTTATTCTATAAGCATCTTTATCCTCATTATATTTTAAAGCATCAAAATCAGTATTTAAATTATCTAATACTTCTTTCATTTGTTGAGCTATAAACCCATATGATTTTTTAGGACTTGTTAAGGTACCGTCTTTTTGACCATATTCAAACCCATATTTTTGAACGTAGTTTTCTCTATTATCCCAATTAAAAGAAACAGTATCTAAAGATCTAATAAAATCTAAACCTAATTTTTCATCTAAATCTTGTATATTAGTTTTATCTCTACAATCTGATATATCAGTCCATTCACAAGCGATACCATTATAAGTAATAGCGCTATTTCCCCAAGCTGTGTGACCTGTAGTTTTTGAGGGGCTACTACCATGTCCTATACCTATATGAAAGTTTGTAGTTGAAATACCTGATCCATTACAATATCCTACAAAAATATTACAAGCTCCGGTGGTAAGGTCTGGGGCGACTTGATGTCCTATAGCTATATTATTATTACTAGTAGCGTCTTTCATAGCTCTCCACCCAATTGCTACATTACAAGATCCCCCTGACATACCACAACCTGCGGCACATCCTATTATGACATTACACGTGCCAGTTGTTAAACTATTTCCAGCATTAAATCCTATAGCTGTGTTGCAATTTCCAGTAGTACAATAAGCCGCAAAAGCACCAATAGCTGTAAGATTATTACCTGTAGTCATACAATATCCAGCCTTATATCCTATAGCTGTGTTGCAGGTTCCTGTTGTATTGTTTCTTAATGCTCTAACACCAGCAGCAGTATTACGATTACCCGAAGTATTACATCTTAAAGCGTAGGATCCAATAGCTGTATTGCAATAACCTGTTGAGTTAGAAGTTAAAGTCTGTGAAACCCCTAAAGCTGTGTTGTTAATACAACCCCCACCTCCTCTCCAAGCACGAATATCGCACTGTGAGGGTGAGCTATTAACTACAATATTAATCTCATTAGCAAAACAAGCCATAATTAATTATTTAATTGAGTTTCTATTAAATCTAAATCATTATTAATTTCTTGTAAAGCTTTAGTTAAGCTTGCTAATAAATTAAGATAATTTAAACTGTATTGATCTATAAAAGTATCATGTGTTACAGCATCAAAATTTTCTCCTAAAGATTTAGCAGCAAATTCTATTTCTTGAGCTAAGAAACCATAATTAATTTGGTCTTGTTTTAAAGTACCATCTTTAATACCATATTCATACCCGCATTTTTCTACATATTTTTGTCTAAGATCCCATTTATATTTTACAGGATTTAATTTACGTAAAAAATTAAGACCTAAGTTATTTAGGGGCTGCACATTTGTTTTATCTCTACAATCCGATACATCTGTCCAGGCTGCATAAACACAGTTATAAACGTTATTATAGGCATTTCCTAAAACAGTTTGATCATTACACCCAAATCCATTTTGTTGTGAAGCACCATATCCTATAAGAATATTATTAACAGCACCCCCCATTGAATAACCTGCTTTATAACCAATTGCTATAGAACAATTACCACCACTATTATACCCTGCTCTACTTCCTATAACAATACTACAATTACCCCCATTTCTAGTGAGATGACCAATTGCTATTTTAGCGGTACCCGTAAAATAGCCTGCACAATAACCTACAGTTATAGAATTAGCATAAGCCTGTTTTCCAGAATTAGCACTTCCTATTGCTATATTACCAGTATGACATCCTGAATAAACACCTCCAACATTGGACCCAATGGAGGTGGTGTAAGCGTCAAGTCCTCTAGTATTATCTCCTAAACCTGTTCTATAACTAGTACTATTACCATCTAAACTACCTGCTCCGATAGCAGTGTTTTTTATTCCTGTTGTATTACTAGCTAAAGCAACAAATCCAATACCTGTATTACAACCACAACCTGTAGTATTACTTTGTAAAGATGATGAACCAAATGCTGTATTAAGTAAAGCATTAGAACATAAATTTAAACCATTAACTGTAGAATTTCGTAATTGAGCCATAATTAATTACCTTCTAATTTTTTCAAACGTTCATTTAGTTCTTTTACAGCTTCTACTAGAATAGCAGTTATACGTTGATATTGTAAACTGTCAATTTCTCCATCTTTTAATACAATTAATTCTGGGTAGGTTTCAAAAATTTCATCGGCTATAAAACCAATTTGTCGAGCATTGTCTTCTTTACGGGTAAAGTATACACCTTGCATCCCACGTAAACCTTCCAATGAACTAGTAATTGGGGTAATATCTTTTTTATATTTTAAGGCTGAAGATTCGGTTAGGGCGTTTACAGTTAACGTAGTTCCATCAAATGTCATGTTAGCACTACCTGCAGCTACGTTGGAGGCGTCTTTATAGACTACTTGGTTAGCTGAACCTGCTACAGGACCTGTAGCACCTTGGGCACCTTGGGCACCAGTAGGACCTGCGGGACCTTGTGGACCAGTTGCACCTTGTGCACCTGTTGGGCCAGGACCTCCTGTAGCACCTTGAGCACCTGTAGGGCCAGGACCACCAGTTGCACCTTGAGCGCCTTGTGGACCAGTTGCACCTTGAGCACCTGTAGGACCAGGGGCACCTTGTGGACCTGTTGCACCTTGTGCTCCTGTTGGGCCAGGAGCACCTTGGGGGCCGGTTGCACCTTGAGCACCAGTTGGTCCTGGAGGGCCTATTGGACCTGCTGCTCCTTGAGCGCCTGTTGGGCCTGTTGGTCCTGGAGCGCCTTGTGCACCAGTTGCTCCTTGAGGACCTACTGCTCCTTGAGCGCCTGTTGGGCCTGTTGGTCCTGTAGCTCCTTGAGCACCCGTTGCTCCTTGAGGACCTACTGCTCCTTGAGCACCTGTAGCACCTTGTGGACCAGTAGCACCTTGAGCACCAGTTGCACCCTGTGGACCTTGTGGGCCAGTAGCACCTTGAGCACCGGTTGCACCTTGAGCACCTGTAGCACCTTGTGGGCCTTGAGGACCTACTGCTCCTTGAGCTCCAGTTGGACCTGTTGGTCCTGTAGCTCCTTGAGCACCTTGTGGACCTGTTGGTCCTGTAGCTCCTTGAGCACCTGTTGGACCTTGTGGACCGGTTGCACCTTGGGCACCTGTCGCACCTTGTGCACCTTGTGGACCTGCAATAGTATTAAATGATACTTTTTTAGTTGAAGTATTATAGGTAAGAGCTACAGTTTCACTATCATTAGTTAGGTTATCCATGAATACTTGTGAACCTGAAACTCTTAAAGCTTCAGCACCATAAGTACCCATTAATACTCTATTATCAGAGAATACCTCTAAGATTGGTAAACCTGAAATATTATTAACTGAGAATAATGAACCTGATAGACTATCAGTTACAGTAAATAATCTACCTACTGAACCATCAACTGAGAATATGGTTGAGCCTGAACCTGATACTGAAAGATAACTGCCGTTGAATCTTAAGTTAGATTCACCATTTACAGTATTAGCTGTACCAGTAGCTGTAATTAGGTAATTATCAACATTATTGTTTATGGTAGCGAATGCTCCTTGCGCACCCTGTGCTCCTTGTGGACCTGTAGCACCTTGAGCGCCTTGAGGACCCTGGGGGCCAGTTGGACCTTGAGCGCCTTGGGAACCTTGAGGACCAGTTGGGCCTATATCACCTTGAGCTCCTGTTGCACCTTGAGCACCAGTTGCACCTTGTGCACCTGCGGCTCCTTGAGCACCTTGTGGTCCTTGTGGACCTACTGCTCCTTGAGCACCTGTTGGACCTTGTGGGCCAGTTGCACCTTGGGCACCTGTCGCACCTTGTGGTCCTGTTGCGCCTTGAGCACCAGTTGCACCTTGTGCACCTTGTGGGCCAGTTGGACCTACTGCACCTTGAGCGCCTGTTGCACCTTGGGCTCCTTGAGGACCTGTTGGACCTGCTGGGCCGGTAGCTCCTTGTGCACCTTGTGGACCTGTTGCACCTTGTGCTCCAGTTGGACCTGTTGCACCTTGAGCACCTGTTGCGCCTTGAGCTCCTGTTGGACCTACAGCGCCTTGAGCACCTGTTGGACCTTGAGGACCTACTGCACCTTGTGCGCCAGTTGCACCTTGAGGACCTGTAGCACCCTGTGCACCTTGAGGACCAGTAGCACCTTGTGCACCTGTGTCTCCTTGTGCGCCTTGAGGACCAGTTGGACCTGTAGCGCCTTGTGCACCTGTTGCGCCTTGTGCACCTGTAGCGCCTTGTGCACCTTGTGGGCCTGTAGGCCCAGTTGCGCCTTGTGCGCCAGTATCACCTTGTGCACCCTGTGGGCCAGTAGCACCTTGGGCTCCAGTTGCACCTTGTGCACCTTGAGGACCTACAGCACCTTGTGCTCCTTGTGGACCTGTTGCCCCTTGAGCACCAGTTGCGCCTTGAGCTCCAGTTGGGCCTGTTGCTCCTTGAGCGCCTTGTGGACCTGTATCACCCTGTGCACCTTGAGGACCGGTTGCACCTTGAGCTCCAGTTGCGCCTTGTGCACCGGTTGCACCCTGGGCACCTGTATCACCTTTATCACCTGTGGTTACAAATGATACTGTTATATCTTCTAGATTGGTAAATGGAGATGTAGCTGAAGATGCTTGGTTTGTAATATCAATAGTCCACCAACCTGTATTATCTGTTAGATTTGAGATCTGGAATAAAAGATATTGGGTAGCATCTGTACGATTAGCCATTCTAACATAACCTTTAATTGCTGAGGTTACGTTGTCTATAGTTTGCATGAATGTGGAAATGTCATTTCCAAAATCATCCAAATCATCAATATACATCTGTGTAGATGTATTTTCGTTAGCTTGGTTTAATCTAACTTTACCTGTTCCAGGATCACCTGCAGTAGTAGAAGAATCAAAAGTATAGTCGAAAGTGGCACCACCAAAAGAACCATCTGCACCTTGTGCTCCTGTAGCACCTTGTGCGCCTTGTGCACCTACTGCTCCTTGAGCACCTGTAGCGCCTTGTGCACCAGTAGCGCCTTGTGCACCAGTTGGGCCTGTAGGTCCTTGAGCACCTTGTGGGCCAGTAGCACCTTGTGCTCCTGTAGCACCTTGAGCACCAGTTGGTCCTGTAGGTCCTTGAGCACCTTGAGGACCTGTTGCACCTTGGGCACCTGTGTCTCCTTGAGCGCCTTGTGGGCCAGTAGCACCTTGTGCACCTTGAGCACCTGTATCACCTTGGGCTCCAGTTGGACCAGTAGCACCTTGAGCACCAGTATCACCTTGTGCACCTTGAGCACCAGTATCGCCTTGAGCACCTTGTGGACCTGTAGGTCCTTGTGCACCTGTTGCACCTTGAGCGCCAGTTGCTCCCTGTGCTCCTGTAGCACCTTGTGCGCCTTGAGCACCTTGAGGACCAGTTGCACCTTGAGCACCTTGTGAGCCTGTGTCTCCTTGTGCGCCTGTATCTCCTTGAGCACCTATTGCACCCTGAGCGCCTGTTGCACCTTGGGCACCTTGTGGACCTGTAGGGCCTTGAGCACCTTGTGGGCCAATAGCACCTTGTGCACCTGTATCGCCTTGTGCACCTTGAGGACCTACTACACCTTGTGCTCCTTGAGCACCTGTGTCGCCTTGTGCACCTTGTGGGCCAGTAGGTCCTTGTGCACCTGTTGCACCTTGGGCACCTTGAGCGCCTTGAGGACCAGTAGCACCTTGGGCACCTGTAGCACCCTGTGCTCCAGTTGGACCAGTAGCACCTTGTGCACCTTGAGCACCTTGGGCACCTGATATACCTGAAACTGTTATTATATTACCACCTGAGTCTGTTGCTAAAAAAGTTGCGGCTGTTCCTGGGAATGATGATGGGCTAGTATATGCAGGTAAGCTCATTTGCAAGGTATGCATATTCCAACTAGCAACTTCACCAGTACTACCAGCATTTGTACCTTTAAGTATTCTGAGTCTGTTTTGGTAGAGGTCGATAAACGAAGCAGATGTATATGTTCCACCTGAGGCATTAAAACCTAGCTGTCCTCCTTCTCCTCCTGTATCTCTAGCTCCTAAAGTTAAAGTGTTTTCACTAGCTCCTAAAGAACTGGTTCCAATTGCTGCTGAGCCTGTTATAATTAAATTTTGGTTTAATGTATTAACATAAGAAGCAGTAGTAGCAAATGATGCACTTGTAACTAATAAAGAAGCAGTTGAAACTGCTTGAGGTACACTATTTAAATCTCCTACCCAAGTATATCCTGGTTGAACATTTGGTAGATCATTATACCATGAAGGGCCTTGGATTACACCAGAGCCATTCACTGCTGATTTTTCAACGTTACCTAATTTTTGTATGAGAGCAGATCCTGTTGGTTTTACGTTGGTATAACCACCTCCTACTGCAACAAATACATCATCACCAGCTGCAAAAGCAGATGTATTTACACCATTAATATAACCGTATATATACACTCCTCCTTCATCACCTGCTGTTATAGTTTCAGCTAGTACACCACCAGCAGGCATTAAGTTAGGATTACCAGCATCAGCTGGGATTACTCCTACTAAGTTACCCATAGTACCTGAGCCTGTAAAATATACAGGGGTACCTTTAGGGAGAGGAGATGCGGTAACGTTTTTACCTTGAATGATAAGATCTTGAGCTGATTCAGCTATGTTAGGTACCCATTCAATGCCGGTACCTGTTGATAAAATTATCTGCCCAGCAACACCTGGATTTCCTGTATAGTCTATTAAAGAGCCGCTTAATGAAAGGCTACCTGTAATGGTTACATTTGTTGTAACATCTAAAGAGTTTAGGGCAGCATCTGACCCTGATAGTATGACTTTTTTCCAACTTGGCATATTTCAATTTTATTATGGTTGGTTACAGGTAGCGCCTGTCCACTTCTCTTGCGAGCCAATAATATGTCAATAAATATGGATAAAGATACTATTGATTTGTTATATCGGCAAGTTCTTTGTCGCGTTTTTGTATTTCTTTTTGTAAAGCTATTTCTACTTTATCTTGTAAAGCAACCATTTTTCTTGCGCTTGCTCCTGTAATTGTTAGGAGGTCAAGTCCTTGTCTTATAACTGATAATTCTTCTATTGAAAACATTTTCCTCATTTATTAATTTTAGTGTAATGATCCTGAAGTTTATAAACTGTCTTATAAACTATTTCAATCATATCTCCTTTAAATGTAGAATTTTTAACTATTGTTAAAAGAAATTCTATTTCTTGCTTTGAAAGCTCTACTCCTTTATTTGAAACAGAAGACCCTCCAGGTATTTCTCCTGAAGGGGTCTGTACATTATTGGCTGTGAAACCCATAAATAATCTTTTTAAATATTTTAACAAAACTAATTTAATATATTATTAGGAATAAATCCAGATATTTTCGTCTGTACCTACAAATATGTTACCAGCAGCATCATATCTAGCAGGAGCAGTATTTGGATCAGTACCAGCACCTACTACTACAGCAGCCATAAATGCATCTGGGGCTATTGTTGATGTTGAACCATCAAATGATCCTGTAACTCCCCAACGAACTGCTGCTAAATCAAAAGCAAATGCTTCACCAATTCCTTGAGTACCTTGTTGTACTACAATACCACCATCACCTCCTGTATTAGAGCCTGAGGCTAATAGAATGAAACGGTCAGCTACATCTAAGTTAGTAGTGTTTTGGAATGAAGCAGTACCTAATACTGTTAAGTTACGGTTAACTGTTAAGTCTTGAGTGATTATTACATCATCAGGTAAACCAATAGTTAAAGTTTGGTTAACAGCTGATGTTTCAATTTCATTAGCTGTTCCAGCAATTGTAAAGGCTTGAGTCTTTAATGCTACGGTACCATTACCTGTTGAACCTGAGAAATTAAGATTAGAAACAACTCCAGTTAAACCTGAACCATCACCTTGGAATGAACCACTAAATGAGCCTGAAAGATTTGAAGAGGCACCTGTTAATTGAATAGATGTAGTACCTGTAATTGTGGTGCCATTATCTGTAAGACTAGAATTAACAAATTTACCATCAGTTGAATCCCATTTAGTAATAGCATTACTAGATAATTGAGCTGCACCTGAAACTGCTACAGTTTGAGCTGTTAAACCATTATAAGAGAAAGGTACAATACCTGTTCCTTGGCTAATAGAGTTAGGGTTAGTAGCTACAACTCCAGTTAAACCTGAGCCATTACCTTGGAATGAACCAGAGAAGGAACCGGAAAAGCCAGCAGCTTGAACTTGAGAAGATCCTAAGTTTAAAGTAGTACCATTATAGGTAAGGCCACTATTTTCAAGAGCTCCGCCTGCCCCAGCTATTACTAAATTATCATTAGTTAGTACGGAAGAGGTTACTGATGTAAATTCACCAGCTGATCCACTAACTATGACTTTTTTCCATGATGCCATATCTTTCTTTGGTTTTTATTGTTAAGTTCTAGTCTGTTATAAATATGTTATTTTTAAGCAAAACCAAGAAAAAATTCATTAGATGAGGAATAAAAAAAGCCACCACTAACTGCTGTAGGTGGGGTATTTAATTTACCTAAAACTACGGCCCCTTCATTATTAACTCGAAACTTGTTTGGATCTCCATTACCATTATTTAATTTAACTAAAAATGGTCCTTCTAATTGTAAAGATCCAGTAATAATAGCTGAGCCTGTATATGGAAAAGGATCAGAAGTAGTTTCAACTGTAAATGTATCACCATTACCTCTAGTAAAAACAATCCCTCCTCCACCTGGTTCTTCAACAGCATTTATTAGAAAAGACCCAGTATCACCACCCCCACCACTTGTTTGGTAAGTACCAACTGAAACTTGGTCTAAAAATCTAACATTGCTTGCCATTACTTATAAATATGTGTATTTAATAATTAAGGATTTTGAAGAGATTGTATTGTTGCGTTTGCGGCTGCAAGTTGAGATTGTAAATTAGTTATTTCTTCTAATAAAGCTTCATATTCGATGTTAGGTGTAAAATTAACACTTGAACCTCTACCTCTCCCTTGTTGAGCTATGTATTTATCTGCTCCTAAAGTTCTAACATTATTGGCATTAAATCTTCCTGAACCATCATCTACTATTGGGGTATTAGGGTCAAATACTAATGGGTCATTGGTAGTTTCTAAAGAGAATATTAATTTAGCCTTATTACGATATTTTTGTAAAGAAGATACATTGTTTTGTAAAGTATTAGGAATAACATACCCATATAATTTTATATCAAATGTACTTTTAACTATTCTAATATTGTCTTGTGGTAATTCAGTTACAGTATTAAATGAATCAATAGCTGCTTTAAATTGGTATCGTTGTGGGTTACCCCAATATGAATCTGAGGCGTAGTTAATGGCTTCTACTATACCATTTAATTGTTCAACATAGTAAGTGTAAACTACACATGAATAAGTTAATGTAACATAATCAGGTATAGTTACAGCATAAAATTGTTCTTCAGGAACACGATTAGTTAATACATTAAAGTTTGAATAGAAGTTTTTAGTATCATACTTCTTTTTCATTACCCCATATAAATTAGGATAATTACCATCTAGTTTATTACCTAAAGAACGGTTTTTTTCAATAGAATTTCTTTTAAACATGATAAGTGGGGCCATAATAGCACCATTCTTATCTTTATAGTATCCATCCTTTTGAGTAGATTTCCATCTTTCAGGTGAACCATATATTACAGGTACCTCAATTCTATTCCCATTTTGAATTACAAAAGGACGAATTACATTTTGGAAATAGTACATAATAGCTTCATCCAAATCTTGAAGGGTAACTGTAAAAGGTTTTACAGTATCATCTTCCCAACTATTTTGCAAAGAACGATTAGGCCCCGCAAAATTAGGATTAGCTAAGTTAGGATCTCCTAATAAAGAATTACTTGCTCCAGACAACTCATTACTAAGTTGTTGTTGTGTCTTAGGTACGGGTTTACGTGATTGAGCCATATTACATTCTTTCTAGGGTTATACCCACCTTATCTGCTGGTATATAAGCTGTTTGACAGATAATAGAAACATTATAACCAAACTCATCTAAACCTGGGTTCCATAAAGGTGATGGTAAAGGATAAGTAGCTCCGGCTGGGTTTGAAGGTTGAGGTGAATTAGGGTAATCTGGATCTTTACCAACAAAGTATTGAGCTGCATTAGTGTTTATGACCTCATAGTACGCAGTTTCATATAATATAACATCGCCAACTTGAGGTACTAAATTAGCACCATAGATAGTATCTTCGTTAAAATCTTTTAGTTTATTTAAAAGATCATCTCTTAAAAATCTAAATGTAGGTTTCCAGCTAAAGCTTACACCCATTTCATCTGTAGGGAATTCTTGGTCTGGTAGGTCAATTAGGGTATAAAGAAGAATAGGGCCATCATAAAATTTAGCCTCAGCTGCTTCCCCATACATGTTAAAATTAGTTTGAGTAAGTCTAAGTTTATAGAATGCAGCTTGTTGAGAAATAATGTTACCCATCAACTCTCGGTTGACGTATCTGAACATTGAAATATCTCTAGCTTGCCCAAATAATGCCATTATATACGTTTTAAACTATCTAAATTAAATTTAATAGATTTTACACCAGGTACTTTTAAGTCATTTTTTTCATAATCAGACTGTAAAATATCCTTTTTAAATTTTTCTATATCTTTTTTAGGTTCATTAGTTCTACTGACGAATTTAAGCTCAAATGTTGTAATTTCAGTGTCCTCTCTTTGAGGAATATCATCAGGGGTAGTGTTATTTACAATAGTTACTTTTCTTATACCTCTAATTTGATTTAAAATATCACTAATATTTTCTTCTTTAGAAGAAATTATAGTACCCTCAACTTGGTATGTGTTAAGAATCTCATTTAGTATGTCTTTTAATTGTATCATCCTATATAGATTGTCATTGGGACATTATTTAATTCAGATTTAGCAAATTCTGCTTCATCTCTTCTTCTTTCTAACATACTTCTTCTAGAAGTTTCATCAAAGTAAGCTCTTAATCTTTCAATTAAGGCGTCTTTAGAAGTTTGAGCAGAAGTTGTTAATGTATCTCCATTTAATGTTACTTCAGCTCCTGGGATAGGAATTTGTGAGTATTTGTTACGAACATATCCTAGCATTTCTTTACATAAAGCTAAAGTATATTCAAAAATCCATGCTCTACCTATTGAATTAATTTGTGAGTAAACTGGGTTAGCATATGGAGCGTTTGATACATTAGTAATAAGACCTGCTCCTAAATTACCACTTCCTGAGGTTAATGAATTTTCTAAACGTTCATTTTTAAGTAAATATTGGAACCAAAAATGGGTACCTGTATCAGCATCATTAGGGACTGGGAAGATTCTTAATTTATTATTAATAAGTTCAAAACTAAAAGATGACATTAAGATTGTATCAGCTAATTCTACTTGTTGGATCGCTGCTACATTATATGATAAGGGAGTAACAAACCAGTTAGAACCATAACCATAACCAGCTACACCTCCTAGGCCTCCAAAAAATCCACCAAAAGTACCTCCTATACCTATACCTCCTGCGAAATAATAATCCGCTGAGGCTGGTACACCTTGGTAAAATACTCGTTGAATTTCTAAATTACTTCCTGAAATTCCATGATCTTGTGCCCATTTATCTAAATCATAATCTTGAACTGAGCCTGTTAAAACTATTGAACCTGAGTACCAGTTAGTATTCCCTCCTACTCCTGCTTCCTCTCCATATTGTTCAGAGATACGAATAACATTACCCATGTTAGGGGTAATTTGAGTATTATTTAAAGGTGGGGTAGATATAGGTAAACCTTCAATGTTGAGCATATTTTCTCTAACTTGATAGGCGTATAATTCATTACCATAAACTGTAACCGCTTCTTCGAAAGCAGTCCAAAAGTTTAAATCTTGTAATTCTACATTTTCAATAGGGTAACCTAAACGTCTAGCACAAAAATTAGCTACTTTATTTGCGTCTGATTGGAATTGAGAGTCATTATCATAAAACCCAAATGCAGTAGGTGAACTACCAGTTGATGGAGTATTATAATATGAAGCTGATACGGCAGCAAATGAGGATGACCCAGGCCAAATAGGAATGTTCGCCATACGTTTTCGTTATAAATATGTAAGAACTCTTAGTTCTTCCTTCCGTTTGAACCTGAGGTATTTAAAGGTACACCTTGTTCTACAGCTTCCTCATAATATGAGATAAGGTCTTCTACAATTGGGTGTCTGTGGTTTGTCTTAAGAGAAATAGCACACAAGTCCTTTATCTTTTTAGCAGCAGTATATAAGAATCTAAAACCAGAATCGCGTTTTGATTTTAAATCTACTTGAGCATCATCTCCACAAATGATCATTTTGGAACGTAAACCAAGTCTGGTTACAATCATTTCCATTTGTTCATGTGTAACGTTTTGGGCTTCGTCTACTATTACAACTGAGTCGAGGAATGTTCTACCTCGCATAAATGATAAAGGTACTATCTCGATCTGCCCATTAGATATGAGTTGTTCCACTTTCATCTTGTCGTATAACGCATACATATTTTGGTATATCGGTTGCACCCACGGGTCCATTTTCTCACGTAAATCACCGGGAAGGAAACCTATTTCCTCTTTTGATACTGTAGGTCTTGTAATAATGACTTTTTCAGCTTCTTTCATAAATAGCTTCTCTAAGGCTATTTGACATGCTAAAAATGTTTTACCTGATCCGGCTGAACCGGCTAATAACGTAACTGTGTGTTGTAATATTTTTGCTTTAGCTTCTTTCTGTTCTGGGTTTAATTCTGTTTTAAACTTAATTGGGGTTTTGGGTTTGCGCTTTTCCTGGAAGATTGGATCTTCGTGATGGTGTGAAGCCATAAATTAATTAATAAGTGAAACAAATTATTATCGTGTATACATATAAAAAAAGAGCCCCGCTTTCGCGGGGCTCTCTATTACTATTCTATAGTATTTTTATATTAGATGCTTGTTAAGCCACTAACATAGATCTTACCATAGAATTCAGGGCGAAGCATCTTCTTAGCGTAACGAGTCAAGAGACCTTTTCTTGGAGTGAAGGTTTCTGGATCGTAGATAAGAGGAGTCATGATCAACGGAATGTAAGGAGCAAATACAGCACCTGCCTCTAGGAACTGAGTACCACGGAAGCCCATAAGAATAGTATTCTCATTCATGTATGGGTTCTTGTACACAGTGTAACGGCTATTCAATTGACCAGCTTTCTGTACACCAAATGCATATTCCATCTGAGCAGCATCACCGTTTGAAGTAGCGGCGTATCCTGGGATTGATTCAAGGATAGTTGCTACAGTTGGAGAACATACTAAGAAGTTAGCACCACCACGTAGGGTTAATTGGTGGATTCTATTAGAAAGTTTCTGCATCTTAGTACCAAGGGTTTGGAACCATTGGCCCTGAGTGTTGTAGTAACCACCATCAGATACTCCTAAAGTAGTGAATGCAGTACCAGAAGCATTGATGAATTGGTTAGAGATCGCAGACCAGTATTCTGTACCAGCAGCTGCATCTTCAATCAACATGTCTAAGATTTCAAGATCGATTTCAAGAGAGATGTACTCACTCATGATGTTTGTAACCTCAGCTTCAGCATCAAGAGCTTGGTAAGCATTCAAGTCTTGAGCGAATTCAGGTGTCCAAACTGCTTTTAGCTTCTTAGTCTTAGCTACAATAGCTTGAGATTGCATTTGGATGTTGATCTCTGGGATAACAATCTGTTCTGAGCTCTCAGCGTTAGGAACTGCGAATCGGTTTCCAGCTTCAAAATCACCTACGTTGTATGGAGACATTGTAGTAGCCTTGTTGTATTCTACAATGAATGAACCACTACCAGATACATTGTAAACTGCGCTAGCAGCAGAAGCAGTAACGTAGAAAGTGATTGTATTAGCAGTGTAATCGTAAGTTGTGAAAGCTGGTAAGTTAGTAGCTACAGATACATCACCAGCTGCATTAGAAGCTGAGTAGATTACGAAGCCACGAACTGCGTCTGGATCAAAGTTAGGTAACTGACCAGTTGAACCAGTAACTGTGATAGAGATGATTTGGTTTTGAACAATAGATTGTGATAAGCTAGAGTCAAAATTTACGTCAGCCCAAGTTGCTTGTACTACAGCAGTGCTAGCACCTGAAACAGCTACGATTGATTCAGAGAATTGGTTAGTTGAGTAAGTAAATCTACCAGCACCGTAAAGACCACCTGTACCTAATTGGTTAAGGTTGTTAGTGTTAGTAGAGAATGGGTACTGGGCAGAGCCAGTATTACCGTAAAGTGATCCGTTCTGAGTGAATGGATTCTTAGCAGTTCCGTACTGGAAGTCTAAGAAGAATACTAGACCAGAAGGAAGGTTCATTGGTTGAACAGAAACGAATTCCTTAGCAGCGATTTGGCCGAACACCTTACGTACTAATGGAAGAGCGATTCCAGCCCATTCAGCGCCTTGACCTACTGAGAAAGCACCGTAGCCTGTACCACCACCAACTGATGATTGTTCTACTACAAGTTGTTTTGCTTGGTTTTCTAGGATTAAAGACATGTTGTTCTTGTCAGTCTCTGAACGAAGACCTTCAAGAAGACCTGTCTTTTCCCACTTGGACGCTAAACGAGCAGCGTCAGACTGCATATTCTTCCAACCGGAAGCAGCAGACTCGAGAAGTTGTTGTACTTGTGACATTGTCTAAATTATTTTTTTAAGTTAATTATTTTTTAATTCCTGCAAGAATTTGCCATCTTGCAAATTGATCGTTTACCTCAAGAATTGGTTTCTTTGTTGGGGCCATTCCTGCTGCTTTAGAGGCCATACCTCTCATTGATTCAGTAACTGGGGATTTAGTTTCCTTAATTGTAGTTAATGTTTCGTAGATAAGTTTAGCATCTTTTACAGAAGCAGCTTTATCAAAAGCTTCCAATACCTTTACTTTTTGACTTTCAGTTAAATTCTTAGCTCTGAAAATCTTGTTTGTGTAAAGAAGTTTAGCGTTTAGAAGTTTTACTTCTGAAAGAGTTGAAGCGAGTTCTGCGATTTGATTTCTCATTTCTTCTACTTCTTTTTCTTCAAGTTTCTTACGGTAGTCAGTTTTACCTTCGGCTTCTGCTGAGTCTTTCTTAAGAGGGCCACGACCATGACCTTCTTTTTTCTTAGCGTAGGCTCCTTTGTCTTTTGACTCGTTGCCTTTACCACCTCCGTAATTCTTTCTTTCCATAATTTCCTCTTCTTTAGACTCTTCGTCTTCCATATCGATGTCGATTTCTTCTTCATCGCCTTCTTCCTCAAAGTTGTCACCGGCTTCTAATTCGCCAGCTGCAACCATATCGGCAATTACATCCTCGATTAAAGCTTTAAGATCTTCTTCTGACATGTCTTCAAGATCGATTTCTTCATCTCCCTCTCCACCTTCAACTTCTTCTTCAGAGTCCATTTCTATTTCTTCTTCAGCTTCGTTTAAGGTTTCTTCCATGCCTTTAGTTTTTTCCATTTCTTCATCGAGTTCGGCTAGGAGTTCTTCAAGATCCAATTCATCCATTTTGTCAGCTTCTTCCATTTTATCGTCGTAAGCTTCCTTCATTTTGTCTTCTTTGGCTTCTTTCATTCCATCCTCACCGTAGTTCTCATCAGTCATCTCTTCGTACATATCATCCTCTTCTTCAAGTTCCATTTCCTGCAATTTAGCGGCAAATTTCTCTTGTAAGTAAGGAGTAAATGCTTCCTCGAGAGCTGCTTTGGCATTAGCGATAGCTGCTTCTTTTACAGATTTAGCATCGGCAATAGCCTCCTTTAAAAGGTCTCTACTGTTTGACATTTTCCTCAAAATTTAGTTTGTGGGGTACGGTTATTATTCTTTGTGAACCGTAATAAGTGTTATACAAATCCCAATGTTATATAAAGGATAACATACTAGGGTCAGTGATACATATATAGGGATCTATTAAAAATTAAAGAGGAGAAAAAACCCCTACATTTCTGTAGGGGTTGACCCAAGGATACTATCCAAGGGGGGCATTCCTAAGGTAGCATCTTAGGTTATATTATAGGGCAAGTACCTTTAGCACATAAGATATCTGTTAGGATACCATTTACTTTACCATAAGAACTTGCTTTATATTCTTTTCCTTCATTTACTAAATGCATAAATGAACCTGGGTTTGAAGGGGTTGAGACAAAGTCCCAACATAGGAGTTCAAAATCGTCTTGTACTTCCATCATACCACCAGATGTAGGTTTTAATGAACCCATACCTCTTGATGATACACCTACCATTACATTATTATCAATAAGTGCTTTTAGAATATTGCCTGATACTGTCGGTAGAATTTCGATTTTACCCATGATATTATCACCGTCCCACCATAAGTCGCGAATGATATGGCAAACGTTTTTTAGGTTGATTATAGACGAATCTGGGTGGTCTAATTCACCTGTGGCTCTGTTTTCTTTAACCACGTTCATGTATTTGTCTATTTCACGTTGCCAAAGGTCTTTAGCGTAATATCTACCATTACCATTTTTAATTTCAGCTGAAGCTAAAATACCCTCAACAATAGGGTTACCAGCTGCGGATTTATATCCTTCAGTTAGTTGTGTAGGTACAACTTGGAATGGGAGGGTTTCAATAAGAACTTGTTTCATTACTTTTTCTTTGGCATGTCACCGTATCCACTAGCTTTGTATTTTCCTTTAACAGGCTCACCTTCACCTAATCCAGGAGCATCTTTTGTGTAGCCTATTCCTTTAACACCAAAAGCAGCGTTTTCTACATAATGTGAAGAATTTTTAGCTAAATTTTTTCTAACAATTTCTTTTAGCTCATCTACAGTTTTATCAACATTCTTAGGATCTTTCATTTCAGCGTAATATCCCTCTAAAAATTCTTCACCGTATAAGTTATCAATATCTTTATAGTTCTGATTATTGAATCCAGTTTCTCTTTGGTTATCTTCTACTTCTTTAGATAATTTAGTGTTAACAGATTTAGTATCATAAGCACCTGATGCTTTAGGGGCTCTAACTGGGGTTTCTTGTTCTGAGGCTTCGTTTACAAATGAGTTAAAAGCTTTAAATGGATCAAATGGACGACGACTTATAACACCTCCTCCTACAATCATTTCACTAATGATTCCTTTTTGTTTTAGGATAGTTGTAGCTTCACCATATGAGGCAAAGTTAGTAATATATTCAGGAAATAATCTACGAGCAGATTTTAAGAACATATCTTTATGTCCTTTACCTTCCTGTATTAGTGTGTATTGTTCTTGTAGGGTTTTCATTTGTCTCCTGTTAATAGTTCTTCAATATCATTTAAGTAACTTAAAATCAAGTCTGTTGGTTTAACAACAGCATATGATTCTGGTTTTTCATTATAATATGCTATAGTTTCGTCTTTAGCGTTATCTATAGCTGGGTATAAATTATTTAAGCGTTGAGTAATTTTATCAAAAGCAGCAATACGTTCCTCTTGGAATTGTTTTCTTCCTGGGTCTATTTCATTTACTGGTTTTGGTTTTAATTTATATTTGTACATGTTTATAAATATTATTTACCCCATAAATATTTAGTGTCTACTGCCTTGGATTGGGCAGCTAATTTCTTACTATTAACCGGTTTAAAACCAAAATTTTTAGTATAATAATTGTCTTTTACACCTGTGGCACCTGCTTTAGGTCCTTTACCTAATGAAGCACCTGGGTTGCCTTCACCTAATTTTTTCATTTTAGGAGCTAATTTATAGGCATACTTAGCTCCATATTGAGGACCTTGACCTACTTGGAATCCAGCAGCTCCAGCCCCACCACCTGTACCAGTCATTTCAAATAAGCCTTTAATAGTGCTATATTCAACTGGGTAGTTTTTTCTTAGGTGGGTTCTAATTTTATTTCTTAATTCTCTATATTCTTTAATATAGGCTAAAAATTCAGAGTCTTTTCTAATTTCTTCAGTTGTAGATATACCATTTAAAGTTTCTAAAGCTCTGTTTAGATCTTTTATTAGCATTTCAAAATCAGGAACATAAACTACATCAGACTCAAATTCTCCTTCTCCACCAGGAGTAGGTACAAGTTTAAATTTTTTACCACGAATTACTTCCTGGATTTTATTTGTTAGATTGTCCATTGGCTATTTTGAGTTCTTCTACTAATTCACAATATTGGAGTAGGTCAACTATGTTCTCGTTTTTGATTGGTTGTGTTTTTTCAACCTCAACGATAAGAGGTAAAACCTCAATTAGTTTAATTTGAACAGCCTTGTCTGTTATAGTTTTACTAATGTTAGCTAATTCTTCTTTAAGTTGTTGGATTCTATTGTTATAGAATGTTCTTAACTTAGGAGTTGAGTCAACTGAAGTGATAAATTCTTTAAGTACTTCTTTTTGTGACTCATATAAGCCTGAATACTTACCATTAAATTTCTCTAGTAAGATTTTATAAGTAAGAAGTCTTATGTCTTTATCATATGTTTGAAATTCTTGTAGGACTTCATCTTTTACTTTTTCCTCCTTAACTACTGGAGTGGATAGGTGTTCTAGAAGAGTAAACTTATTATCAATTAATTGAGTTGGGTTAACTGTATCAGTTGTATGTACAGCCTCAATTAAAGTATATAAAGCAGCAAATGGCTTATAACTAACTAATTTAGTTTTAAAAAATTCATCTAGATCATAATGTTCCTTAATCTCATTGATTAGGTTATATTTTTGTCTACGTAAAGATGATCTATTAAGTTTTTTAGATGACTCTAAAATAGTTTGTATTAAAATATTAGCTTTGGCTTCAGTAATTTTATTAGTTTTACTTAAAGTCTCATATAATTTTAATTCTTTACCTAATTCACTTTTTACAAAGTATTTTTTGATAATATTTAATGCAGGAGATTGTCCTCCATTAAGTGTATCTGCTGTTATTTGTCTAACAAGCAGTTCAAAGAGAATACCAGTATTTTTATATTTCGAATGTTTAATATTCATTCTATCTAGGATTTATTATAAATATATAAAGATATTTACTCAGTCAGATTAGACTCATCTAATAATGATTCTGCTGACTTATTTTTAGCGTAAACTATCTCTTTACTTAAGGATTCTAGTAAAGCTTTATTTTTATTTTTTTTATTTTCTAAAGCTAAAGGTGAGCCCCCCTTGTAATTAGGTGTACCATATTTTTCTTGGTCATCTACTTTATTATCTTGACGTCCAAGTCTATCTCTACCTAAAACATTTTGTTGAGTATTGATATTAGATGCTTTTTCTTTAGGTCTACCTAACTCTTTATCTTCATCATATCCATCAGGTACTTCACCATTTTCATATCTTCCTCTACCATATAGAGAGGCTAAGTCATGTGGTGTACCATATGAACGACCTGTTTCAACTGGGTCATTACCTTCTTCTGTAATTTGTTGAATCCTAAAGTTACGTTTAGCATCCTCAATTGCTAGGTCTCTATACTCATCATACTGATCTGAACTGAATTGGAAGATATTATCATAAATCCAATCTGAAGGAATAATTTTAGTGTCTAGCATATCTTTAGCTAGAGCTACTTTTTCCTTTAGAAGATTAATTTTTTCTTGTTCAGCAATAATTGAAGGAGTAGTTAGATTAAGTTCAAAGTTTGTTAAACTTTCTCCATCAAATCCTTGAGTGTAAAGGTGTACTAAAGCAATTTTATATAACTCAGATAATAAGATTCTTTGAATACGATCAATTGTACGAGCAAATCTAATATCTTCAGCTGCTAATGTTGCTTTACCTGTTAAGTCTTTTTCATAACCCATAAAGGCTTTAGGTACTTTAAGGGCAGCAAATAACTTATCTCTTAGGTAAGTTACGTCTTGGATACCATCGTAATCTAGACCTTTTGTAGTTTCAATCTTAGTAGCGGCATCATTTCCTCTTACCGGGATATAGAAATCCTCTAGTAAGTTTTGCATGTTATATTTTTGGTTATATTCACCTGTTTTTTCATCCATTAACGGAGTACGTTTCATGGTGCCTATAGTTTTTTGCATAAACTGCTCAACTTCAGCAGGCGGAATATTACCTACATTAACATAAAAAATACGTTTTTCTGGAGCGCGGGCAATTCTATGGATAAGCATTGCATCCTCCATTAACACATATTGTTTAAATAAACGACGTGCTGGTTCTAGATATGAACGACCATAAGGAAGATAGTTTACATCTGTTAATAAACGGAAGTGAGCTATCTCATAATTATCAAATACTATTTGATTTTCTAAAGGTTTAGTATTTGGTGTAGCATAGTAACCTGAACCACCAGTATAATATCCGTCAGGTGAATATAAGAATTGAACTTTGGCTGGGTTGGCCATGTCAAAGTTTTCACGTCTTTGAATGTGGTATGCGGTATAAGGGATTACATTATAAACACCAAATTTTTCAGCAATTTCTAGTTTTAAAAAGAAATCACCATACTTACACATTTGACGAGTCCAAGACCAAAGGTTGAACTCAATGTTAAGTACGTCATAGAATAAGTTATAAAGAATTTTTTGGATATCATCATCACTACTTCTAATTTGAAGTATTTCTCCCATATCATTCTTTAGAGTACATTCATCAGCTATAATATCAAGAGCAGAAGCTACAATTGCATCTGTATCCATTGTATCATAATCACTATATAAATAAGTTCTTAGATACTGATATTGCATATTAAACTGCTGACCTAAAAGAGAGGTAGCAGCTGGGTTGGTATAGATTTTTTGGAATCTATCAACTAATGAATTAGTTTGAAATTCACCACTAGTTTGAATTTTATCAGTGTCAACTACTTTAAGTTGACTGCCTCCTTCATTTCTGATGACTACATCAGTTGAAAAGAGTCTTTTTAATCTTGAAAAAATACTAGTATCAGCCATTGCTTAGTTTATTATCATAAATATTAAAGGAGCCAACGTAGATCCTCTTTTTGTTTTCCCATTTCTTGAATGTATGGGTTTTGAATTGAATTACCACTAAATACACCAGCTGTAGTATTTTTAGCCATGTTATTAAGAGCCGCTCTAGTCATGTCTAGACCTTGTTGTTGGAATTTAAGTGAGGTATCTCTTAAGAACATCCCAATACCAAATGACATTACTAAGTCATCATTATAACCGGATTGTGCTTCTGGTCTACCGTTTTTCCAAACAAATACTTTCATTTCTTCTAATAAACGTTTAGAGTTGATAGTGACACTTCTATCACCAACATATTCTCTAAATTTATTTACTACAAGTGGTCTTGTTTTCATTGACATGGTAAAACCTGGAGTTAAATTATTGCTGAATTCATATCTATTAAAATACGACTCAGCTGTTAATTGATCACTCTTAGGTGACAAATAGAAGTTCTGATAGCCTCTTTCTTGTATAGTCTCAATAGTAGCCCAACCAATAGAAGCATTTTCTACTACTAATAAAGCATTATTATATTCTGAAGCTAAACCAACAAGGAAATGTCCAAATTCTTTAGGGCTTAATTGTCCTTTATATTCAGCTACTTGTGTATTAGTAGCTATATCCATGACGTGAGCTGCTGAGAAGTCTTTACCATCACCTCTAGCTACGTCAGCCACTACCATATAATCTCTAGAGTAATCAGCTGGTTCCCAAACCCATAAGTTTTTATCAGCACCTCGTCTTTCTAGAGGTTCTTTAATAGTGGTTTGAGAGATAAATTCTAACCATTCAGAATAGAAAACAGTATCACCTGAGGTACTAAAGTCGCAGTCACATTCTTGTGCTGCTGCTCTAGGGTCACCTAGTAATTCATCTTGTTTTTTTCTCCATTCCTCATCCCTCTCCGGGTGGACATACCATGGTAATTTGATAGGTAAGAAGTCGTTCTCTGCTGCTTCCGCCCTCACCCATGTCTGGTGAAACCAGTTTCCAGTTCCATACGGTGTTGAAAGTACTATTGCTCCACCACCTGTGGCAAGTGTTTGTTGTGCTGATGCCCATGTTTCTGCTACGTTATCGATAAAGGCAGCTTCGTCAATTACCAGCAAAGATACTGCTTCTGAACGTGCTGCGTCACTATTTGATGATTTGGCTTTAATTTGTGATCCATTTGCTAGTCTTAAACTCAAACGGTTGTTTTCTATCTCTTTTACTTTAAGCCAGGAAGGTAAGTTATCATACATGAAACGAACCTTGGTAACCATGTTCTTGGCTGTCTCCTGAGTAGTTGCGAGACACAATACGTTTTTATCTTTATGGAAAGTCATTAACCATAAAGAATAACTAGCTGCTAGAGTTGAAATACCTAACTGGCGAGATTTTAAAACAATAGAGTAAGGATTATCTCTCCATAAATGGAGTACTTTTTCCTGGAATGGGAATAGATTAAAAGTGATCCTACCGCGTTGTGGGTGTTGGATGTAACAGTATTTACGCATAAAGTGTCCTGGGTCTTGGGCACATTTTATGTATTCCTGTTGGATTATTTTTCTTAAATCTTGATCACTCATAATATTATAACTGGAGCACTGTGAATAAAAGGACAGTACCACTGCCGAATCCTAGTAATGCACCATTCCAAAACTTAGCTCTTTTTGATTGTTTTAGAGCTTTTATTTCACTGTCTCTTAATTTAATTATTTCACCTAAATTAGTTATCTCAATATCTTTATTAGATATAAGATTATTTAAATTTAGAATTTCTTCTTGATGTAATTTTACTTTAGTTTCAGTAGCAAATAATTTTTCTTGACTATATTGAAGTTCAAGTTTACAATCATTATACTTGGTAATAGCACTTATAACTGTAGAACGAGGTACTGTAATTAAATCAGTTGAAGAGTTCTGTGAAAGCGCTGGAAAGCTCAGCGTCAGACATAGCATTAAGCTTAGCAGTGTTTTGTGCATTTTGTTTTTTTAATTTAACCAATTCAGCTTCTTTCTTAGCAATATCTTTATCAATCTCAGCTATTCTATTTTTAATACGAGTATTTAGAGCTAAAATAGAATCATTAGATGTATGTAATTTATTTATTTGTTGTTCATATTTTACTTCTTGTTCTTTAAGCATTTTGTAATATTCTTTTTTATAAGAATTACTTAAGAATAAGTATTGAAATATTATAAGCCCTAATAATAAAATTATTACTACTATCTGAGGATTTCTTCTAATCCAATCTAGTTTGATAATTTTATCTTTTTTTAGAAACAATTTTATCACGAGTAGCAATTAATTGTTTTCTCAAATCACTCTTAGTTCTAATATCATCCATAAAGGCTGCTTCTTCTTCTGAGTAGTTTTTAGTATTACCTTTAGCGGCAATTTCTTTTGCTTTAGGTAGTTTAGTTTCTAACTCACTACTAATAGCTTTTAATTGAGCTTCCACAGCGTCTAGGTCTGTAGTATTGATAGTGCTTATAGGTTGGACTGAACGAGCGGCTTTAACAGCTCTTTTAATAAGTGATTTACTAGGATCTTTACCTACTACTTTAACATCACCACTCATAGTATAAGCTAAAGCATCACTTGATTTAGTTGACCCTTTTGGACGACCTATTGGACGACCTATTGCTCCTTTTTCTTTTGGTTCTTTAGGTTCTCCAGGTTCAACTGGTTCAGATTTTTTAAGTCTAGCTGAGCTAATAAATGGGGCTAAGTCACCGTCTAAAACTTTTCTAGAATCTTGGTTGTTAAAGGTAGCTACACTTTTTATACCTAGTGAATTAGCTAGTTTCTCAAAGTTTACTTTTTCTTCATCTTTAAGTATTCTTAAAGCAAGTTGTAAATTCTTTTGTCCTGGATTATCTTTGATGGCTTTATCAATAGCAGCTTTTGCTTCTTCTTTATCTACATCATCTTTAATTTTGTAGAAGGCTGCAAATTCATTGAGTGAGGCTTCATTAGTAGGGACAACTACTTTTGTTCCTGGTTTAGCTGTTTTTAAGGCTTGAAGAGCACCTCTTTTAACATCACTTGATATTTTTGGGTCTCCTTTAATTCTATCTTCTTCACCTTGGGTTGTTGAAGCTATATATTCTGTTGCGCTAGCTTCTGTAAGCTCACTTACAATCATCTCACGGATAGAGCGCTTTAATTCAGATAATTTCATCTCTAATAAATTATGGTTTTCTTATAAATATTATAGAGAAAGTACCTCTTTTAATTGTTTGATACGTTTTTCAGTAGTTCCTGATATAATATGGAAGTTTTTAATACGGTGGTTGTTAGATTTGATAGTATGGTTAATTATAAAATCTATTAAGTCACGATATTCAAGGTTTGTTTCACGTACTCCATTATTTTCCATTTCTACTCCTTCAGGAGATACATAAAAAATGTAATCATATTCTGAGATAAGATGTTTAGCAAAATCTGTGAAGGCTTCTTTTTCTATATAATTCATAGATTTAGAAGCATTAGCGAATGCTATAACATCAATGATAGTGCGGTCTGTGATAATATTTTCTTGCATTAATTCACTAGCACGTTCAGCTAGAAATACACATTGACCCTTTAGTGTTGAGTCTGTGTTTAGAGGAATACCTAATTCCTTTAGATATTTTGAACGTTCTGTTCTAAAGGTATAATCTTTAAATTCAGGTAGTTCTTTTAAAGCATTTACAAGTGTAGTTTTACCTACAGACATAGTACCACAAAAACCTATTTTCATATTCTTCCGTAATTATCTTCTAATCTAACAATATCATCTTCACCAAAATAAGTTCCAGTTTGAACTTCTATAAATATACAATCTTCATCACTGGTATTCCAAATTCGATGTTTAGCTCCTTTAGGAATATAAATAGTTTCTCCAGCTTCTCGATCAAAGTCATAATCATCAATTGTAATATTTGCTTCACCTTGAATAATTACCCAACGTTCTGCTCTATATTCATGATATTGATATGAGAGTTTTTCTCCAGGTTTTACAACTATTTCTTTAACTTTACATATAGGGGTCTCATGTAATACTGTAAATTGACCCCAAGGACGTTTTTCAGTATATTTCATATTAAAACCGAGTTGTTCCTTTCATTGATGGATTTTTATACCAAGGTAAACCTTCACGGTTCTTACGAGCTTCTTCCCATTGTTCAAGAGTTAATTTTTGTCCATACAAATAATACTCTTTCTTTGATTTTTCAGCTTCATTAAGAGGTTCTACAGCTGGTCCATCCCAATTGTGCATTTTCCAAGCTGTTTGATCTTTTTCTTTGAATAGATAAATTTTACAACCATTAGATGTAATGGTTTTGTTTTCATAAACTCGGGGTTTACCGTACATAACTTGTTGTTTTTATTAATTATATCTAAATATAATAAATAGATCCTACTAAGCCAAGTCTGAAGTTTCAATATAGTCTAAGAAATCTTTAAATACTTGACCATTAACCTCGTTTTTGCTTGACTCCAATAGCATACCATAGATGTCACTTGACTCAGTTAGTAACTGGGTAAATTTACCTAAAGTAGCTTCACACATTAGGTTGTAGTGAGCATCATCACTATAATCATCTATGTCGTTTAGAAACAGACGAACATTCTCATTTAAATCTTTTGCTGATAGCTTCATGGATAAGGTTTTTAATGTATTTGATAGCTTCACCTAATTGACCATTTAACCATTTTAGACGTTCTCCGAATTTTTTATTGGCTAGAGGTGTTTCAACATTTTTCATCACACCAGTCAATGGTTTCATATATTCACTTCCTGTTAGAAAAGTAAAAGTGTCTTTTTCAGGATTAATTCCTTTAGCTCTCATTTGAGAAATTACTTTTTCTCCCCAGGCTGCTTTTTCATCTGCTTTCATATCCTTTAGAGTTAGATCATATGGTTCTAACTTTTGATCTAAAGGTACAAGATGATGCTTGGCAGATAAGATAAACATCTTGTCTGGTTTGAGTCTTTTACCATACTCTAATGTTTTACGGAACATCGGAGAGGCTGAGTATAACTCCTGGGCGGGAGCAGCATGGTCTGTTTTAGATTTAGTACAGCTTAGTAAGACAATATTGGCCATCTTTTTCGTTATAAATATTATGAACGAAGTGGATGTTCATGAAAGTCTGGGTATAAGTCTGGGTGATGGTAGTAATTAAGAATATCTTCAGTTACATAAATTGCTTGTGCACCTGAGACTGTGATACCACGAGCAGACAAAGCGTCTCCTACAAAGTGAACATTTGGGAACTTGGTTAGAGACAAGTTACGGTAGTTTACAAGGGGTTCAGGTGAAAGGTATTTCACCTCTGGGATGTAAATTCCCCAATCATCTTGAAGTGTTGGGAATACTTTTTTCATGTCCTCGATAAAGTCCATAATGTAAGTCCAATACTCACCCATTACATTTTCTACTCCACTTAAATTATCAATTTGGAAAGATGTAACATTGTTTCCTTCTGCTGTGGTTGAAGGAACTCGAGTTGGTGAGTAATACAAACCAGTACCATTGAATTGAAGTTTATTTACTACATCACGTGACCAAGTAAATGGATCTTCAATACCATTGATTTCCATCAAGATGCCAAAGTTGGTCATATCGTTTCGGTAACGCATATCTTTTTTAGCGTGACCATTGTAGGTGTGATTGCCATATGTTTCTTCTACAGCAACATAAGCCGCATTATTGTTTGTACAGAATGAGCGAAGTGAAACACCTTTATCTTCAAATTTGCGATACAACTTAAAGTCGTATGAAACATCAATTAGTTTCTGGAAGTGTTTTTGTGGGGCTTCAAAACGTACTCCGATTTGAACTGATTTAGGTTCGTCTGGGAGTTCATATTGTTGGGCGAGTTGTTGGGCGAAATCAATACCTGATTTACCTACACCAAAGATAAGTTCATCATAAAACATATTATCGTTATCCATATTTGCGAATTCAGGTTTAACTGATTTCATGATAACTTCGTTGTGTCTAAAATTAATGTTAGATACTTTAGTCTCCCAATGGAATTGTACACCTTTAGATACTAGGTAATCGTACCAATTCTTTCCAATTTCAGATAGATAATCTGTACCTACATGCCATACAGGAAATAAACGCAAACCAAAATATGGTTTGATAAAATCAGGTTCTGCTTCAGGATTTGAACATTGTACTTCCTCTGGTTTAGGATGGAAACGTTTAAAGTTAGTAATAACTTGATCCATCAATTGCATTGCTTTATCCTCACCACAATACTTAGACAATTGACCTCCAATTGCTGTGTGGTAAGTAAGTTTACCATCAGACCAACCACCTGCACCTAAGAAACCTGTCATTACTTCTTCAGGTTTGCGTTTGTATGGATCCTTACCCATATCAATGATTGTGATTAGTTCACCTGGGTAGCCGTTGTCTACGAGTTTAGTAGCAGCATTAACACCTGCTACACCCGCACCTACAATTACAATTTTCTTTTCCTTCATGTTTTTATTTCTTGTTACATATTAATATATAAAAAAAATATGGCGTCTCCAAATTTGGGGACGCCACAGCTGTCATAAGTTTTTTAAAGCGACTGGCTATGAATCAGTCTAGATGTATTTTGACTTTAAGTGGTCCTGTTCCTTTTATAGTTCGGTGCCACATATGTCGGGGTATAAATATAGGGCCTTTTACTTGAGATGGCAACTGATCGTCTAATTGGATTAACCAGTCTGTTTCTCCTAGAATCTCGATTGTTCTATCTTCATCATCTCTATGCCACATTAACTCTATTGGGTCAATGTTTTCGGTAAATTCTCGGATGATGTATTTGTCTGTAACTTCTATGTCAGTGTATGGGGTCATTTAAACTTTACTTCTATACTACCCCGATCTCTAGAAGTTATAGTTGCATTGGGGTAAGCATTTTTAATATACCTTGTATAGAGATTTAACCTAGATACATTTGTAGTTTCACCTTCTTTTTTGGCAGGGGTGAATGTTATAGTATCAATTTCGGGGTGATCTGATATATCTTTTTTTACTATAGAAGTTACAGTTGCCATAACTCTAAACAATTCACCTTTATTTGTTACAATATCATCTCGTTCCAAATCCGGTTCATCTTCATCTGAGACATAGAATCTTACTCCTAATACGTTAGTTGTATCCTCGTCATAGGAATCTAAATCATCATATTGTAATTCTACAGTATATGGATAATTTTCAGTATAAAACCCATAAACTCTCATACCAGCATAATCACCATAAAAATCAAATTTATATGGTTGAGAACTTGAGTCTCCTATTTCTTTTAATATGTCGGATAGTTTAATCATATCTAGATCAGTGTAGGGTCTCATAAACCTAAATCATCTTTAACAAAATAATGGGCTATTTCCCATGCTTGTTCAGGTGACATATTATATTGAAGTTCTAAAACTTTCATTATAGCTCTTTCTACATACTCATGTAGTATAACTCTTTTAAGTTCACTTAAGGGAGTTTTATCTGAAATAAATATTTCATCTTCAGGTATATGAGAGCTTTTTTTACCATAATGATGACTACCTAAATAAGTGTTCCATACAGGATATTTCCTACTTAAAATAGATGAATCAATTAAATATACTTTAATTCCATCTATAATAGTTAGTAGTTGTTTTTTATAGGGTTTCATACAATAGGACCACCTACAACCCAAGCATCACAGGTTCGGGCCGCGGCACATTTGAATTTTAAAAATCGGCAATATCCTAATTTACCAGCTTCTATAACATCAAATGGATCTTCTGTACCTTCATCATCACCTATTCCCTTAGCAATACAGTCTAATGTTTTTTCAGTAATGTCAAATGCTGCACAGTTACCACAGAGTGATGTTTTAGCTTCCTCTACAGAGTCAAGTTTCCACATATCAACTTTAGCTTGCCAGAATTTGTTATTTGGTTCATTTGGATTTAATGGACCATAACCATATTCATTGATTGCCTTTTGTCTGTTTTGAAGGTTAAGTTCAATGTTTTGAGTTGGAGCTGGACATTTATTTAGTTCAGCTTCACTTAGTATGTTGATTAGTTTTATCATTTTTCTCTAATAAGTAATTCACCTAATACCTCTAAACGTCCAACTTCACGTTGGAATTCTATTTGGGTCATTCCTAGTGATATTTTCTTTAGGGTTTGATCAAATTCTTTTTTAGCTGCTTCTTTGTCAAATTTACCTTCAGCTGCTTTTTTGTAATATGGAGCTTTTACTTTAAAGTGATGCCATGTTAGTAGAGATAAACCACCTTTTTCTTCAGCGTTTTCAGCAATTTTAGCTGCCCCTTTACCTCTTGTTACAGCAAAATCCTCAAATGATTCTTTTGCTTCTTGTAATATATCTAATAGATTAATCATATTGTAGGTATATGTTTCCTTTAACACCCGGTACCATTTGCCTAATTTCTTCTTCGGTATATTTTTCTGATAATGGTGTATCTACCAAAACCAAATTATGCCCAACTGATTTTAGGTTTCCAAGAGATTCAATTGGTGTTCTTCTTGAATCCAAAAAACCTCCAACTGATTGAAGGTTTCCAAGAGATTCGATTAGTGTTCCTCTCAAAAACAAATTACCTCCAACTGATGTTAAGTTTCCAAGAGATTCGATTTTTGTGTCTCTCAAATCCAAATAACCCCCGACTGAAGTTAAGTCTCCAAGAGATTCAATTGATGTGTATAGTAAATCCAAATCCCCACCCACTGATGTTAGGTTTCCAAGAGATTCAATTGGTGTTCCATACAAACCCAAATCACCACCAACTGATGTTAGGTTTCCAAGAGATTTAATTAGTGTGTCACCCAAATCCAAATTACCACCAACTGATGTTAGATTTCCAAGGGATTTAATTGGTGTACCATGTAAATTTAAATCACCTTTACTTCCATCCTTAATGTACTGTTGTATCTTTTTTTCAGTAGCTATTAAGTAGTTCTTTTGACGTTCTTCTTTAGAACGTCTTGGGACTAGAATCTTATTTTCACGTAATATGTCTAATAGCTTAATCATGATATGCCTATAATATTAGTAAAAGTATCAATATCTTTTTTACTAATCTGTTTATCCAAACCATCATATCCATCTATTTTACCATTAGGAAGAACTGCTAAAGCTGTTACTACTAGAGTTTTCCAGCGCTTAGGGAATGCTTCTTTTAATTTATTTATGAGTTCTTTAGACTTTACTTTAATGTAGTAGAATGTAACATTATTGGCATAGTAGTAGTCATTAAAATGATCTGGGGCTTTATAGGTAGTACACCATGCCGAATCTTTTCCACCTGTTGCTTTACAGTCTTCATCATCCGTGGATCTAAAGGCAAACTGGGATAAACCTAGTTTACGAGAGGCTTCATGGGTGTGGGGAGATATTATAAGTAAATCTGAATTATCTATAACAGTTTCATAATCCGATTCTAGGTCTTTTACTGAAATACCTTCTCCTGATTTATTTATAGCTTCAACTTCGCTATAAAGATCATTAAAAGTTTTAAACTGGTTGATATCTTTAGTCCTAGTTTTTCCTTTATTAAGGAAGACATTAAACTCTTCAACAGTGTTTCTTAAATCGTCTATATCGGTAACTGTCTTATTTATCCACTGTTTAGCCATCCATCCTACAAATTTACGAGTAGGGGTTGGATCTATATCAATAAGAGTTTTAAGCTCTTCAGAGGTTAGTTTACCTTGTGCTTCATACTGTTTAGCCTGTCTTACATTTTCTAAGATAGCTTGTTTATTCTCTTTGAGAAGTTTAGTATAGGTTAGTTTCATATCACCAGAAACCGCTAAAGTTAGATTTTAAACCGAGTAATTTTGCGTAACGAGGTAAACGGCAAGCCCAGTAACCTGGTTTTGTCTTATCATTCTTTTGAGAACAATTTTGTCTATCAGCAAATGCTTTACGCGCTTTAGGATCATTTATTTTAACACGTAAGTTTTGACCTCCATCTTTAGCACCAAATGATACTTTTTTAACTTTTTTAGTCTTAGGATCTTTTACATAAACATAGAATTTTTTAGAGCCACCACGTTTTGGTTTGTTCAATTCTACATCTTTACCTTGGTATTCTGCTTCTTTAATTTCTTCTTCAAAGATAAAGTCTAAGTATACTTCTTTACCTTCATAAATGCCTGTATATCCTAGATCTGTTTCTAGGATAATGTCTAAGTCATCTCCTTGTACCTCTAGTAAGTCACGAACATATAAATCACGAGCTTCTTTCCATAGTTGGAAATATTTTTCAGAGCCTGCTCTGTAAACATTCTCTGTTAAAGGGATTGATTTTGAAACGTGGTAATTTAGACCTTCAGATAGGGCCTGACGCTTGACTAGACTCTCGTTTAATAACGGAGCTTTAGGCGTATTACAGGTGTTACATCCACAGCTGCACATATTTTCTTTTACTACTTTTTTACTATTTACTGTAATTAGATCACTAAGTCTCTTATAAATATTTTCACTACCAGTGAGAGTTACAAATATTCCTTTACGGTTGGGAGCGATATTTTTAACATAGTAAACTTTAGGGTCGTTTTCAAAAACAACTCTAGAGTCTTTACCAATGCGATAATCTGTTATAATTTTTTCGTAATCCATGGCTATACGGCCATAAATATTACAAAGTATAGTAAATTTGTATATCGAGACCTTTTTCTGAGTCCCATACTAAACATTCAGCTGAACGTTTACTACCCACATATCCTTTACTATGATGCCAAGCGTCATTACCTGCTAGTGAGCTCATATAACGAATAATTACACCGTTATACTCATGGGTTGATTTGTATTTAATTTCCTGCTTATGGTGAATATGGCCTAAATGGAATTCTCTATGTTTAGTAGTACCCCATTCCATTGGGTTTTCTTGAGCCATAATTAGAGGTAGATCGTTAATACGTTCTTTATCTCCGTGGGTAAATCCTAAAAGTATATTACCATACTTATAATATTTTCTAGGATTAGCAATGTTATTAACATTTACATTTTCATTATTTGAGAACCATCCCTCAAGTGAATCACCTAGATAAAAGATTTTCTCATAATCATGATTACCAGGAATCATAACAATATCAACTGGGGCGATTTGAGTTAGTTTGTTAATATTGTCAATAAGTAGTTGGCGGCCTTTTCTAAAAATATGCTGCCAACGTGTATCATTTTCCTGTGGAGTACCTTTAGTAGTTCTATTAAATGGGTAAGAATAATCTGAGTTAAAGAAATCATTACCTATTGGGAGTAAGAATTTATCTACATTTACTCCTTGGATTGAGTCTATAAAATGGTCAATGCAGTTATTGAAAATATCAATAGCTATTTTAAGATCATAGTCCTCATTTGTTTCTTCATGCCATGCAAATTTACCTAAGTGGAGGTCAAAAATATTAAGTTCAACTAATTTTTTAGGTTTACTACTTGAATTAGTATATTTGATCTTTTTAACTATAGGTGATAATGCTTTCAAATCATCTATAAACTCTTGTTTAATAGTATCCAAACGTTTAGATTCAATTTTACTTCTAAGCCATACTTTAACTTGAAATAATGGTGTTGTAGCTATTGTACCATCAGGTGTTTTAGCTCCAACTTCCCAAGAGTTAACAATTTGTTTTTCAATTTCCCAATACTCAAGTGAAATGTCATGAGCGTTTAGTAACTGTTCAACTGTAACAATTCTATCAGTTACTTGAGATGATAATTCTTTATTTGCCATACAAATATTATTATATAACCATTAATGTAATGTGAAATTTTTAGGAGGCCAAACTTTTTAGTCAGTAAATATAACTGAGCCTACTCCGTAATTATCTAGATTGGTATTAGTATTATCAATACCATCGTATCCTAGTGGTTGCAATAAACGGTTAGAAAGTAAAGGACCGTCTTTTCTATTTTGGACATCACTAATGAATTCTTTTAAAATAGTAAATACTTTATCTTTAGGTATAGATAAACCTAATTCATCTTGAATTATATTATATATTTCCTCTAAAGCTTCATTTAGTTCAGGTTCAGATAATTCCTCACCAGATGAGGCATATAAACCTAATTCACGAGTGATAAGTTTTATATTATCATAGAATTTTTCAGGATCTGAGGCCCTATATAGTTTATAATCGCTTAATGGGAATTTTTTTATATTAGATGATCTTCCTAAGAAACGACGATCTTCTGATGCGGTTTCTTCGTCACCGTAAAAATAATGTCCAGTGCCTAAATAGCCTACTTTTGAGTTAAAAGTCCAGTTACGTGAGGCTAATGTTTCAGATGGTGTTGTAAATTCACCTATTTTATAACCATATTTTGTTTTATCTTCTACTTCATCTTCTACCTCACCTAAAATAGAGTAAGCCATTTCAAATAAAAGTTTTTTATCCTGTTCATTTTTCATGTCAGGATAGCCTTTAGGAAATTTCCAAGAAACTCTTTTTAAGAATTTATCGAATGGATTCATTTTAAATTCTGATATGCCTGTTATTGTTCTACCCCCATAAGTTCTTTTTAAATAATCAACCATTTCAGCATTCATATTAAAGTCAGCTTCTAACTCAGTATTATCTGGCTTACTTTCAATTGATTTAGCTAAATATTTTAAAAATCCATTTTCTACTGTATCATCTACAATAGAGGACATTTCATCATCAATGTCTAATTTATCTAACCAAGTGTTAGTTTTTTCAATATCTCGTTTAGAGAAAGCTGCTCTTACAAAATCAAATGTTGTTTTAGCAGCACCAATTCCAGGAATTGCTCCTAAAATAGTATCAATAGCTACATTACCAATTTCTTCTCCTTTTTGTTGAAGAGAAATAGTCTTAATAACTTTTTTTAAATCACCATATGTATTTAATTCAGCCATAGTCTATTATGCTTCTGCGGGTACTTCTTCTTCAGTTTCTGTTGGAGTCACATCTACTTCACTAGCAGCCCCTTCAGGTTTGTCTTTAACAGGTACCTGATAACGTAATTGACGAGCAATGGCTTCACAAGCTGCTTCTTCCTCATTTAAGTTTAGGAGGTAATATTTTTTACCTTCTACTTGAGCAATCCAAGAGCGTGGGGTAAAGATAAGATAGAAACTAGTACCATTCTTTAGATTGATACGGAATGTTGTAGGACGAGGAGCAACCCAATCAATCGAGGCTAGGAAAAAATCAAAGTCAGGAGTAAGTAAGTCTACCAAAACTTTTTTAAGTTCTGGGAATTTAGTTAACTCATCATATTCGGCTGCCGCTATTGTTGTTTTAGCTTTATCGACATAGACTTGTTTAACTAAGACTCTAATTTTTTCTTTTAGTTCGTCTTTAGTCACGTTGTTTATTTTTTAAGTCGTTCAGCTACTCTTTTAGCTATAGAAGTTGCTATTTTCATTTTCTTTTCCATATCCATTTTTGGATCACCTTTTTCCATAGCTTTAGCTATTTCTTCTCTTTTTTTAAGTTCAGGCTTAGTAAGTTTTTTCTCTCCAAGTATTTTCTCCTCAGCTCGATTTCTTACAACATCAGGATACTGATCATCTAACATGGCTAATTGTTCATCAGTTAATTCAATCCCATCCATGAATTTAGCGTTTGCAGCGTATGCGTCTGAGAAGTCAGGGTAATCATCTGGGGAGATATTAGAAGGTTCAATACTACCTATATTAACTTCTTTACCATCAATCATTACTGGTTCCTGTTTAGCTTCATTCATACTTATAGCATCAACCGCACCTACCATAGCATCAATTTCTGGTTCTCTAGTTTCAAAATCAAGGTAGTGTTTAGCACTAGACATCATTTCTTTTGCCTTAATGATTTTTGACTGCCACCAATGTGGGAAATCAACCTCACCCATACCTTCAAACTGATCTACCATTTGGTAGAGATCCATAGCATATTTTCCAATATGGTATAGATCACTTTTAAGCATATGTGGTTCGTTGTCAGTGTGGCCTAGGTCAAGATCTTCTTTCATCTCACCTTTTGCCTTTTCACGACGATTTTCTAACTCGTCTTTTACTCTTTTAACTAAGTCCTCAGTACCTTCATATCTTGAAAGATTAATAATCATATCTGTTAAGGCATCATTTGAATATTCTGAGTAGTTGGAGTTAGAGGATAAAGCTTCTTTCATCTTACCCTTAGCTTTAGAGATAATGGCTTTTTGTAAACCATCTGGGAGTTTCTTTTGACCACCTTTTAAGGCTGGGTCGTTGTCAAATTGGTTTGTGAAGCCTGCTTTTTCTTGCATTAGGGCGGCTTTAACCATTTCTTTAAGTCTATCTTTTGATGGTTCCATTTTCTTTTCTGCTATTTTTTGGGCTATTTTTATTGCTCTACCTTTTGCAACTCTTTCAGCGGTTGCGCCTTTACCATAACGTTTAACTAAAGAGTTTCTTTCCTTGCCAATGATGGCTTTATAGATTTCGTCCGCTTTAGCTTTTTCTTCTGGTGTCATTTTATTTTGCTTTATCCTCTAATGTAGAAGCTTTTCTATATTCAGTGATAAGTTTTTTAAGCTCACCTGCTGCTTTACGAGCACGACCATGAGCGGCTTTAGCTGGTTTGTTATGTTCGATTGTTAATGTTTCAAACAATTCAGCCATTTTGGTATATAGTTCTTGTGATGTCATATTTTTTATTTTTATTTTATGCTTCTCTAGCTAAATCTACTACTTCATTCCATTCAGAGATTCTACCTAGTATGTTAAGGACACTTTGCCCTTTTTCTCCCATGTTAATAAGTTGGTTAATAGTTCCAAGAACAAGATTACTATAATCAAATGAATCTCCTTCTTCTTCTCTAGCTAAATCTACTAATTCATTCCATTCAGAGATTCTACCTAGTATGTTAAGGATATTTTCTCCTTTCTCTTCCATATCAATAAGTCGATTGATAGTTCCGAGAACAAGATTACTATAGTCAAATACGTCTTCTTCCATTTCTCTTAACAATGCTTTAGCATATTCACCTTCAGTTAAAAGGCCAGCTAATTTTTTCATTTTAAGGATTTCGAGTGATTCTTTCATGGTTTTTTATTTTCCGAATATTATTTTCTTATAGATAGGGAATAAGAAATCATATTGATCATCTATATTGGTAAATATAATCTTTTCAAGTGAATCAATATCTGTTGCTGATTTAACTTGGTCTATAATATCAGTATCTATATAATTGCTATCTATATCCTTTTGGTATTCTCTTTCTAATTTATCTATTACAGATTGTTTTATAGATTCAAAATTTGAATCTCCAGATGTTGTTTCTACTTCATTGATTGATTGTGAGATATAATCTATTCCTTTTTTAAGACTTCTTGATGAAGTAATCATTTTATATTCTGAATCTTCATATTTGGTGTCATCTTTTACTGTTTGACCTTTTTTAAATATTAAATTAGCCTTATCATGATATTTTTCATCAACATTATCTTTAGTATCTAACCTATCTAATTTATCAAAGTAGTATATGTCTTTTGAAATTTTAATAGTTGGGAGTTTATCTTCAGATATTTCTTCCATTTCTCTTAATAATGCTTTGGCGTATTCACCTTCAGATAAAAGGCCAGCTAATTTTTTCATTTTAAGGATTTCAAGTGATTCTCCAAGTTTTTCTTTTTCAATTTCTTCACCTTTTTTAACTCCGGCTCCGTAAACTTCTTCTTCACCTTTATTTCTAGCTACTGTTTTCTTTTTACCTCTACCAACACGCTGGAATTCGCTATATCCTTCCATTAGTTCAGCTTCTAGACTACGTACTAAATCCATATCATTTCCTTCTAATTCATCATAAGCTTCTTCTAACTCAAAAGACTCATTTGTATCTTTAGCAATATGTTGGCGAGTAAAGTAAGTGATAGTGTTATCGATTTGTCTTTCGAGTTTATTATCACCTATCGCATCAGCTTCATCTTTTAAATCCTCTAATTGATCTAAGAAATTATCATCTACTTTCATAGACATTTTAGGTTTTTTCTTAATGTCAATGTCTACTTCTTCTTTATCTATGATGTCAACGTCTGTGTCTGCATCTTTGGCTGGGACTTCACCGTCACCGTCTTTGGTCGCCTCGTAAACTGGGTCAACATCTGCTTCAGATTCAGCACCACCCATAAAGTTGTCTTCTTCATCCTCATTTAGAGAAAGCTCAGCTAAGATTTCAGTACGAATTTTAGCCTTAAGTTCAGACATTTTCATTTTTGATTTAACAGATTCGTTTGTTAAAATATCTTTTACTCTTTGAGGAACTTTTGATCCACCCTGTTCAAATTCATCAGCAAAATCTTCAGCATTTGATTTTGAATAACCTGCGGCCATTAGTTTTTGAATATTAGAAGACTTATCTTTACCTTCAGTTAAATTGTCTACAATCATGTCTACAAGCATGGAGTTATCCATCTTAAGAAGATCAGCTATGTTTTCATAGCTAGCACCACCTTCTTCAGCATTATCATAAAGTGCCTCTAAGGCATCAGCTACATTATCAAAGCCATATTTAACTACTAAATCCTTATGGAAGATTTGAGCGTCTTGTTCAGCTTCAGATCTTGTATTTACTAGATTTTCTTTATATAGCTTACCTTCAGTTAAATTGTCTACAATCATGTCTACAAGCATGGAGTTATCCATCTTAAGAAGATCAGCTATGTTTTCATAGCTAGCACCACCTTCTTCAGCATTATCATAAAGTGCCTCTAAGGCATCAGCTACATTATCAAAGCCATATTTAACTACTAAATCCTTATGGAAGATTTGAGCGTCTTGTTCAGCTTCAGATCTTGTATTTACTAGATTTTCTTTATATAGCTTACCTTCAGTTAAAAATTTTCTTAAATCAAAATTATCCATTGTATGTTCAATTAGAGTATATGTTATAAATATGTATAGTTATTTTGTTTTTCCCCATTTTTTACCTTTGCCTGGGTCTTTACATTTAGCGGCTGTAGGGCGACAAGAAGGATATTTAGCACGTTTTTCTCCTTCTTTTCTACCACAAGATTTATAACCTGTTATTTTACCATCTTTACGAATAGGGGCATTACAATCAACCCAACCTCCTTCTTTGCCTGGGGTGCCTGTACGTTTAAACCATTTGTAGAGGGATTCATCCTCCTGGATGATTTCTTGAATGGCTTCTTTTAAATTTTTCCAAATTTCTCCATCACGGCATCTAACTACAGCGCCTGATTTATAAGCAGATGGTTTTTTATATCTACGATCAGCTATTCTAAGGCAGCGGTCTCTCTTTTTTTTTTTCTCTAAAAGAATTTCTTTGATTTTTTCTTTTAAAGATTCATTATTAGGAGACTTATTAATAATTTTTCTAACAAAATCATTCCAATATCGGTTTGCATCCACCATATCATCTATGTCTAGGTATGCTTTAACATAGTTTATACCAGTGTCATTAGGATATTTTTCTATAAATGATTGTGCTTTTTTTCTATTAAGAGCCCAAGTGTCTTCAAAAGCATCTTCTCTTAAACCAAATGGTTCACCTAAAATACCGTGAATTACTCTTCTAAATGTCTTTTGAAACTCTGATTGAAGAGCCATCATTACCTTATCTTGTAGAGCAGGATTGTTTTTTAAGATTTCCATCTTACCATTGTCTCCACTATGGTACATAGAACTAAAGTTTACAAATGCTTTAGGTGAGCTAACTCCTTCTTTATCATCAATGATTTGGATGTCAATTGAAGGGACATCATCAAATGGGTTATCATCTTTTAAGGAAAGGTAACCTACTTCTTCATCAATTTCTTGAGAGGCGGCTACAATCTCATTATAGTCCTCCATTGACAAGAAAGGCTTAGTCTTACTTAGTTCAGTAGCACGTTGTGTTACATCATGCAGGTCTACATCTTCTTGAGCATCTTCTTTAGCATATTCTAACATACGAAGAAAAAGAGGAACATCCATTGAGATTGTATCAATGGCGTCCTCACCTGGGATTGGTTGAGAGAAGAATTCTTTGATTTTATCTAAGTCTTTCATAATTATCTAATGTAGATTAAGGTAAATATTCTTCTTTCATATTATTTACACCTAATTCAGTATGAAGAATTTTCATAAAATCTTTTATTTGATCTAAGGAAAACCCACTATCAAGATCTTCTTCTGTACCTTTAAGAAATTTAGCTAAAGCTTTGGCTAAATTAGGGTATGATGGATTAGCATCATATATAAGATCATGTACCTTATCTGCTTCTTCATTTTCAAGAAGACCAGCTTCTGCTAGGTATCGTTTTTTATTCCATTTAGCTACATCAAAGCTCATTATATTAGGATTTAGGTATATATAATAAATATTAACCTTTCTTTAAACTTTGCAAATATTTAATAGTTTCTTCTTTTGATTCAAGAAGTTTATTTTTAGTTGAACCTGTCCATTTTTCTATATCACCTGCCTCGGTGATATAAGATTGAATATTACTATGTTGAATTTCTTCATTTATCCAAAGTTCAAATTCTTTAATTAAACCCTCTACATCTGAATTATGAAGGAATGTTTGATATTCTTCCCATAAACCTTGGGTACGTAAATTGGTTTCAAAATCAATCTGACAATTAAAACAACGTTTATACATGTTAAACCACTTCTTATCTAAGTGTGGTTTCATCGGTTTTTTACAAGACGGGCAAAAAATCGGGAAATTGACCGCTTCACGCGCTTTATCAAGTTTGGTAACATTTTGCTTAATGCCATCCTTAATTGTCCACGTCTTATCTCCTTCGGTCCAAGTATCTCCTTCCGTATGATAGAGTTCTTGTTCTTTTGTAAAACCGACTGATACTTGGGATTTATCTGCATATTTACCTTTTACTATATTTCTTAAACGTTGAACGTCTTTTTCCTGGAATTGTTTTTTTAAAACATTGTCTTTACTCATAAACCTAATTTTTCTAAATCTTCTATAACTTGACTGAGTGATATATATCTAATACCTATACCACCTTTAGCTTCCCATTGATCAATATTTGATTTTCTATCATCTATCAGAATATGATTAGGAGCAGCATATTTTTGTTTATCCTCAGCAGCTGCTAAGATAAGCTCAGACCCAGGTAAATTCTTATTAACCCATTCCTTTTTACCAATATAAGATGATTTATCTTGTGAAGGAGCAGATAGGAGAATAGGATTATATTGTTTGATACGTTCCCAATATTTTTTACCGTAAGGCATCCAATTCATCTCGGACCAAAATTTAACCCCGGCATTATTTATAAGATTCCAAAATGCTTTAGCACCATTCTCAAGTTCGTATTGAGCGGGAGGGATACCCTCCGAGTACTTCATAAAACGTTTATCAAAGTCCGTTATTACCCCATCCATGTCCGAGTATATTATATACCCTTCTTTCTCCTTTATTTCATTAAGCATTTCAATTAGTCTCATAATGGGGGATGAAGTTACGGGAAAAAAGGTGGGGAGCCAAACTTAAGTTGTCTCTTCTAAACCTTGAGCTAATTCTCTTGCGTATTGATTTAAACCAAATGGGTCTTTATTTTCACTCAATGTTGTTTTAGGTAAAATAACCGCTACTATATCTCCTTTCTGTTCAAATTTTACTCCAGGAAATGCTTTAGAAATAAATGCTTTGTATAGATTATCTCTTTGAGACCCAAACTCTTCTCCTTGTTTTTTAGAAGGTGAGTAGATAATAGCTTCAGCTTTTAATTTTTTAATATAAACTTTAAGTATATCTATTATAGTAGACATTACTCTATACATTTCACCTTTATTAACCACGGCATCAGTAGTTGAGTAACTATACCCATCCTCGTCTTCAGCAGTTACAGCAAATCCAATTTCTATTGCTTGAATATTTGATGTTGAATTTTCTGGTGTGTATATTTTTAATTCAAGATCCACATCATACTCTAAACCATAATCAGTCATAAATCCAATATTATAATAACCTTCTTTACCTGTATATTCTTCCCATTCATATGGTTTTAAGGTGGCTTCTCCAACCTCTTGTAAACCTATAGTTAACTCACGAGCATACTGATTTAAACCAAAAGGATCTTTTACTTTACCGCTTGGGTTATTTTGTTTTTTATAGTTATCCATATTTTTAATGGATACTTTCTTCCCATCTTCTCTTAAACTATCTGTCCAATTCCTAAATGTCATAGTACCCTTTAAGTTAGCTTCCGCTTCAATTTTTTTCAGATAATCATCTTCATTTGTATTGGTAGTTTTAATATCCCCATTCCCGATTCTGCCTTCTAGGTTTTGCATGTGGTGAATCATTTCATGAGCAAAAGAACGCACTATATCCTTAGGATGACGTCCATAGGTATATAATACTATCATTTTGTCTTCAGGTTTATAATAGGCGGTTTTACCTAAGAAATTTCCGGCGTTTTCTACATCATCATCTATAAACTTAATTGAAGGTAAAGGCCGGATATTATACCCCTTATCAATCATATGTTGAGTCAACTCAGCACATTTTTGAACTATGTCAATTGAAGGAATAGTATTTTCTTTTAATTTTTTATAACCTGAGCCATAAGGAGCAGCCTTACCAGTATGGTTAGGAGCTACATTTTCTTTATTTAGACGTTGTGTTTTTTCTTTAGATGCTTCTTTTCTCTTTTCAGCATAATCTAAAGCTTTCTTTAATCTAGCCTTTACCTCAGGATCTTTAGCTCGTTCATAAGCCGCTCTAACTCGTTGATGAATCACATTTATGATTTGAGATTGGCGATTGTGTGGTTTTGATTTAAAAGACGTTTTAGATAGGGTATCTATAATATCTTGTTTACTAGAGAATTTTATAGCTACAGTATCTGTAGGATCTTCATCTGTGTATAGTCTACGACCTGATCCTTTAGGTTTTTTACCTGTACCTACTTTAGGATCCCCCTCTTTAAGTATAACATCTTCAAAGACACTCCATACACTTTCTTTTTCAGTGTCAGGCATTTCTTCAGGGAGGTATTCTAGGAATTTTTCTTTATTGCGGGACTTTAAAGCTTTACGGGCACCTATACTATTTAATCCTTTGTCAAAAGATATCTCAATATTAATATCGTTAGGATTATCCTTTATATAAGTTTTAATATCATTTAAAGGTTGGTTAGAGGGGATAATTTCTATCTTATCCCCTAACATCTCTTTAAATAAACCCCATACTTGTAAAGACTGTTCTTGTGTTATACCTTCTTCGGCTTTATCACCTACATAAACAATGACTTTGTCTATTTGTTTATTATCTTCTAAAGTTTTTTTTACTAAATTAAAATGTTCCTTAGTAGGTGGTTTAAATTCACCTCCATAAACGGCGGTTACTTTTCTACCATCTATAAGTTCACTAATTAAATATTTAGTAAGTTGGTCCATTTATTTAAGACGCATAATGGTCTCTTTAGCTTTATCTCTTTTGGCTGCGATTGTTTTTTTAGCTTCTCTATACTCTTCCATTTCTTTTTTAAGAGCTTCTTTAGCCATTTCATATTCTTTAAGAGCTTCTGTGGCACACTTACGAGCAGCTGACTTATTAGTGGTAGCCATGATGATTTCTTCTTTCATGATTGAATCATAGATAGATACTTCTTGAAGTATATCTTCCATAGTTCTACATTGTCCACTAGGCTTTTTTACAATCATGAAGGTACCAATTTGATCATCTGGTTCCATTATTTCCATAGTGGTTTCTTTTTTCTCGTCTTCGATAGCCTCTATAATGAGTTTTTTAAAATCGGATAATTTCATAGCTTAAAATATAAGTTGTGTCTCCGTATAAATATGTTATAATTCTCTCTTAACTACAGTTCGTAGTTCAGTAAATGAAGGTGAATGGTTAGGATTTTCAAGGTCAAATAAACGCTTTACACTCTTAAAAATATCTAGATTCTCTTCAATAGAACGATCAGATTCATACAACTCCCATCCTTTACCTTGGATTTTCTTACCTGATTTATCTGGGCCTCTCTTAGCTGATTTAAGCCATAAAATACCAGCTCGGTCTACTTTTTTACCATAGCATTCTTCATAACATTTAGCATAAACAGCGGTTTGTAAATCATATGAGGTTTGTAGATTATTTGAAGTTTTATTATCTACAATCCATAACTCATCATTTAGCTCAAATACTAAGTCAGTAGTGCCTGCTACTTTGAGTTCATCTGAGAATAGGTGGGCTTCAACTTCTACAAGTTTAGGTTTATATGTCTCCCAAAAATCTACAAAACGTAAAAACATTTGCCATACATCTGTATTATGTTGAGGTACACCTCTACTATCTAGGAAATGAAGCTCTTCTCCATTTAAATAATTCTCAATAAGTTCATGAGTTTGAGTTCCTTCCTCAGCTGCTTTTTTAACAGCATGATCAGCTGCTCTACCCATATTCTTAAGCCATTCCTCAAAGTGTTTTCCTTTAGGGTAAGCACTTAAAACATAAGTGATTGAAGGATAATATTCTCCATTACGTCTATAGTAACGTGAATCTGGTAAGGTAATTTGTTGAGCATCATCTGATACTTCTAAAATACGGTTGTGAGTGTGTTTGATAATTTTACTCATACTAATTGTAATTTTTTAGACATTAAGTTATACTGATTTAAAGGCTGAGTGTTTTGAATAAGGTTTGTAAAGTGGGTAAAGCCCATCTCGCTTGGATCCTTTTCATCCAAATCTACAAGGTAAACTTCTTTACCCTCATTTAATAACAACTCAGCAAAACGTAAAGCATCTTTCATAGCATCCTTATCTAAAGCAATATAGATTTGCTTCACAGTTGATGTTACAATTTTTTTCATTAAGCTATCCTGGATGTGTTTTCCTAATAATGGGATAGCATTTCGTTTGATGGCTAAAGCATCAAATGGTCCCTCACATAAGATAAGAGGTGAAGACCAGTTAATATATAGTTCAAAAGGTATAATGTTTTTACTTAGTGCTGGGTTCTTATATTTTACCTTAGAGTTAGGATTGAAATTACGAGCCACATAGTAATTCAATTTACCTTTGTTATTATACGATGGTATAACGATCATCTTATCAAAGGCACCACCGTCACAATATCCTATATTGTACTTGAGTATATCGTGTTTACTAACGCCTCGTTTTTTTAGATAAGCTAAAGCATGTCTACCTACAATATCATTTTCTGTAATCTCAGATAACGGTTTAAATTCTTCTGGTAATTTAAGATCAGTCTTTTGTTCTTGGGTTACAATCCTAAACCCGGACCCAACTAGGGACTTTAGTTCCTCTATCTTATCTATAGAGGCATCAATTGCTTTAAATAGGCTAAGTAGTTTACTTCCTTTTTTATTACAAGCCCAACAATGCCACTTTTGATAGTGAGTGGCATTTTCATCTAGGTTAATTTCTAGTTTAGGTTTATGATGATGACAGAATGGGCAGGTATGAGCCTGGTTACCACGAGCGGTTGGCTTACCATGTCCTAAGACTGAGTTAACTAAGTTTGCTACTAGCTGATTTATCATACGCGGTAAGATACGAAAAATATCCTACTAAGCAAAACTAAGCAAAATCTTTTGTAAAAAACTTACCTAAAATATTATCGTTATAGAAATCATATGGGTTTTCTAACACACCATATGTAAACAAATACTTACATTCATAGTAAGTTAATAATTTTTTATTTGGAACCAAATGTAAGATAGTTCTTTCAAACTCATCTTGTCTTCCACCTTTTATCAGTTCTAGGATAGGTTTAGCTGAGCCGTAGTAGGTTTTCCAATCACTTTCCTTCTGAACCACCTCAGTAGTAGGTTTTCTACCTCTACCAGTTTGTTCAGCGAGTTGTTTTTTAGTGAGTTTTTTCTTTACGTTATGGTGTAGCGATTTTTTACCAATATAGGACATCCCACTTGGTTTGTGGGTGACTCTATAAATAAAACCATAAGTATCTACTGGGAAATCATCTAGGCAGGATACTTCTTTATCATTATATAACCACATAAAAATTATTTATAAAGCATACCAAGATGATCCATCCCACATATATGGTCTTGGAGGAATACTTGCTGACACAGCAAATGACCCTGTAGCAATACCTGTTGGGAGTGGATGGGTTGGTACTAAAGTTAATACTTGTGAACCTGATACTATTAAGTCTCCATTTATAGTTAAATCTCTAGTTGAGAAATCACCTAAGATAAGAGGATTGGTCACGTTGGAAACAGAATTATGAATTCTTAATTTATTAGATTCATTAGAAACACCATATACTTCGTTACCAATGTAGATATTGTAATTACCAGTATCATTATTGAAACCGTTATTTACTCCTATACCAATGTTACCAGTTCCTGTAGTTATATTATAAAGAGAATAGAATCCTATAGCTGTATTATTATCTGCAGAAAATGCTTGAAGTAAAGCTGAGTCTCCTATAACGGTATTACCACCTCCTCCTTGAAGGTTATTCCCAGCTTGATATCCTACACCAGTATTACCATCTCCTGAAGTTAGGGAGAATAAAGCAGCATTACCTAATTGAGTACTTGAAACATTTTTAAGACCTACATTAACTCCATTTATTAAAGAATTACCATAAACCTCTAATCCTCCTGAAATTATAGCTGAGCCGGTGTAAGGGAAGACTCTAGCGAATGACGCTGTAGTAGCGAAAGAAGAAGAAATTGCTCTAGAAGCTGAGGTTGCAAATGAAGCACTTACAGCATTTAAAACATATGAGGCAGTTTGAGCATATGAAGCACTTATAGAAGTAAACCCAAATGACGATGTTAAAGCATATGAAGCACTTATAGAAGTAGACCCAAATGACGAAGTTAAAGCATATGAAGCTGTTGTGGCTAATAATGCAGTACCACTCAAATTACCCATAAACGACCCAGTAAATGCCCCTAAAACACTTCGGGTTGCTATAATAGATCCTGTAACAGCTAAACTACCACTTAATGAAATATCATAAGCAGCCACACCTGTAAACGCATCTATTGATTGAGAAACATGCCAGGCTTCAATAGTATTTGAAGTTGTTATTCCAGTTTTTGATAGTACTTGAGCCATTTTATTTATCTATATTTACTAAAATTGTTAAATCTGTTGTATTAGAAGTTGGTAATGGTTGAGCTAATTTACCTACAGCTAATAAATTTTGTAATTCATCATATAACCCTACTGTTGTGACATATGGTGAGAAAAATGGACCAGCTACATTACTATTTAAATTACCATTACTATCTCTAGCTGATGAATTTAAAGTAAAATTAAATTCGTTTTCTCTTATAGTACATTTATATTGCGCTTCATAAATAGTTATTGAGCTTGAAAAAGAACAAGTGACATTAGTTGAAGTTAAAAAACTTGTAATAGATGGAACAGCATCTCCTGCTCCATAAACATTTACTCCATACTCATCAAACCCATATCCCTCAAAAGTAGCTCCACCTCCACTACCTTCAGCATATGAAGCTGAATTGGTTAAAATAATAATTCCTTGGCTATATATAATATTACCAAAATTAGATCCGTTAGTTTCAACTATAATATTACCTTCTCCATCATCTATTAAAGAAACACTAGCTGAGGTAAATCTAAAAGTATTAGGTACTATGTAATCACCATATAGTTTAGATGGTATAGAGATAACTCCTATAGTGGCTCCTGAAGCTGTAGGGAAAAAACGAGTTGGAATTAAAGTACTAGGTAGAAAATTATCATATAGTGGGCTTTGTACATCACCAATTAAAACATCTCCACTTGGATTAGAACCAAGAAATAATACAGGTTGAGCTACATTATCTCCTGTACTAGAAGATATAAAATTACTATAATATAATTGTTTAGCTGATTGGTAAATTAAAGCCTGGTATTCAGTAGATAAAGTACCTGTAGTTGATTTATCCTCAAACCAATTAACATTTATACCTAAAAATCTATCAATACCAACTAACTGCCCATCAGACCCAGTTGCCCATTGTGAATAAGGAAAATCAAAACCTTTGTTAACCGTAAACGGTGTAACAATTATATCAGAGGCTAAAAATTGTTTCCAAGCACTCATTCATTTAGAAGTCTAACTTTACTCTAATAAGGGCTTCTTTAGTGAAGTCTTTAACTAGTGGTCTAGATAATTTAGCTACAGCTAACAACTCATTTGCATCATTATATAAACCTACAGTTGTAATATATGTTTGTGGATTGTTTATAAATGATGAATAAATCACCTCACCAGTTGAACCTGAGATAAATGATGGATTAGTTGTATAATTAAACTCAGCATTCTGTGGTCTTATAAACACATAATCTGAGGTGATATTTTCTTGAGAGTTTAAAGTGAATGAAGCACCAGTTTGAATAGCATCAAATAAAGCTTCATAGTTAGCAGTATTATTTGAATTAGTAGTAGTGACTGTTAAACCAATACCACCCCCAGCACCACCTGCAACTGCTAAAGCGGCAGAGTTCAATAGGATAGTTCCCATATCAGGAATAAACCAACCATATGAACCTGAGTTAGTTGAGTACCCTGTTCCAGTATAAGCTGAACCATTAGATCCTGATACGATTTGGTAAACACGGGTTCCATTAACATAAGGTACTACAGAAACATCATTACTATTATCTGTTAATTTAAGTGTAGTACCACTTTTAGTTAAAGTTAAATTAAGTGAACCTGGAAAAAGAGATTGTTTATAATTTGCTCTTTCTACAGAAATAATATGGAAGGCTGATTGGGTAACATTACCAAATATAAATGAAGAGTTTTCATCTTCTAAAAGTAAATTACGATATTGACCATATAAAGTTTTAGATGGTGAATACCCTACAACATTTGCATCGTATGGTACCGAGCCTGAACCTACAGCATTAGCGTACCCAACATAAAATTGGATGGCAGCTGTATCTAAAGTAGACGCAGTTTGGTAAGTTGCTAAAACATAGCTACCCTGTGAACTGTTTACTTGAACTGAACTAGTAAAAAATGTAGTTAAGTTATAAACATTATTTGTCCAACAAGGTGCTGTAACTGAGTCAGCTGAGACTAAGAAATCGGATGGGGTTAATCTTTTGAATGACATATCTTAATCTTATTGTTTTGTAATAGTTACTGGGATTGTTAAACGAGCACCTGAATCTCTACCTACTACTGTTAAAGTAGCTTGTAAAATATTGTTTGAACCAAATAATGTATTTACAGTAGTTGCAGTTAAGTTGATTGTAGTACCAATTACTGTTTTAGATACGTTAGTACCAACTGTTGTAGTTTGATTTAAAGCAGTTGCATCTGGAGTATTGATGCCTACACCATTAAATTGACTTAATGTTCTAACATCTGAAATAGTAGCTGTATAACCTGAAGACTCAAATGTAGCATTACCACCTAAATAATTTAATGTTTCAGGTGTAATAGCAAGTGAAGCACCTTGTTTTAGAGTAATTGCCGCGTATCCCAAATCTAGTACTGGCATTTTGGAAGTTCCACGTGGTAGTGTAGTCAACACATACTTCATTTCTTGAGTTACAAGTGGAAATGCTTCTAGAAGAGGCATGTTTTCAATTGCTTGACCATAATAAGCTGAACCTGAAGGATTGGTTGGATTATAAAGAGTATAATCAATCTCATCATCAGATAAAGCAAATTGAGTAATACGGAATGTACCGTCATTTTTAGCAAGTAACTCTCTACCCTTATCTGTTAAGATAGCATCTACTGTTACTACTGCGTTATTTAAATATCCCATTGTTGTTTAAAGTCTAGGTTTTGTTATAAATATACAAAAAGAAAAAATTAGTGGCACGTTTAAATTAGAAAGAACCATCTAATAGAACTCGTTTCCAACCATTAGCAGCGGTTTTAACATATAAATAATCTTCATCCCAAGTTATCTGTCCCTGGAAGCCATTACTATCGCTATTACCTGTAGGAGTGTAAGGTTCTCTAATTCTAAAACCATTAGCAGGTTCTGCTGTATTGTCTATGTCTACAACTGATCTGGGAGTATTTCCGTTAAATGCTGTAAATCCAAATGAAGGTTCAAAATAGTTTGTTGTATCTCCAAGTACTGTAGATGAACTGAAGTATGGGATAAAATATTGTGAACCTGATACACTACCCCCACCTCCGGTAGCCCAAGCTATACCAGTAGCTGTTGAAGTAAGTACTTGATTAGCACTACCTGAGCTATTATTTGAGTCAAAAAGAGATCCACTAATTCTAGCACTTTTTATTAAATCTACACCTGTATAATTAATATTACCTACAGTTAACCAGTTTGAAGAACTTACAAACATAGCATTTCTAGAAGTTCCTCCTGTATCCTGGAATCTTAAAGATGTAGAATTTAAGTTAGATCCTGTAATAGAGATAGCACCAACTACTGTTAAAGTATGTCCAGGGAATGAAGTACCAATACCTACTCTACTATTAACATCATCATATGACATTGAAATAGCTCCCCCAAATGATCCTCCATTATTATACTGTATTTGACCATCCGATCCTCCAGGTGTACCTCCACCACCACTACCAGAGGAGGCTACAAAGATATCAACTACACCCCCACCAGCGTTACTAGCAATTACCCCTGAACCTGTAAAGTTAAGAGTAGTAAATGGGCCTCCTATATCAGTTCCTTCATCTGTTACTTCAATGAAATATTGAGATACAGACGCAGCTAAATTAGCGAATGATGCTGTAGTTGCAAATGAGGCACTAGTTGCAAATGAAGCACTAACAACATTTTGAATAGAACTAGTAGCCATAGATATTACCTTACCTGTAGCAGTATTATATGCTAGTAAAGAACTAGAAATGCCTGAAGGTAAATTAGTAATTATTACATCACCACTAGTTGAGGAATCTACCTGGAATATAGCTCCTGGATTGTTTGCTCTAAATTTTAGAAAAGTATTAGAAGGGAAATTAACTGTTCTATTTCCTGTTAGAGTACCATCTGAATTGTAAATATTAGGAGCAAATGAAGCAGTAGTAGCAAATGAGGCACTTACAGCATTGTTAACATTATTTATAGTTAGAGGGAAAGTACTTCCATTACCTTTAGTAAATGTTAAAGTAGCATTAGATACAGAGCCGGTTACTAATAAAGAACCAGTATTAACAGATCCACCAAATGAACTAGTACTATAATATGTTAATCGTCCTGTACTTAGGTTAAAACCTACAACATTAGGGGTGGTTATATTAGGTAATAAATTTTGAGCAAATATCCCACCACCTGATATAAAGAAATCATACGAATTAGGTCCAGCTATAGCTCCATCTGATATATGAAATTCACTACTACCTGATAATCTAAACATTAGAATATCATCAATAGCTAAAACAGTTCTGTTTCCTGTTAAAGTGCCATCACTATTATAAATGTTAGGAGCAGTTGCTATTATAGATCCTGTACTAAAATAAGAAAATAATCCTGTAGTTGTATTATAACCTAATATATTAGATTGTGATGATGAAGGGATTAAAGCATGGATATTACCTGAAACAAATAATAAAGCATTTGGTGGTGTGCCATTGAAATATGCTGTATCGTATTTTAATCCGACTTTTCCATCTCTACGGAAAGTAACTAATTGAGTACCACTTCCATAATTACCGGATTGGAATTCAAATGAAGTACCATTTCCACCAACAGTTCTTATATTATTAAAATATGTAGCTGCTATACTAGAATCAGAGTCATAAGTTATTCTTGTACCTTGAGTAGTTGTAGCTCCTTCTTCGGATAGTAAAAGGAATACTTCATTTTCTTGTGCTTGAGAAGTAACAGTAATACCTACATTAGAATTACCAAATCCTGTTCCTAAAACATGGAGATTACTAGCAGGAGTATTAGTTCCCATACCAATTATTCCTGATGAACTTAAGAATAAAACAGGTTGGTTAGATGGAGAAATTGTGGCTATACTTGAGGTAAATGATAGATTATAGCTGTTTAAATCAGCAGTTCTATTTCCTGTTAAAGAACCATCTGAGTTATAGATGTTAACATTAGAGAAAGGTAAAAGGGAAGAAGAAAAATATGTCCATTCTCCAGAGGATGTATTAAATCCAATTAAATGAGGTTGAGTAATATTAGATATATGAGGTCCATATATTTGTCCTGAGCTTGATATAGCTAAAGAAGCAGATGTAATTAATCGAGGTTTAGTAAACTGAGAATCAGCTACAAACGACCATTTGTCATTTAAACTAGCTAGTCCTGCTGAGGCAGAAATAGCTAAACTTATAAATCTAGACCTAGCGTAATCACTGCCTATTATTAAATAAGGGCTTATAGAAGTAGGAATAGTTATTCTTTCATCATTATTTAGATTTACCCAAATTCCTGATGAGCTATTAGGTGTTCTACCTCCAATAAATCCACCACCATTAATCTCAAGTCCTCCTATTTGAGCATATGAATTATTTCTACCATTTCCTATAGGAGGCCCAACCCTAACAAACTGGGCATCTCCTACTTCAGAGCTAGTTACAATTAATCCTAATACCCCGGGATCTCTTGAGTCATAACTTTTAGAGATATATAAAGTAGTATTATCATAATCATAATACAAACTAGCAGTAGCATGCCATTCACTACCTGATTTAAAATATACTTCTTTATCTAATCCTGGAGGATTAATTCCTACTTCAACCCCAGTTGAACCTGATGGTATAGCATAGAGTTGATCTACAAAATTTATAAAATCAACATCTGCCCTAGTAAGAGATCCAGTGTAGTAAATATCAAGTTGATTACCAGTAGCACCTTGGGCTCCTGTAGGTCCAGTAGTGCCTTGAGCACCTTGAGCACCCTGGGCTCCTTGGGCACCTGTAGCACCCTGTGCACCTTGTGCTCCTGTTCCTCCTTGGGCACCCTGTGCTCCTGTTCCTCCTTGAGCACCTTGAGCTCCCTGTGCACCTTGAGCACCAGTGGCTCCTTGAGCGCCTTGAGCTCCTTGTAAACCTTGTGCTCCTTGTGCTCCTGTTCCTCCTTGAGCACCTTGAGCACCCTGAGCACCTTGGGAGCCTGTCGCACCCTGTGCACCCTGTGCTCCTTGTAAACCTTGAGCACCTTGAGCTCCTGTTCCTCCTTGAGCACCTTGAGCTCCCTGTGCACCTTGAGCACCAGTGGCTCCTTGAGCGCCTTGAGCTCCTTGTAAACCTTGTGCTCCTTGTGCTCCCTGAGCACCTTGGGCACCTGTTCCTCCTTGTGCACCTTGGGCGCCCTGTGCTCCTTGTAGACCTTGTGCTCCCTGCGCACCTTGAGCACCTGTTCCTCCTTGTGCACCTTGGGCGCCCTGTGCTCCTTGTAGACCTTGTGCTCCCTGAGCACCTTGAGCACCTTGTAAACCTTGTGCACCTTGAGCGCCTTGTAAACCTTGGGCGCCTTGAGCTCCTATGTCTCCTTGGGCGCCTTGGGCGCCTTGTAAACCTTGAGCACCTTGAGCTCCTATGTCTCCTTGGGCGCCTTGAGCTCCTATGTCTCCTTGGGCGCCTTGGGCGCCTTGTAAACCTTGAGCACCTTGAGCTCCTATGTCTCCTTGGGCGCCTTGAGCGCCTTGTAAACCTTGTGCGCCTTGAGCGCCTTGTAAACCTTGTGCGCCTTGTGCTCCTGTGTCTCCTTGGGCGCCTTGTAAACCTTGAGCACCTGTATCTCCTTGAGCACCTTGAGCACCTTGTGCTCCTGTGTCTCCTTGGGCGCCTTGGGCGCCTTGTAAACCTTGAGCACCTGTAGCACCTTGGGCGCCTTGAGCTCCTATGTCTCCTTGGGCGCCTTGAGCACCTTGAGCGCCTTGTAGACCTTGAGCACCTTGTGCACCTGTTCCTCCTTGGGCACCTTGCACGCCTTGAGCACCTTGTGCACCTGTATTACCTTGTGCACCTTGAGCTCCTATGTCTCCCTGCGCACCTTGAGCGCCTTGAGCACCTTGTGCACCTGTATTACCTTGTGCACCTTGAGCTCCTATGTCTCCCTGCGCACCTTGAGCGCCTTGTAAACCCTGAGTACCTTGGGCACCTATAGCACCCTGTGCGCCTTGAGCGCCTGTTGCACCTTGTGCTCCTGTTCCTCCTTGGGCACCTGTAGCGCCTTGGGCACCTTGTGCTCCTATATCTCCTTGAGCGCCTTGGGCACCTGTATCTCCTTGAGCACCTTGTGCACCTTGAGCTCCTGTGTCTCCTTGTGCGCCTTGTGAACCAGTTGCACCTTGTGAACCAGTTGCACCCTGTGCTCCTTGAGCACCTGTGTCTCCTTGAGCGCCTTGTGCTCCTTGTAGACCTTGTGTTCCTTGGGCACCTTGGGCTCCTATATCTCCTTGAGCACCTTGTGCTCCTTGTAGACCTTGAGAGCCTTGGGCACCTGTTCCTCCTTGTGCACCTTGTGAACCATTTGCGCCTTGTGCTCCTTGAGCACCTTGTAGTCCTTGAGCGCCTTGGGCGCCTTGTAGACCTTGGGCACCCTGAGTACCTTGGGAACCTTGGGCACCCTGTGCACCCTGTGCTCCTTGTGGACCTACACTACCTCCCCCACCTGCCCCAGCTCCAAAAAAATCTAAACTTATACAAACAGGAGTATCATCTGTAAATATATCAGTTATAAAAGCTGAAGAGGAGAGTCTAGTATTATTTGAAGATGAAACAAAATGAAATTCTCCAAATGATGTTTTATTAACAAAACCATCAAATTCAAAAATTACAAATTTACTTGCATCAGTTTTATTAACAATAGTTAAAGATCCACTATAAACTGGGTCTGTCATTTGAAAATATGACAGCATAGGTAATCCTGCTGAACTAGTATAGTTAAAGGAAGCTGTGGTTACTAATGATGAAGTTAAACTATTTAAAGAAAAGTGGCTACTTGATGGGTTAAGTAAAGTATCAATACTAGAAGTATACTCATATTGAATACAAAAAAACTGATTACTTAAAGGAGTTAAAGAAGTAACCCCAAACTCATCAATAGTTAAAGCATAATCATTCCAACCTTGATCTAAGACTGAAAGGTTTTCCTTATTGAAAGCCAAACGTCTATCAATCCAAGCACCTCCATCAGTGTCAAGACGTTTATTTACTATTCTTTGTTCACCCATATATTATTGAGGAGATATTAATCCTCTTTCTTGTAGATTCTCTAATATTTGATCTATTTTACCTTCAACGCGACCCGCTATATATTCTGGTTTTAAAATTCCTTCACCAGAATCACCAGCAGGTTTATCCACATCTAGGACAATAAAAGCAGGATCATCAACATATCTTCTAATTAGGAAGAAATTAGCATTACTACCTGTTGGTGATATAGCCTTATCAAGATATAAATATAATTTGTCATCAAGAGATGCTGAAATTATTGTATAAGCGTTTGGTTCAATTGCTTCAAATCTTATCTCGTCGTATGGTTGGATTGTAAATGGATAGTTTATAGAGCTGAATCCACTATCTTCTATACCAGAAGCATAGTAACCATATAGATTTGTTAATTCAAGAGATGCTGTTAAAACTGTACTAGTTACAGATCCTGTCTCCCAATAATTTTGAGTTGGTGTAACTGAAGCTGTTGGGACTGTAAATCCACCTTGTGCTTGTTTATTTGTAAAGTAAGTGTTAGTTGCACTTATATTAATTGTAGCTGTGGGGTTGTCAGGGTCATTAGGTCTAATAATATATCCTGTGGATACTACTCTAATTTGATCATTTATATTAAAATTTCGGAATGGGGTAACCATAGTAATAGTTTTAACTCCACCAGAATCCTGACTAAATGTAGCTCCACCAGTTGTTAAACTATTCCATGTAGTACCCCCATCAGTTGATCTTTGAATAGCAAATGTTACACTAACTTTTTGAGGTCGGGAGGTTTCGGGATCATAAACATATGATACTGAAGTTCTTAAATTAGCTATAAATGAAACAGCTGTATTAGTATCTTGGGTGAAAGTATATATTGAAGTTCCTGTATTATACGCACTTGTATAATCAAATGATTCGTTAGGGAATGTTATAAGAGTATCAGATGTTGAGGTATAACTTTGAGCACTAGTTTTATAAGCATTAAATGCAAAATTTGTGACCCCTGTTGTACCTAACTGAATATTAAAATTGATTGAACTAGTAAAACCATATCCTAACACATTTCCATTTCCATCATAGCTTTGAGTTTGACTGTAAAGGATAGGTTGGATTGTTTTACCACTCTTAAAAATATTATATGATCCATTTAATATTGAAAGATTAGTTCCAAATATATTAGTATTAGTTAAAGCTGATACTGCTGTAGTATTTTCGGTGAAATTCTGGTTAATTATACCTAAGTTAATGCCTGTCGAGTCATTTAGTGGGCGTATAATATTTCCATTTTCATCGATTATATAACGTAAATTATACGTAGTTTTATCCTCGTAGATATTACCCCATTCTGGTGCAGTACCACCTGCCCAGTTAAAGTAGGCAAAATATGTTCTGTTTAGATCTACAGATGGTAAACCAAGTTGTGTGTTTCCTAAATCAACATTTTGACTAATTTCTATATCATTAGCAGTGTTTACTGATGCTATATTAAAATCATCTGTTGTGTTTTTACTACCAACATATCTTGGATAGATATGCTTTCTCATAGTATAGTTTGAATCAGGAATAGATGCTAGGAAAGCAGAACCTGAAATGATCTGGGCAAAATTAACAGGAACTAATTGATCTGTTGTGTAATCAACTTGTTGAATGAATTGACTTGGTCTGTTTAATTCACTATTATTAATTAATACATTATAATCTGAGTTAACAAATACTTCAGGTAAATAAGGTTCAATTGAAACCAAAACATCAGTAGATGAGGCATTATTTGTAACTGTACCTCCATCTGGTAGTAAAGTTAAAACTGCTCTTATATCAGCTTCATCTATAGCATTTATAACTTTAAAAGTTCTAGGAACAGAAGTATTAGGAACAATTAAAGTAAATTCCGACATATTAAGAATCTCAGTCTTAGAATATACTGAGTTTTTATCCTCATAACTTATTTTAGCATAAGTTGGACCATATTGAAGGCCGGGTGGGATAAAAATAGGATCATCAACAGGACTAGGAGGTGGTCCCTCTTCAAACCAAATATTTATTTGGCCTGGGGTGGTAAAATATGTGCTTAAGTATGTTCCCGCTGAGATAGCTCTTGAATCGTATACAGTTACATCATAAAATAGAGGTTGAGTAACAGGTTGTTTATAAGGGTTAGCCTCATTTAACTCACCATTTTCAACTACAAAACTTGAACCACTATACTCACCGTTATAAAATTCTTCTTGGGTTGAACGAGAAACATAAGCTAAGCCATAGGTGTTTACAACTCCTTCAACCCAACTTTGAGTTAAACCGTAATTATTAGATAAACCATTAGCTAAGTAATATGGGTTAGTGTTTAAACCGTTTAATTTATTTACTGAACCTCCTGCACCACCTGAGATAAAAGCTGTATTTATAGAACCAGAATAATCATACTTAGCCCATTCTACCTCTGGTTGTGGGTATTTGTTTCTTTCTAAAAGAGTTTGCTTAACAACTACTCCTGAAGCTAAAGATGCTCTAGCAGGAGTAAAGTCCTTAATCATCTTAAATAACGAATTATCAAAGAATTTGATAAGACGGATATAGTCGTTTAAGTCATAGTTACCTATATATTTTTCAAAGTAAGCATTTCTTAACTTATCCAAATCAGGATATGAAGTATCTTGATTAAAGCGTTGTCTTGGATCACCTATATAGTCTCCCATATTAAAGAAACCAAGTTGATCCATAATATCATCGTTGATTTCGTTTTGTGGAGAGAAAGCTACCTCAGTATATGCTAAGTTCTCAGTATAAGTACTACCACCAGGAGGTTGTTGTTGAATTGAGCGGTATTGAGATAAAGTACTACCTGAAGGTAGGTTCATATCTACAACTTGTATCTTATTCGATACAATATTTTTAATACCAGCTGCTGGTTGATCTAGGTATACTGTTTCAGTATTTGAAGTATAATCACCTCCTGTAACTGTAAAGTTACTATCTGAAGCAAATGATGAAGTAGCAACCCAAGAACCAGTTACTTTAGGATGTATTGAAACTGACCCAGTATATAGTTCACCTCCTAAAGAAGCTCTAAATGCTAATTTAGTTAACTCAGGATCAGTTGAAGTACTCTCAACTGAATCTGGGTTCATTGTATAGTCTCTAAATAGAGAATCTGTAATAACTTCTGTATAGTATCTTATTTCTTGATAAGATCCTGTAAATGGTCTATATTTACCTATATTATTTCTAGAGTCAGATGGGAAATATGAAGTAGTACCAGCGTTCCAAGTTGAATTACTAGTGTTTACTGAAGATGAAGCTATAAATCCTATAGTAGAACCATCATTACCATTGTAAATGTTATTAGCTGCATAAAGTGTAAAATTAGCAGAACCATTTGAATGATCTACTGTTACACCAACTGACCACCAATCTCCATCAAAGAATGGTAAATAAACACTTGCTGAATCTGATCCTATAATAAGTTTTAGATTAGCATATTCGTTATAAGGATTAGCTATTGATCCACTATATGAACCTGAAGCATATCCTGATCCTGTATATTCTAATACTATTTTAGTTAGGCTGCCATCATCTAAACTCCATAATGATTGATTAACAAATGATAAAGCTGAATTTAATCCTGGGGTTTTGAATCTAAATTCGAGTGATTTAGCAGGAGTTACCCCCCAATCACTATTTAAAGCCCATTCGGTTTGGATCCAACCATTAGTTCTAGTGTCAAACTTATAGTTATATCTCTGCTTATAGTAATCCCAATCGTTTGATTCATCTTTATCTTTACCACCAAATTCAGCTACTCTTAAAATTGTACTTGGAATACCATAAACTGTAATAAGATCTTGAATACCAACTGTTGTACCTTTTTTCTTTAGAAGAAGTGGTAGGTTGTGGTATAATCTCTTATATGTTCCTTTTTCAATGTCTTCTAAAGGAACGGCCCCATTTGAAGCAGAGATAGATGAATTAATGTACTCAAATCCTGTTGGGGTAGGTAAGGAACCTGTCATGTAAGGGAATGGAAAATCACTTCCTGAAGGAGTAACCCCTAATAGAGCAGTATATAAATCAGCTGAACCAAAACTACTTTGGTAGATTTTTAAACCGAGATCTCTTAAGACGTCTGCTACAATATCTTTAGAAACACCATATTGTAAACGGTTATCAGCATTCCATTTTTCAGTTACATCTTGATAATAGATCCAAATGTTATCAAACATTTCACCTAACATCTCAATAAACAATTCGTATTGAGCATTCGCTTCATCTTCCCTTAAATACGCTGGGATAGCGTTGATTAACGCATTGTTATTATTTTCGTCGTAATCGGCCGCTACTAAAGATTGACTTTGTATAAACGTTAATCCTGCAACCGAGTCAGTAGTAGCATTGTTGTAGGGGTAAACTGAATTGGTTTTAGGCCATGCTGTTGAACCTGAAGAATAGTAAAGATAATAATCATAACCATCAAATGTAGTTATAATTTCATTAATTTTTTCCTCCCAAATATTTTTACTAGTAACAACCTGAGCACTAGAACCCGCTAAGTTAGATAAACTAGCACTGTAACTGTATTCTTCAATTAATTGGAGTTTATAATAGAAATTTTCTAAACGAGTTAACGCTGAAGAAAAATATATAAAATTACTATAATCAGAGTAATCAATATTAATTTCAACCCCACGTTCAGCTAAAATACTGTTAACTTGATATTGTAGATTGTTAGGGCCTGCAGCATAAGTTGAAGATGATAAAGTATCATAATTAGTATACGCTGTGGAGTTATTTATCTGGTCTTTAACATTAAGGTTTAAGTTAGGACCTTTTAAATAAGTTAAATCACTTAGTGGTTCAAATATCTCAACAATATTAATGTTATAAGCAATAGGTTGAGCTACTTGAGTGACAATCCAACATTCATCCTTTAAAGTAAAGTTTATAGGAAGAGGTTCATATAACTTAATTAGAACAGTTGGGTCATTTGGGTTGGTAGTATCTAACAGAATATTGTTAGCAATTACTAATTGATTTTCTCCAAAGTTAAGGTAAAAGTCAAAATATGTAAGTGGGCTATTTTGGATTTTAGTAGCTAAAGCATTAACCCCATTTATTACATTAGCATTAAGAATCTGAGTAGTATTAAGCCTAATTTCAGTTCTATCTGGGGAGATAGTCTCAATGTAGTATTGGTTAAAGATAGAACTAGAAGCCTCATTATTGAGGAATGTATATAAAGTATTATACTCACCTATAGTAAATCCTACTCGCTCAAGATCTCTTTGAGGATCAAGATAAACCTGACCATTTATAAAACTCCATCCACTAAACCCAGCTTCATTAGAGTAAATTATTTCATTATTTAAATTATAAATAAAATATGAAACATAATTTTGTAAAGGATCAAAAGTAGATTGTACAGTACTATTAGTTATAAGATTATCATCTTGAATTGAGTAGTCCTGCAATTCAAAAAAGTTACTTGGAATATTATTTATAGTTACTGTATTAGCCATTACTTGTATTTTGGACTGTGGTAAACAATTGTTGTTGTAATTCTAAATTTTCTTGTCTTAACTCTGTTATTTCATTAATTAGCGCTTGAATTTCATCATTTACTATATTTGAAGTACCAATGTATTCTTGGCTAGTCTTGATAAGATACTCATGAGAATTTATTTCTCCAAATTTAGGTATATCAAAAAATAATTGATTATAATAATCAAAGAATTGGTCTACTGAAGGTAAAGCAGAATCAGTAGTAGTTGTAGTAGGTTGAACAAGTTGGGTAAATGAAGTATCAATTACCTTTTGGTATTGATTCTTATCATAGACTTGTTTAGTTAAAGTTACCTGTTGAGCCATTATCCATTAATAACCTTAAAGTTATAATTACTATCTATCACCTGAGTTGTTCCTCCAATAGTAGTTTGAATTAGGATTGTATAATATCTCTCAGGTTGTAGACCATTCATATACACTGTGAAAAGACTAGAAGTAGTATCAGCACTTAATTTAGTATAAGTTGAATCAAAATCTATAACATACTCATTTGTATCTAAATCCTTAATAGCCCAATATGAGGCTGTAGGTAAGTAATAGTTTTGAGTATAGATAGAGGCTGTTTGAAAAACAATAGGTGGATATTGAGGACGACAATCTACTCTAAATTCTTGAACACTTTGGCTATAGAAAAATCCATTATTATTTGCTATAGAAAGATAAGCTTGAGGGGTTGTTAATAATGGTATATTAGATGAAGTATTATAAGTAAAATCATTCCATTTAAAATCTATACATGGAGGATAGATTGTATGAGTGTCCATTGAGTAGTACTGTAGGACAGGTTGTACATTTAAATTTTGATTAAATTCTATAATATCTTCCCACTTTACTATAAATCCATCATTAGATATAGTACCACTATACCAAGTGTCAATAAAATCAGTGACAGATACTTTTAAGTCTTTATCTGAATTATAAGTAAATTCTTGATTTGCTGATGGGGTGCCATACCAGTTACCTCCTCCATAATTAGACCCAGAGTATGAAGCTGTAACATTGGGATTTGCAGATGATGTAGCCCATGCTATCCCACCTTCAAAAGTTCTCCACTGCCAGCTTGTACCATTAGTTACTATAGGTTGGTCCAAATATTTCCCAGTACCCATACCCCAAGATCCAGAGACTGGGTAAACTTCTAAATAAGAGTCTATATTGATACCTTGAGCAGTAGCTATGAAACATCTTAAATCAGCATCCCATTGAGCCCCATCTGCTAAATTATTAACAGCATTATTAAGTTGTTCTTGATTAAATTTAATTAAATATCTAGCTACTTGAGCGTTACTACTAATTGAAAAATTTAAATTTGAAATATCTAAGATTTCATCAATACCAGTATTCATTGTTGGGAACAACGAATATATAGTAGCGTCTTTTTCTGGGAAAATTTTATATACAGCCATTGTCTTATAAGTTTACTACTCTACCTTGAATATCAGTATTAGGATATTTTACTTCAAAAATCATAGGATCTATTGATGGATAAACTACATTATTAACTGTAGCTCCGGGAATGTCATAAGCAAACTCAGAGTATCCTAAATTAACACCTACTTTATTTGATATTGTAATATTTTTAACAGTTTGCACTCCTTCAATTTCATCTAAGATAACATATAAATCTCTTAGAATAATAGGTTCATTAATCTGCCAGTTCTTAATAGCAAAAAAATCTTGCATAGCCAAAATACATCTAGTTAGTACTTCATTTGAGTTGAAGTTTGGAAGTACTATAATATCAAAATTAACCCCGATATTAATAATAAATGCGTCTTTAATATTGATTGAATCATTTACCATTCTATATTGAGAAAGGTAAGTAGATAGATTTTGTTTAAGAGCTACTGAGGCTGTTCTTAGTTTACTATTAATATCAAAAGAAAGAACATACAAATCAAGTACAGAAGCTGCAGCTCCGGATTGTACTGATTGAGCTTTTGTAGGTTCTATATAGGCTTTAGCTATTACTCCAAATTTAGAAGGTATTGAAAGTGCTCTTACTAAATAATCATCTTGAGTTACGTTACGCAATTGAGTTGCAAAGTTTGCTGAAGCATTTTGTCTAATCTCTTCAGCTGTGTCTCCATCACCACCCCCATCAGCTGCTGCTAAATTGTTAACAGCTAAAGTTCCAAATATATAATTGGCTGTATTAGTATTTAAATTATTATTTAAAAATTGGGGAGTACCGCTTGTAATTGACGTAATTGTATTAGCTGGTACATTGGCTGAGACTCCTCCACCTGTTAAGTATCTAACAGTTAAAGTGGTATTTGATGGGGCTATACCATATGTTTTAGTAAATACAAAGTTTGAAGGAGCAAATGCTGTTGTTAATTTATCAATCTCAAACGGTAAACCTAAACCAACATTATCTGGGTTAGGTAAAATTTCCTCATCAGTATCAGCTGAGGTTCCAGCTCCGAATTGTAGTTGGAGAGTAGTACTGTTTAAGAAACGAGTTGTAAATCTTCTTTGTACTTGTTTTAATTGTAAAAGGAATGGGGTATCACCTTGGTACTGTGATAGGTTAGGATCATTTACATTAGTATTCTTGATAGAGTCAAAAACAGTATCTTGAGCTAAATAATCTACTTCATACCAGACATTTCCATTACTATCTACTATATCTAAAATACCTACTATGTTAGGTGAATTTATTTCTACTGTAGCAAACTGTTGAGGAGCCCCAAATGAGAATGAGGTAGTATTAATAGTAGAGGATATAGCTTTACGAACTTTTCTTAATAAGAAATAGTCCACTACTAAACCTCCACTTGATACTTGATAAACTGTTACTTCTGTAGGGTCACCTGAAGATGAAACACTAAAATCAACTGGGTCTTCTATAATAAAAGAGACACTATTAGGAGGTGTAGAAGATATTACAGTATTAGCTGGTATTGATAAAGCATAGCTAAAGTCTGGAGATTGAGATCCTATAAATCCTGTTGCTGGGACTTGTTGGTAAAATTCAATATCAACTGTAGCAACTTGAGTTACATTTGGTTTATAACCAAACATATAAGCTAACTCATATAAATTATTTGTTTGACGGGCATACTGTAAGTATGTCTCTTGGATTTGGTTATCCAAATAGAAAGACATAATATCACCTACATAAGCTGCCATTTCCATAAACATCATACCTGGTGATGCTGGAGAAAAGTCATTGTAGGTTGTAGGGAAATAAGTACGAGCGTAGTTAATTAAACTCGCTCTTAACTCGGTAAAATCCTTGTTTATATACTGTATGTTACGTCTTACGGCCATTAGTTGAATGCTATTTGAATTTCGTCTGATATAGCGGTATCTATAACATTGTAAGTTAAGGATACTGTTATAGTATTAGTGTCTGGGTCTTGAAATATATCTAAACTAGCTACAAGTACATTAGGAAAAAAACGAGATAGTTGTGATTGAATATTCTCTTTAAGACCATCTAAATTACCAGTAGTAATTTGTTCAAAAATAAAAGCTCTTAAACCTGAGCCAAATGTAGGGTTAAGATATCTTTCGGGTGGGTTAGTTAGAAAAAAATTTATAAGATTATTTCTTATAGCGTCTTTTGTGGTATAGGTAGAATAAAAAACACCTGGAGCATTAAAAGGAATAGCAACACCAACAGCTGTTCCTGGTTTGGTATCAATTGGAAATATCTTTTGTGCTCCAAATGCCATTACTTACCTCCTTTCATTAATCCCATAATCATATCTAAACCAACATTACCTGCTGGTAAATCACTACCAGGCATAGCACCTGAAGGTACTTGCATTGTAGTTTGATTCATACCCATTCCTCTAGCATCCATTGAGTTAAATGAAAGAGTATCTTGTCCTCTTCTCATATCGCCCATAATACTTTCCATCATAGCTCTTTTATCAGTTGCTGATGTAGTACTTGGTTGAGGTTGAATTGGTTGAGTATATGATTCAACCACTTGTGTTTTAGGTGCACGAACTGCTTCCAAAAGGATATCTTTTAGTTCCTCTTGGATAGCTTCTCTAACTGCGTCTTTGATAAATGATTTTAATTCACTTGGTTTCATCTGTTATAAATATTGAATTTAGTAGGCTTTTAAATTGTCTCTGTCAATAATTAATTTAAGTTCATCAATTAATGTTCGATCGTTAGTTGTAAACGATAGAGGTGTCTCTATTAAAGGAATACCGGATTGATTAAATGCAACTGCTTTTCTACGAGTAACAGTAGAGCTGAAAGGTACTTCTTCTATTTTGAATATAAAACCTTGATAAGTTGAATTATCTACAGATTGTTGATTATCTGTTAATATTTTTTGAAGATTATCACTTACAGGATTTAGAGTTTGGTTTGGTTGTAAACATAATGAAAGTGCCGCGTCTAAAGAATTTAAAATAGTCACTACATTTTTTACAAAAGAAGATACTATATTTAAAGCAATTGCTAAAGTATCTAGGTCTTGTTTTCTTTTAACTAATTTAGATTCACCTAAAGAATTATAAGTTAAATTATCTGTTAAATCACCTAAATCACTTAAAAGAGCAGTAACAAAACCGGGTGCTGTGGGTAAAATTTTTACTCCACCTGAAGCTGTGGTTTTAGTTAATTTCAACCCAGTTATAGTAGATAAAGCAACATCAAAAGCAACACTAACTCCAGTATATGTAAAAATTACAGTATCTAAAAATGTACTAAATTTATTTAGAAACTCTACAATATTGTTTCGTTTGTCTATAATATTTTGTAGTGTTTGAGGATCTGGGCAAGTGCCGTCTGTTGGGATTTGTTTTAGTAAATTTTCTAAAGGTAATTTAATTAAATTCTCGTTATCTGATGTTTTTTTAATTAATAGTAAAGACAATTTTACTAAAGCTGATTTAGGATCAGAGATAGCATTTTGTATAGAAGTTATATCAATCCCAGCCATTACAGAGTTTTACTTATATTCGATTTAGTTGTAGTCTCTAATTGAACCTTTAAGGTAGTTAAATAAGTTATAAACTGACCAGCTGCTGATGCAACTGTAGAAACTGGGATATTTGTTAAAGTTGCACTTAAAAGAGATAATTGGTCTACTAATTGAGTTAAAAGAGTTATAGTAGTATCACCGTAAAGTAATGGTTGTACCGCATTAGCCCCACCTAATAACACGCTATTGGATTGAATCACTGACTGTGGTGAGTCAACATTGAAACTGTTTAAAGCATTGATATTTACAGTTTTAGTTGATGATAAAAGTAAATGATCTTCTGTAGTATTAAATACTAAACGGCCTGAGTTTAGAATAAGCTGTTTACCAGAGTACTCATTAGGTTGGGTTGGTGGATTAGAAGTATAACTAGAGTAAGAAGTACTAGAGGCTTTTAAAGGTATTTTTTGAGTACTAGTAAAATATATAGAAGTATCATCATTATTAATATCTTCTATAGTTGGAATCCATCCTTCATCTGTTTGATTACCTTGACCATTACGAATAATAGTAATAGGGTCGCCATTAGTTCCTATAGAAGACCATGTATTAGGAGTATTTTTAACAGTAGATCCTAAACGGATTGAATTACCCCACCTACCCTCAAAAATTCTATCTCCTTCAAATGGTAAGAGTGGATGTATATTCCCTCTTTCAACAAATGTTCTTCCTAAAAATATCTCAGTAGATTGATCTGTTACTCTTCTTACACTACCTAACTCTGTCTCAACATAATCTTTTTGTTGTGAGGGAGGTAATATATTAGAGTTTTGAGGAAAAGCATTATGGTGGGGATGATTCCAAATACCCACAACACTCATATAATAAGCTGTCTTAGATGAAGCAAATTCACCTATATCAGTATTTGGGAAAGAAGAGATAAATACTATCTCATTTATTAAAGGTAAATTCCTAGTAGAAGGATCATAGGGTTTAGCTGTAGGATAAGATTGGTTTGGAGATACAGGTTGGTCAACTAAAACATATTCAATTGTACCTAAACCATTCCATTCACCAAGTTCTTTCCAACGCGGATGAGTCTCATCTAATACTATGCTAACTACTCTACCTACATTTTGAACAGGAAAAGCTATAGAAAATCTAGACTTATCAAGTAAAGCCCCTAAAACACCACCTGACCTATTTGTTTTAGCCATTACTCCTCAGATTTAAACTTACTTATCTCATCAAGTAATTGTTGTTTTTCTTCGTCTGAAATTCCTAAGCCAGCATCAGTTGCTTCACTATTCATTGCACGTTGTGCTAGGGCAGCCATTTTAATTAATAGGTCATCATTTTTGATGCCCATTTCTAGGTATTCTTTAATTAAGGGAACTAAGAGAGTAGCGTCACCTATTTCTTCAATCATAGGTTTTAGTTCATTGATAAGAGCATTTATTTGCTTATCTTTTTTCTTTTGATTGTCATAGATTTCCTCTAATAAATCAGAGAATTTCTTTTTACCAAATACGGTTTTATCAAACTGGCTCATGGTTATAAATATATTTATTTAAACTCTACATAACCGTGTTCTAAATAATGTATATAGTTGGATCTAAATATACTGTATAATTGTCCTGCTATTTTAGTTATTTTTGGGGTTTTAGCGTCTATCTGTTCCCTAATGTAGATATATAATGCTTTCTTATTAAAAACGTCTATACTGTCACGTTTACGGAATAGTTCTAAAATAGCATCAGCAATTTGAGCATCTTCATCTTTAGGAAACAACTCAAAAATATTCTCAGTACAATACACTGTAAACTCATCTATATAATATGATAGTTTATCATCATGAGCATCTTGTAATGTTTCTTCAATTTGATAAGAAAATTTTTCATTCTCATCTAATCCTTCAACAGGTGCCTTATCGATTCTACGCTTGTAGTTTCGTGTGTTGGATATAATTAAATAACGTTTTGCAATTGTACCAAAGTAAGAGTATGCTTTAGATCCTTTAGTCTGATCGTATAGATGTATTTTAGAGAGAAGAAAGGTAATTACCTCATGCTGAAGATCTTCAATATTTTCTACTTCTGTATAATAGAATTTAAAGGTATGAATAATATTCTCAGTAAGTTTAAAAAATGGGTAATGAATATATCTATGATATATTCTTTCTTTTTCTAATGTATTAGTTGCTTTATTATATCTTACAATAGCATCCTCTGTTTCCTGAGTGAAGTATTGTACACCTTTTTTCTTTTTAGGGATTATTTCTTCACTCATAATTTTATGTTATAGGGTCTTAACATATCGTTTAACATTTTAAGTCGATCAAAGAAAAATCCTACTTCATCATCACTTTTAAAAGTACCTTTAGCATCAACTTCATCAATCCGCTTAATCATAAATTCTACAGTACTACCTAAACCATTAATATAGTCTTGGTATGAGATAATAGCTTCTTGTCTTTTGTTAAGTTCGTCTTCGTATCGTTCAACTTTCTTAAGAAGGTTAAAGGTCGTGAATCCTAAGATCACGACCGCAACCAAAAGTATAATAATGGTAATTATCATATACTATCTAATAGATTTTTTAATCCTTCACTTCTAACTCCACTAAGTGCTTTTTGCTTGGTGACTGAAGGAGTGTTAGTTGTTTTTTTAACTGGGGCTGTTTTAGCAGTTCCATTTTTAAACTTAGGTAACCATTCACGTTCAAACTCAATACGAGCAGCCATCATATCAGCAAAATGGAGAATATAAGGAAGTGAAGTACGCGGTTTAACCTCAGGAGTGAATCCCATAAAGTACTTCTTATTTGCTTCATCATATAAACCATCATGAGTTTGAATACCTATCATCTCATTAAAGGTATATTGAATGCCATGAGATTGAAGAAGATAAAGACCACGGTCAGGAACTGAGGCAAATGCAATTTTATCATTATGCATATAATCTTCACCTAGCTTATTTCGTCTCCATTCATCAGTTTGGGGAATATAAGCTTCATTTTCTTCATCACCCATCTTACCTAGGTCATGGTTGATTGCAGCAAAAACAAGTTCTTCCATAGTGTATGTACTTGTATCTACTCCTTCATCAGCCCATAGTTGATGTTGTTTAAGAGCACAACGTACAACACGAATAACATGTTCTACATAACCACCTGGGAAAGCATTATGGTATTCTTTTTTATGGGCAGCAGGCATTAGCATTAAGCGATCAGCGTACTGATTATAGAAGTCTAGGAGTTTTTCTTTACGAGGTGAAGAGATATGTTCTTCAATAAGTCCTAAAAATACTTCCCAATTGTTTTGGATTTGTTCTGCTGTAAGATTCATAACTTTTATTTAAAATTAGTTTTGACGTTGTACCATCATTTTAAGGTCACTGATAATATCATGTGCCTCTGCAATAAGTTTTTGGTATTGTTCTTTAGTTGTGGTTGGGCGTGTAATTAAAACACCCATAGAGGTTAACTTGCCTTCAAGTTTCTCTAGTTTTTGAACTGCTAGATCTGGATTTCTCATGTTTAATATTTTTGTTGGGTTATAATGTAATGTAGATATATGTTGGAATCAAGTTTACTTGATAAATTTCTCAACTATATCTTGGATTTGTTTTAAATGAGCACATTTCTCATACTCTTCTTTACATTCAAAGAATTTAATAGCCATAACTAAGGCAAATACTAAATTATCATCAGCAAAAGTTTTTATAGCATCTATATCTATTTTACGTTTTAAATTTAATTTAGAAGCATAAAACCACACCCTTGAATAAGTGACTAAATCGGCTATATCATCTAAACCAGCTATTTCTTTAATTAATTGTTCAGGAAGATGATGTTTAAGTTGATGGTAGAAAGCTTTATTATTTAATATAATTTTTTTAAGCATCCCTACCCAAAATATAGGGGTTTCTTGAATTAAAATAAGTTCATCAGCTGCCTTAGCTTTTTGCTCTAAGGGAGTATCAAATTCTGTTGAATCGAATAGATTAAATATTTTATTTATATCCATTTGCATATACATATATGCGTAGATCAAGAAACATATAGGTAAAATTAGAGCGAAAGACCGGATTCGAACCGGCGACCCTGACCTTGGCAAGGTCATGCTCTACCAACTGAGCTACTTTCGCATAAAGTAATGATGGGAATCCTGACTACCCATACGTCCTGGACATGCCCCCTTTCACCCACAACCCAACAGAGTAGCTAATTCTGCTGTTAACGATTGGTTGGATTGCTTACCAACACCCGCGGCAGAGATCATGAATATAACCTTGACGGGACCCTAGAGGCTACCAGGTTGCGCATTCTACCCTGTAGTTTAGGTGGTTTTACCTCACATGTCTGTATGACCCAATATTCCTGCTTTTCAGCAGTTCAACCAGTGCCTTAAGAGCTCTCAACCCTTTATTCAGCCACATTACTTTTGAGCCTCAAGCCGGACTTGAACCAGCGACCTACTGATTACAAATCAGTGGCTCTACCAACTGAGCTATTGAGGCAAATCTCCCTTACAAAACTTCAAGCATACGTTCTCAAAGAACCTGGAGGAGGTCGTTTTTCAGGCTAGACTCAGTATTATTCTGCTACTGTAGTGTCAGCTGTAACTGTGGTATCGGTAGATACTACAAGAGTGTCTACTGTGGTTGATTCAGTAGTTGCTGCTTCGTTGGAACAAGCTACAGCTACAGCAGCGATTGCGATTGCGAAAAATGCTTTTTTCATTTTGTTTTTGTTAATTAATTATTTAATGATATAAATATATAAATAAAATCTGACTGGGCCAAACTTTATTTTGTGGACCTTGAGGGGCTCGAACCCCCGACCAATTGATTATGAGTCAACTGCTCTAACCGACTGAGCTAAAGGTCCAGTTGTTGGAAGGGACGGATTCGAACCGCCGTACCCAATGGGAGCAGATTTACAGTCTGCCGGTTTTAACCACTCACCCACCTTCCAATTTTGTTACCCCCCAGGGACTCGAACCCCAATTAATTGGACCAAAACCAATTGTCCTGCCATTAGACGAGAGGGTAATATAGTCGAGATGACAGGGTTCGAACCTGCGACCCCCTGGTCCCAAACCAGGTGCGCTACCAACTGCGCTACATCTCGTGGCGGAGGCTCAGGGATTCGAACCCCGGGACCTGTTACAGTCAACAGTTTTCAAGACTGCCGCATTCGACCGCTCTGCCAAACCTCCTTGTAATTATTGTAGTCAGGGCCGGACTCGAACCGGGGAAGCAACCATATAGGATTCGGCCACCAATGCCTCATTACGCCCACCTGACTATTTGTAGCGGGAGAGGGAATCGAACCCCCGACCTCAAGGTTATGAGCCTTGCGAGCTACCTCTGCTCTATCCCACAATATTTGCGCTCCTGGCTGGATTCGAACCAACGACCAATTGATTAACAGTCAACTGCGCTACCGCTGCGCTACAAGAGCAATTTATGTACCGAAGGTGGGACTCGAACCCACACACACTAGGCACTGGTTCCTAAGACCAGCGTGTCTACCATTCCACCACTTCGGCATTTTTACCAATATGTCAAATAACATGTTGCTTTTTCAACTATATAAATATACGAACAATATTTTGGATAACCAAATTTGTTTGTTAAGTCCGTATAATATGGTCGGCAGCTCTTGTCGCGATTTGAAGAGCTGGTTTTGTAGTACTTCTAAAGCCAGTTGCTTGCACCCAACCCTTTGATGCTGCTACAAGTTTGTTAGATGCTTTATATTCATCGTCGTTAAAATCCAGATCGATTGATTCGATTTTAAGTGGGCTATTTTCTGTAATGAATAGAGCAGCTTCGATTGACAATTCTGTTTCTTTCCATAAACGCGACCAAAAATCTCTAACAATTGGTACTTTTGTTTTGTGGTACAAAACATGACAACCTCTGCTTCTATATCGGAGTACTACTGCTGTGCAGTAAACAGTTTCAGGACCACGGTTTTGAGAGTCAGAACCAACATATATTTTTGTCTCTGGATTATTTCGTATGTAATCCAGTAGATAAGGTACTAACTGTATTGGTTTATGAGTTGTGCCGCTTCGGAATATTGAGTTCATTATAACGTGGTATTATGCGGAAGGTGAGGGATTCGAACCCTCGCGGCTGTTACACCCTAATGGTTTAGCAAACCATCCTCTTAGGCCACTTGAGTAACCTTCCTTTAAAGAGAGGTTTCGGGTCTTTCAGGGTTTCTGGTTGAGTGCAATAAGTGACGCCTACCTACTATAAACCCTTTTTCAGTAACTAATACACTCTACCTCCCAACTACAGCTTCACTACCTCTCTCTGTTGGCAAGAAGGGACTCGAACCCTCATGTGACCAGTTACTCTTTCTACAAGGTATAAGCTTGAGGAGATACTTGCCAGTATTTAGTGATCCGAGAAGGATTCGAACCTTCGACCGTCGCATTAGAAGTGCGATGCTCTATCCAACTGAGCTACCGGACCATGTTTTAAGGGGCTACCTACCTTATTGTCGCGAACAACTTGTAGCCGGAAACCTTAGTCTCCCCTTCTTTGTACACCCGGCCGGAATCGAACCGGCATGCTTGCGCGAGGGATTTTAAGTCCCTTGTGTCTACCTGTTTCACCACGGGTGCAATAAAATATAAATATTAGTTAAGTTGAACTTTAATAAGATCTTCAATGAACTTGTTATAGTCCTCAGTGAAGTCATTTAACATGTCTTGAAGCGCCTGAGTGTAACCACGCATCCAGATGATTTCATTATCTGTATATTCGCGTGATGGAGAAATCATTTCTTCTTTATTCTCCTCAATTGCTTCAACTAACGTTTGCTTAAACTTATCCATAACATTTATTTTTTTCTATGATATAAATATAACATCTATTTACGCTGTAGCCAAACTTTAGAATGGTAAGTTACCCCAGCTCATACTACTTGAGGAAGCTGTTTCCATATTATCGTATGGATCAAAGTATGATTTGGTCTTGTAAGAGTCTTTAGAAGAAGTATCTGTTGTTGTAGACTTAACTTGTTTAGTTTTAATCTTTTTAATGATTTGAAAGTACTTCTTCTTATCAATCTTTTCAATATCTTCCCAGTGTTTAAACTGTTTACCTACTCGAGTATCATAAGCGTATCGTGCCTTGTATGAGATTGTGATAGCTGGGTGATTTACTCGAAGTGGGAATTTAGAAGATGGGTTATCTTGAAATGGTATTCTCACCTCAACTACATCTTTTGACTTCATATATTGTGAATTAAAGAAGTCAATAGTATATAGAACATTTCCCTTCTCATCCAACTTCGAAAGTTGGATAAGTTCTTTAGTTAAGAAGTGTTCTGCTGATTTTGTTTTTATTATTTTATCTCCAGTAGGACTAGCCTGAACTGATTCAAAATCATAGTCATTATTTCCTAATACAAACCCCAACTGGAAGAAATCCTTAATAGTATTAAGTTCTTCAACTGTTAAAGGCTCAGTTAAGGAAAAGTCAATATCAGGTTTACGCTTATTAAAATTGTATTCCATAATGTCCATAACATACAGCCCTAAACTACCACCTAAAACCAACTTATTACACATACCCAATAGTGGATATACAATTTCCTCAATATTAGAGGGTAGTGGAATCACATCTAGAGGTTGTTTCCATGGATTAGGATTATTTAATGAAATTTTCGATGCCATTATCGGGTAATTTTAATTTTAGCTCCTGGGAGTTCTTCATTGATAGGTGAACGTGAACTATGAACCCACAAAATAGGTTTCATCGGTTTTGTTTCAGGAGCACTACATTCACCATCAGTAAAATAAATTAGGTTTTGAAACTTGTTTTGATGTTCTTTTAGGTAAACCATCACTGGTTCAAAATCAGTACCACCACGTCCTGCTACCTTAATTTCTTCTAACTTACCTTTATATTCATACTCTCGTTGAATTTTAGCGTCACATTCAACCACTGTAATCTCAGTTCCGGTTTTATACATGTGATAGATTTCATTAAAGAACTCCTTTAATTCATCGTTATTTACGCTACCTGATGTGTCTATGGCAACAAGTGTACGTTTCTTAGGCTTTACTTTAAGGGCGGGATTAGATGGGTAACGTCGAGATGGTTTACGACGAGTCTTTTTAGTAAGAATCTTTTGAGACATACCATTAAAACGTCGTAGGTAAGCTTTCCAGTCCAATACTGGTTCTTCCATCTCAAACAAACCTAAAACATAATCTTTCAACTCACCTGGTATAGTACCACAGCTCTTTTGAACCTGATCAGCAATTTCTTTGAGTTGGTGGTCGATTTGTTTAGCAATAAGCTTCTTTTCAGCATCAGACAAACCATCAAATGCTTCCCATAACTCATGCATCGGATCCATTCCTTCCATAAACTTGGCTACATCACCTTCAGGATTGTTTTGAATTTCCTCCTGGAGCATTGAGTAGTAATACTTAGTACCTTGTTTAGGTTCAAGATTAAGTTTAGCAAATGGTTCCTTATGAATCTCTAAACCATCCCATTTTTCTCCTTTATAATTATCCTCAATATACTGGTTAATTTCCAAATCCGCGGCTACGTTGTGTAGTTTACGATCTGGAAAACCATCCATATTAAGTAGGTGAAAGAACGCGATATGGAGCAACTCATGTTTAAGAACACCTGTTTTAGTACTCTCATCCAATGTAGCCCAAAACTCAGGATTGACCATCAACTTAGTGTTGATATTATCTCGAGTAACACATGCAGTGTCAATTCGCTCACTAAGTTCCTTATTCATCGCTATGAGCATCAACCCATAGAATGGTTCGTCAAACATTAACTTCTTTGAGTGTTTAACTACTTCTTCATATACATTCATAACTTATTTCTTTTACCTAAATATAAGTAAGATATTGGGTTAAGCCAAACTAATGTCAGTTAGTTTAATTTTAGTATGTTTAAGTTGAGATTGAAGATAGTCCTGGATGTGTCGTTTAATAATTGGAGTAATTTTTTCATCATCCTTATAAAGTACAAACATATCACTTAAGAATGTATCTCGATCACTCATCCAACCAATACCTTTACTACGAATATAAGCATCAATTTGTTTGTAACTAGTTTTAGTTAGCATACTTTGCTTACCAATAAAACAATTCTTATGTTTGTTAAACATAAAAGCAATACGAAACAATGATTTTTCTAAATCAAAGTTACTACAAATCTCAATCGCCATTTTAGTGTCATTAATATCTGTAGATTTAAGCATTTGCATTACTTGTTTCTCAATCTCGTCATCCATCTCAATACCTTCATTAGTCATCCCCTCATTTAAAGTAGTATCAAATACTACTGTAATATTTGGGTGACTTTTAAGGAAAGTTAGAAGTTCAAGTGTTTTAAGAAGATCTCCAGTTGGATAACTTAAAATTTCAATTTTCTCAGCCTCTGGAAATGACGATTTGACAATTTGAGTAGCTCTATCATCATATGTTTTAATAAAAACATCATGTTCTCCTTTAAGTACTTGATCATGTATTGTAAAATATGGTTGAGACCATGAATTGTTTCTATTATGATCAATATCAAAAAGATGGCTATTCTTTACAACATCCTCTGAAGGGATCATAAATCCTTTAGTCCAACTATGTTGTTTTGGAAATATTCTAAGAACCTTATCAAGAGATTCTAGATCAATCAATACAGTATCAGCTAAATAAGTACGAGTAGTTTTCTTAAGATTATTTTCTTGAAAATAAACCTTCATTTTATCACGTGGAATCTTGCAAGTAGTGGCTGTATAAACATTCCCATGAGGCTTTTGTGATTTATCTTTAAGAAGCTCTCCAGCGAACTCTACAAGTGGGGCAAAATTACTTTTAAATTTATATGGGTCTTTTGTCTGGCTACTTGAATCATATATAATGATATCATTGTTGTAATTTCTTATTGAATATATAGCGTATGTATTCTTACTCATAACTTATTTCATAATATATTTAACCAAATTCTTATCTACCATCATCATCTTGAACTGTGTCGGATTACTATTGTAGATATTCTTAACCATATTGTAACAGATATCAGTGGTAAAAATTTCCTCCTTTACCAGTGCCGAGATACGGTTAATAATTTCATTTGAGATTTTCTCAGTTTTAGCTTTAATATCCAAATAGTTAGCCAATCGAGTTGAGAGTGTTGAGGCAATATCTGCTCGATATTTATCTTCCTTACCAACTAAACTTTTTAAAGTATTCATAACATACTTTTCATCTTGGTTCAAGATATTCTCAGGAGTAATCATACGGTCCAACTTGTTATTAATAAACATAGTGAACATAGTACTAAACTCAGAACCAACTGATCCTTCTCCAACCATTTGAATTAGAGGCAATGACTCTTCAAAATTCTTAAGTGAAGAAATAGAATTAAAGAACATACTAACACTTCGGCTGTTTATCTCTTTAGTAACCAATTCAGGATGCATAAGCATGAAGTTGATACAACGACCATCCATTTCATTTTCTTCAGCCCATTTACCCCAACAGTCAACATCATACTTTAGATTAACTGAAATAAATCGTGTTTTTTGTGCGTTATCAATACTATTAACCAAATATTCACCTGTGTCAGGATTAGCAGTCAAAATGATATGCCAATCTTTAGGTAATGTCCAGCTAATATATTGTTGACGATCAATCAGCTCCATTACAGCTTGAATGAAACGAATATCAGCGCGGTTCCAGTCATCCAGAAGCAAAATACCTCCTTTTTCTTTACCACTAATCCATTCAGGTGCGCAGTAACTCATTCGGTTCAAACCAGTTGATTTAAAACCTTGATCTTGATATTCTTTAATCAAATTCTCATCAACCCATACTTTATCAGAACCTTTTGTAAGTTCAAATTGACGGATTGGAAAACCAACCAAGTCACCAATTTCTTCAATTTGTGCGAGGTTCAATTTAACAAAATGCAAATCCAACTCATTAGCTAGCTGGATGATTGAAGATGTTTTACCAATACCTGATTCACCTACAACTTCAATTGAAACTGATGGCTTACCATTCTCTTGCAGGTAACGGTTGTTGTTGATGATATGGGTAAGGAACTCTTTGAGCTCATTCACGTTTACCGATACCAGATCATGTTTCTTTGTTTTACTCATAACTTTAATTTTTAATTAACACCTAAATATATGTATATATTCTTGGGTAGCCAAACCTAAAGATAATTTTGTCCGAACCTAACAATAGTGTCTCTAGCTTCACTAATAGAAGTATCAAAAAATTCTCTATTACCAGACACACGTGATGCCTCTAAGTAACGATGAACCTCACCTTCCAATTGAGCCCCATTAAAACAATGGAATGCCCATTCAACAATAAATGGAGTTGGAACACCTGTTGATCGAGACAATTGTTGAGCTCGTTTCTCAGGAGTAAGATCAGTATAACCAATTTTTATTTGACCAGGAATGCTAGGGTTAGATATAACATAAACCCATGAATCATATTCTTTATCTAGGTTAACATACCTCGCTCGTTTTCTCCCAGTGTAATATGTCACCAGAGTCCACCCGTCCTCACCTTCAGTCATGGTGTAGTATGGACATTTATCTACTGTTACACCAGTATAATCTTCTTTTAAGGGAATATATTGTTTAGCCTCTTCATAAGTAATCTTTTGAATAGGATGTTTAATAGATGTTTCTGAATAGTAACTCATTATTTTTTATTCTTAAAATCTTGGACAGCGTGATTAATTAAAGTACCAAGACATAAACCAAATACAAAATATGAACCTATAGTCTCAGTAAAATATCCTCCTATGAAAAATATAATTCCAATAATAAATAGAAATGTATCATTAAAGCGAATCTTCATAACCTTAATTTATTAACTCCAGTGGGGTGAAGTTATGGAAAAAATCTTGGGAAGCCAAGCCTCAGCTCGAAAGTTTCCTTGCATCCCACCCACATCCACATATCCGTATATACGCTCCTTACTCATACCATTTCCAAAGACCCACCATAGTAATAGACAGTCCTAAAAACCATTCCATACGTTCAATTCCCCAATCAAATAAAATATTGGATAATACCAACCCGACCATAAAGGCGATACATCTAATGATAGTGGGTTTGTCTGGTTTAAATAAGTGAATTAAACCGTTAATAAACGCGAATAGTAATAATGCTCCTACAACTGCAAATGCCCACATAAACTTATTTACTTTGTTTTCATTAATACCTGAATATATGTATATACCTTATGGTAGCCAAACTTTTTTAAGAAAGAAGGATTTAGGGAGCTGGAAAAAATGGGTAAAAGGGCAAATCCGGAAATTGGGGTGTGGGTGTGGGGGATGGGCATGGTATAGGATGGTGTGGTATGGGGGTATGGTGGGCGGTGCAAATATATAAGTATATACTATCCGATGGTGGAAGTTACCTTTATTTCATCCTTACATCAAAAAAATTCTTTCCCAGTATCCAAGCATGTATGGATAACAGCGCGCGGGGGGATATACCACATATAAAGTATATATCACGTACCACGTACACCCCTCTTTTCCAAAAAAGAAGAAAGAGCCTTTCGGCCCTTTCCCCTCTCCGTATCTTCTATTTAGAAGTTATAATCATATTGCTTATATGGTGCGTCGTCAATATTCCAGAACGCTTTTTTCATCTTGGCATGGCTCAGAGTCGTTTCAAATACCTCTCCCACCTCCATGAAATCGTAATGTTGTTCATTTTGATTCAAACACACCGCTGAAAAACCACCCGGTACGAATTCCATTTTGGCTTTATTTTTGCTGGCACAAACCGGTTGAATCAATACTTTGGTTTTGCCTTTGATTGCGATAATTTTGCCTACCGGATTAACATCGCTCCACAATACCTGGTTGATGTATTTACCGATCAACTCTTCATTCACGATCATTTTTTCGTTTTTCATAACCATTATTTTTAATTACGTCTAAATATAACATCCCTTTTTGGGGTAAAAAAATAAGGGGTGATCAAACATCACCCCCATTAATTACAAATACTTCAGTCTCATCATCATCATCCTCAACCAATAATACACTTTGAACCTCAGTAAATTCAATTGAGTTGTTGTACTCCCAATCTGTTGGGTCAGTAACCTGAACTACTACTTCTAAGTTTTTGTTTTTAACCTGACTCAACTTATCAATCAATTCTTGAACTGTCATAACCTTTTGTTTTTAATTTTTAATTACATCTAAATATAACAAAAAATAAGCGGGGAGCCAAACCGGCTCCCCACCCTGGTTAGTGTGGCCATACCATAATCGTTCCTGGATCGTGCCACTCAAACCACCATCCGGCTTTCTGAACTGCCCTATTCAACTTACCACTAATCAATACTCCATTTGAACTCCAGTAGTTGAACAATTCAGGTGTGTGGTCTGCTGCGATCCAAACGCCTGGTGTGCTGTTATGGCGGCCGTAAAAATCCTCTGTGGTGCCACACACCTTGCAACCCTTCTTCTCCAGCAACGTCATCATTGCTTTAATTCCTTTTGCTTTCATAACCATTAATTTTTAATTACGGTTAAATATAATAAAAAAGGTGGCGTGAGCCAAGCCCATCGCCACCTTTGTTTTTATTTTAAAGTAACTCAGTCTTTTCAAAAATATCCTTATCCCAAATATAAATCCAATTGGCCTGTATATAACCAACTTCACTTATATCATCTATCAAACTAATAGAGAAGTAACTATAGTCATCTTTACTAATATCTTCACCTTCAACAAACTCAAGTTTAAAGTCATCTAATATACTTTCATCCTCATAACTCTCTATAATACCCAATACATCTTCATAAGATGCTACATCCATCGCCTCTCTAAAAGCAACATTTAAATCAATCATTTTCATAACCTTTTAATTTTTTAATTACGTTTAAATATAATAAAAAAGGTGGCGTGAGCCAAGCTCATCACCACCTTTGTTTTTATTTTATTCTGCGTACTCTAATACTGTATTCAAACCCTCAACATCACACTCCAAACTATTCTCATCAAATTCAAACACTGCATTTACTGAATCAATATCTGTGAAAATACAATCATCTTCACTTAATACACTCTCAATTAATTCTAATTCTGATTCATTTAAAGGTGTATTAAACACTTTACTAACTTCGCCATAAACTGAATCGTAAACGAAACCATAAACGTCACTTTTAAACTGCACTTTTTTCATAACACTTAATTTTTAATTACGTCTAAATATAACATCAAATTATAGCGTAGCCAAATCAATCTTAGCACCACCCACTTTAATTTCTTGTATGGTTGAAACATTAATCATACGATATTCTTCTTTCTCCATATCAAATACAGGCAATAAATTGCGGGCAGCGGCGTCGTATTTCAATTCGCCTCCCTTAAGATGCTTACGCACCCCTAACCGCGCTACCATTTTTCGGATCGTACCATCCTTCTTAGTAAATACAACGGAGAATATTTTACCGTCGTTAACCATTTCTTTAAACTCTACTAACAGCATAACCTTTAATTTTTAATTACGTCTAAATATAACAATAAAAGAGTGGGGAGCCAAACCTGGCTCCCCTAGTCCCCATAACGCGGGTGTAATTAAAAATGGTTATGATCGGGGACTCTCTATTTCTTCTATTGCCATTGTTAAACCGTCTAACAAACCGTATGCGTAAGGTGTTGTGCCTGTTACCTGTGATTTCAATTCAATCAACTTGGTGGTTAATTCTTGCTGGTTCATGGTTAGGCGTTTTTAGAGTTATTTACCAATTCTTGAGCCAATTTATTGATATACATTTCTCGTACTCGTTCATATGTAGCCGGGCGGCCTAAGTTTACATAATGAACTTTATATGTTTTCTTACCTGGTGTTTGTTCAATCCGGATACTGTCAGTATAAACACTATCCATTGCTCCTACTTGCACCCAATGACCTGTTTCAAATTGATGACCTACAGTTCTCAAAGCCGTTTTAGTCAATTCTAAATCAACTGCATTTTCTTTATTTTGAATAAACTTCAATCTAGTTTCAGCCTCATACAACATGTTGTTAGTGACCTCAATTCCTGCTTTATATTCGTTTCGGAGTACTTTTAGTTTAGTTAAAAACTCACTACCCTTCAATTCAATTTGTTCTGCAATCTTACCCCACTGAATCAAACGTGAAACATCTTCACTGTAAGATGATGGTACACTTACTTCTAATTTGGTCTCATCATCACCATATGTCTCGTAATACAAAACTGTAAACTGACCAGAATATTCATTATTGAAGCTAAACTCAGCCCGTTCAGAACCAATATTCAGATTTGAATATTCTACATCTTTCAAATCAAACACCTCATGAAACAAAGAACTAATTTTCATAGCCTTGTTATTGCGTGCTTCTTCTTTGATGGCTTTTAAACCTTCAATTTGCTCAATCAGTTGCTCTTTCATAACCTTTTAATTTTTAATTACATTTAAATATAACAAAAATATTCTGGGTAGCCAAATCAATCTTTAGAGATTGACCTGGTTGGCATGATCAGCAGCCTGTTCATAACTTGAATAAGCACCATACAATTCACCATCAAAATATGGATCCATTTCGAGAGTCAAAGCCAAACTAGCATTTACAACTGAGGCCACATCTTGTTCAACCACTACATAAAACATTCCATTCATAACCATTTATTTTTTAATTACACCTAAATATAATAAAATTATCGGTGTGAGCCAAGCGCTAATTGAACCTTCATAAACAAATAGTTTACAATATCTTCGTGGTCAAAGTCTTCTTTATTTAATTCGAAAGCCAAACTCTTTGTTACCTCATCAAAAATCTTACTGTCGGCAATACGAACCAAGCCTTCCATACGTTCGTAGATGTCGTCTTCATCTTCTTCGAACTTCAAGTTATTCAACCCAATAATATAACGTGGGTAAGTATAACCTTGAGTATCAATCAAATAGTTTCTATTTCGAGTAAACAAAATATAAAACTGCTGTTCCCCATCTAGATTCTCAATATCCATTAAGTCAGTATCTGGATTAAACATAAGAACAGGAAACGTACTAATTGCCTTTTGAGTTTCTTTATCAAAACTACTAAAATCTACTGAGGTGTTAACTTCATACACTGAATTCACTTTGCGGTGGTAATCCAAACGGATCAACTCATCATAAACCTCTTCTGACATTTCTTTTGCTTTCATAACCTTTAATTTTTAATTACGTCTAAATATAACATCCCTCTCTGGCGAAGCCAAACCTGCTCCCCACCCTTATTTTATTAGTCCTCTATTTCAATATCATTTCTATCAATAAAACTAACAGAACCATTCCCAAATTGAATTTGGATAATATCTTCATCAACTTCATCACTAACAATATCTACTTCAAATTCCTCACCTTTTAATACTTTTTCCTCTTCCATTATTGGATCTCCAAAATCATCAAATCCAATACAACATTCAATAAACATTTCTTTTAAAAACTTAATTTTACTCATAACCATTTATTTTATCGGGATCAAATCAAATTCGTGACACCCATCACCTTCATACTCAATGATAAAACACTCATCATCAATTACACTCATAGGTACCACTACTGGGTAACCATCTACAATGTTTACAATTAGGTGAGCTTCACCATCATACTTTACTTTGTCTCCTATTTTCATAACCATTATTTTTATTTGATTAAATATACGAACGTTCTCTTAAATACCCAAATCCTTCCGTTCGTCTATCAGATATTCTACCTGTTCTATAGGCATAGTTAACATCAACTGCCTTAACATCTGCCATTCCATTCCTACTTTTTTAAGTATAAATTGCATTGTTTCACCATCACAATCCATATTGTTTAGCAAATCAATTACTGTGTCTACTACAACTTTATTATCTTCCATAACCATTTAATTTTTAATTACATTTAAATATACAAAATATATTTTGGGTAACCAAATCAAAACTGAATTAAGTGAATAGCTTTAGTCCCTACACTCTTACCATCTTTGTATACTGTATAGTTAGGGTCCATTCCTGACAACACAATATCATCTAACAACTCATAAATGGTCTCAAACTTCTTTTTGTAGTAAGGGCAATTTAAATGATACATAACCGTTTCGTTTTTAATTACATTTAAATATACGAATAATCCCCCTGTTAGCCAAGCTTGGCTTGCCGGAAAAATTTACGTATATTTAGGTGGGGAACCCTAGGCAGGAGTCTGTAAGTAGCCCCAGGGAGAATATAAAAGGGGGGCCCCCGCCCCCCTGTATCACTTACCTCTTAAGTGACCTTAATACACTGGCTTCTCTCTCTTAATCTTCTCTTCAAGTGCCTTCAAATGCACTCCAAAATCAATCATTCTCTGTTTCAAAGCTAATCTTGCTTCTCTTGGAATACGGGGCGCTTCACTACGACCTTGATACTCATTATTTGCTCTTGAATACTCTGGATGTTTCATAACCTTTAATTTTTAATTACACCTAAATATAACATCTATTTTTAATGTAGCCAAACCTTATTTTGCGTACAACACAATAGCAGTTGAGATAAATGTGATCACCGCGATAACAAATGCTTGCTTTTTCATAACCTTTAATTTTTAATTACGTCTAAATATAACAAACTACTTTTGAGGAGCCAAAACCTTATCAATTAACTTTAACAATGTTTCAGGAGTTTCAACTATTGAAAATCCACCATTATTATGAGTTGTAACTCCTACTCTGGTATTTTCTTCTTCCTCAACACGACCGTAATTCATTCTTTTAGGAACTCTAAAAAAATGCCCTATTTGTTCAACATTTATGTATATTGATGATTTGTCTTTAAGACTTGTAACTTTAATAATCTTCATAACCATTTAATTTTTAATTACGTCTAAATATAATAAGAAAAAAGTGGGGGGCCAAGCCCCTCACTCCATTTCTTCAATATCATCAATCCGTTCTTTCAAAAACTCAATCATTCGTTGACGGTAACGCTCATCTCTTTCATTCTCAGCTTCACTCCAAATGTTGTCAAAACAATCTACCAAATCGTGGTAAGTGTTTTCGAACCTGCAATAACTCATGTTTGCCATAACCTTTATTTTTAATTTTTAATTACACCTAAATATAACATCTATCTTTTGGGTAGCCAAACTTATTCCTGAGAAAGTATTGAATTTACTTCATCATATGTCTCCTGTAAGTAGCGAATAATATCTTCTTTGGAGAGATTATCTTGTTCATTTAGGATAAATTTGATATTACCCTCGTGCTTACCTAATGCACTTGCAAAACGCATTGCTGTTTGGAGCATGTTGATGAATTCGTTTCCCATAACCTTAATTTTTAATTACACCTAAATATAACATCTATCTTTTGGGTAGCCAAGCCTATGATTTTTTCTTAACATTGGCCTCAAACTCCTCATCAATCTCAATTAAACGAGCAATGATCTGTTCTTTAGTCATTGTGTCATTTCCTTCTTTCAAGAACTGAGCAAAGCCTTGATACTTACCTAACGCCTTAGCCATTTGGAAAGTGATACCTGAGAAACTGTTTTCAATACTCATAACATTTATTTTTTAATTACACCTAAATATAACATCCCTCTCTTACGAAGCCAAACCTACTTTCCTCTCCCCCCCCCGGGGTAGGTTTCCCCAATATAAAGATAATAAAGATTTCTTAGGGGGCCAAACAAAATGTCAAAACTCTGTCAAAAGAATGTCAAAAAAATGGTGATAGATCTTGCCTATTAACCATAGGGGTGGACAGGGTTTGCCTATCGCGTGGAAAGATCTCCCCCTCCCCCAGAAGATCCCCCGGGGGTAAAACCCCTTTGTCAGCTTTTTTTGTTCTTTTTTTAAAACTTTGTCAAAACTCTGTCAAAAGAATGTCAAAAGAGATGGGGAAGCCAAACAAACCCTGTCAAAACTTTTATCATTTTTTGATATATCCTTATATCTCTTATCGAGACTAAGGCTTGGCTTGTGCATGTTGAGGGGGTTCACTCCCCCCACCCCTCACCCCACCCACTCGTCCGCCCGTTTTCCACACACATCCGTATCTCCTTATCTCCCAATATACATCTATATGTAGCAGACCACATTTGTATCTACTTATATTATTATCTTCCTATATTATTATCTAATTATCTTTATATCTCATTATCTACTTAAATCCATAGATATGGGGTGCTAGTTTTCCCAGCACCCCACACACACTTTACACACATCAGTACATCAGTACCACGTACGTACTACGTACGTACGCGTTAAATTCCGGTGTTATTATTTCACAACATAATACTCATCCAATACTCCCTGTTCTCGATACTCGGCTACCGTTTGTTCTAGGTCCTCATAATCGTTTTTAGATAGTACCTCGATGAACTCTTTATTCTCATCGTATCCTCCTTCTCCGTCGTCCTCCAATAGTGAGAGTATTACTACTTTACCCTGAAGTTCCTCATACGTGTAATCGAGTTGCTGGGTATTGTTATTATTGTTATTCATATTGTTATTTTGTTTTTGTTTTATTCCAATCGATTCCATACACTCCCAATAGCACCAATATTCCTACTATTGTTAGTAAAATTATTTGAGTATGCATTTTAATTGATTTTATTGATTTCAACCACATCATAATCTGAACTCATGTTCATCATAAATTCAAGCCAATCTTCTGCTTCTGTCTCGGTTTCAAATACCTGGGTTTGGTCTACAAACATTTCACCATTACCCGCATCATAACCTACCTTAGCTTCAAACATAACTACTTGTTTTTTAATTTATATGAATATAACATCTGTTCTTTGAGTAGCCAAGCCTTTAGGGGCAAATGGAAATACTCTACCACCAACTACTCCTTTCCTTATTTCTTGAACAGCAAATGATAAACCATCTTGCTCATGTACTACATGCCATGTTTTATTCTCGTATAATATCGTTTTATCATAACGTTTTTGGTTAATTTGACACTGTTGACGTTTTTTACGAGCCATGGTTTTAAAATGGAGTTAAAACAACCCTCCTATTGGAGGGTCGTATATACGGATATTGGGATGGGGAGGTGTTAATAAAAAGCTTAAAGTTTGAACTTTTTTTATCTCCATCCAAATATAATGAATAGAATTTTTTTAAGTATTAGATAATGTAAGGGTACATTTGAATTACTCATATCTTATTTACTTTTTATTTATCTAAATGTATGATAGATATTTTAGGTAGCCAAACCCGTTAGTATGGTTTTTCTGGGGAGAATAAATCAGATTTATATTTTTTCTCGTATGTATCCATTAAGGTCTCAAGAAAAGTTTCACCTTTTAGGGTAGGCTTTAATGGTCTATAATCTATAGTCCCATTTTTATAATCAAACCTAACATCGTAAGCCTCTGGATTTTCTTGTGGATCAACTCCAAATAATTTAGTGGCAATGCCATCTACATTATCTATAGTGACTCCTTCTAATTTAAGTAGGTTATCAATAATATCATCTACATCAAGGTAAAGGGTTTCATATTCTTTACTAATAGTGACTTCTTTTAATGCTTTAAAGATTTCTTCTTTAATTATCTCTCGTAGTATTGATTTTTTCATGTTAATAAATATGTGTTAATTTGATAGAGGTGCTTTAGGGGTGTAATTATATCAATTTAAAATAGAGAAGAGCATTAATAGTACTTTTTTATAATCCAAATCGTGTTTTAAATGATTGGTAATTTTGTTGGACTTCCTCTAATAATAGTGCTCTATTATAAAAATTTACTATTGAAACATCACCATAAAATGGGTAGCTTGCTCCGGCTGATGGTGCATCCCAGTTTCCAATAGCCCAAGTTCCTCCAGCTATACTAGGAGCTCCACTGTATGTTGCTTGAGCTGATAAGGTACCATTTATGTATGTAGTTAATGTAGTATTAGTTCCATTATAAGAACGGGTACTTAAAAAATGATACCATCTATTAAGAGATAAAGTGCCAGTATAATATCCAACTTGAACACCACCAACATAATCTTGGACTATAAAAGTATTTCCATTAAAAAACCCATAATAAGGTAAAATTATACCCATAAACATATTATAAGTAGATACATTCCCTTTAGAATACACCCAGGCTTCATGAGATTCACTATTTGATAAAAATCCAAATGAAGTTGTACTTCTATCGTCTGCACCGTCAAATCCCATCCATCCTTTAGAATCCCACACAGGACCATTAACTAATGTAGAATTTCTCCCATTCCCACTTAAATCATACCATGTTGTTCCAGTTCCAGGGTAAGATAAAGGATTAGCAGCATCTAAAGCTAGAATTAATCCATTTGTTACTATATCAGGTCCCCCAAAAGCTGCCATTATCTTTTATTTATAAATATTAATTTGGGGGATAAGGAGGCATCGCCTTAGTCCACTCAGGTGTGCTTAATATTTGTAATATTTCATCATAAGTATACTCTTGAGACTTAGTAGTTAAAGCTGTTACCGAAGAAGGTTCTGGTAAATCATATTTAACAAATGTTTTTGTTCCGTCTACTGATTTACGTACTGTATCAATATCAGTTTCATATACTTGATTAAAATCTATAAGAGGTAATTCTGTTACCTCAAATATTACAAAACGTCTATTTTCGTATTCTTGATCTATCATAATCCAAATCGTGTTTTTAAAGCTTGATAATTTTGTAGGATTTCAGTATTAGAAAGTCCTCTATTATAAACCATTGTCGTATAAATTTTACCATTATACTGCTCGGTAGTTGAAGTGTTAGTTCCAATCCTAAAGTTTGCGCTCGAATTCCCTATCGAAGCACCTGAACTACCGGTAGTTAATACTGTCCCATTTTTTAAATAATTGGTTGTAGTTCCAATCCTTCTCCCTGCAATCATAGTAATTGCAGTTGTAAAATTAGCAGGAGAAGCATATGCACTACTATTACCTAGCCATAAAAAAACATAGGAAGCAGACCACCCAAATTGTAAAGTACCCGCACCGAAATTACCAAAAGTAGTTCCAATCCCAGCCCCATCACATTGGACCCACTGAATTATCGTAAAGTCACCAGTTCCTGATAATAGCCCATCTGGTAAGTTAACATAATCATCAGTACCATCAAACACAATTGAACCTCCATTAGCTTGATCAAATGTAGGCCCATTAACTAATGTACCATTATTTCCTTTCCCACTTAGATCAGTCCATGTAGTACCTGATCCTGGATAAGATAGAGAATTAGCAGCATCTAAAGCTAATACTAACCCATCTGTTACAATACGAGGTGAATGAAAAAATGCCATTTTAAGGTAAATTAATTCTTTCTGTTTCTACAATATTAAGAACTGGGGAATGCTCTAATTGATTTTGCCAGTTATCAAAATATTCTTTATTGAGCATTTCTGGGAGTAAAAGTAAATTAAGTTCACTAACTATTAAACTTCCATCTTCAATAATAGTTACAACCATATCCCAAGTAGTTTCACTACTACGAGACATTACAAGTTTCATGGGTTTTAATTGAGTATTTCTTGGCATAATCTTTTATTTAATATAAACTGCTCCATAATTCCAATAATCACCTCCTGAACTATCCCAATAATAAGCATCTTGATAATAATTACCAGGCCCACCACCCCAAATATTTCCTGACCAGCAACTTCCATACCAGAATCCTTGGTTAGTGTAATAGGTAGCACAAGCGTTCCAATACCCGTAGTTATCATAAGTAGTTAGTGGGAATCCATTAGCAGCGTGATAACTAAAGAAACCAGGAGCTCCGGTTCCAGTTTCATCACTCAGCCCTTCAACATTAGTCCAAGTAAAAGTTGAGGCATTAAAAGTATAGGTTGCATTACTAAATGAACCTCTCCATCTATAACGCTTATTATGTGATCCTGTAGCATTCAAACCTACAACTGAAGTAGACACATATTGAACTACTGTAATTCTATTAGCAGTTAATCTACCTGCTAATTCTTGCCAATAATTAACTCCAACAAAAGCATTTACATCACTTAAACTAGTACTAGTAGTTACCTGGACTTGGTTTTGAGAATTTCTATAATTACAACTGTTAACCGCATCATAATACTCTAAATTGGTCATACCACCAGTATTAATACGGTTAGCTCCAACTAACACCCAACCACCACCATCATAGTCTTGGTTGATATAAACCATAGCTGTCCCATTAGATAATCTAATAGGATACCATCCTGTTGGTCCTGTAACTTGGGATACGCTTGTATAAACTGGTCCTCCGTATGATGTTGCCATATATTATAAATATTAGAAAATATGTAGGGCTTTAAATATGTTAGGAGGTTGTTATATAGATTGATTCTATCTTAATTAATAGAGGTTTCTTTATTTTAGTTTGATAAGGGAAGTTTAATTACTACTTCTAGTTTCATTTGTTTATAATCCAAAACCCTCTATTGTATATTTAAAAGGATTACCTTCAATAGCTTTTACTTGGTCAAGCATATCTTGGGCTAATAATTTAACTTCTACCTGGGCATGTTCGCTATTTCTTAGTTGCTGGAAGTGATAGAAGCTCCTCCAGTTGAACATAATATCCATTGTGATTTGACTATTGAATGCTTTGAAGAAGCGAGCAGATTCTTTAGCACGTTTACGTCCTAAGATTGGAGTAAAGTATTCAAGAGCTTCATGATATAACTTATTACCTTCATTAGTATAAGTTTCAAGTTTATTTAACCAAGTATTGCTCCAATCGTAAGGTAAATACATTTTATCCTCCTTAAGTTCTTTATATCGAGCAGACTCTCCGTTGATAGAAACTCCAATACGATGTTTCAGTAAGTGGATATGTGTTGCCTGATCTACTGTTACTAAAAAGTGTAGTGACGATTTCTCAAAAGGAGTGTGGTGTCCTTCTGTCGCTAGCATTTTAAGCAGTTTAGGAACTCGAGCAATCTTTTCTTCTGTTAGGTCTCGAGAGGTGCTAGTCCAAGCACTACTGGCATGGATTAAATCATTGCCGTAGTGACCAATGAGTTCTACTATGTTTGTTTTGTTATTCATAATGGTACTTGTAATATGTTTCAGTCATCAAGTGACCTTTAATTGCATTATTTAGAGCCTCTTCAAATGTATTAAAATAATGAGGAACCAGGTTAGGTATCTCTACCACAACCCAGTTTTGCTGCTCATTTAAATTCTGTCTCATGAGTTGAGTTTTAGAATATCTACTAACGCTCTCAAATCACCTTCACCTTTAATTTTTAAAGTCATTGAGTCAAAGATGGAGCAATACCATCCTTCCTTTTCGGCTTCATCACTAGAATTACTAATAAGGCAAATGTCTCCAATATCTAAGGTGTAGTAGTGGAAAGGAGCAGCACCTGACTCCTCAGTCGATACTTTGATGCGTTCGAAGTTGAGCTCTTTGAAAATTTCCTCAGTCATTAGCATTTTTATTTATGTCCCCAAGATAATGAAAATCCCCAACGACCCCAAATAATATCCACACAGTAATATCCAAATAGGATTTTATCATAGACAAATTTGATGCTAGGTAAAACAACAAACTCGTAAGATTGTTCGTAACGTTCTATTCTCATTTTTTATCTAGTTTATGATATTCTTCCCAGTTACTGTAAGTCAATCCCCACATTACATTAAACCACATCATTTCTTTTTCAGCAGCAGCTGCTCGCATTTGAAGATTTTTCATAAGGTATTGCTTACCCCACTTCTTAAATTCTTCACCTTGTTCAACAGTCATAGTGTATTTGTTGAACCATTGCTCAACCCCTACAATATCATCATAGGTAACATTATGGCCCGCAATAATAAACATTTGATTGATAAGGTCTTTAATTGCTTTATCTTTCTTTTGTTGTCGATTTAATCTTTTTACCATTATACTTTTCTTTTAAGATAATATCATAATAGTTTATTTTCTCCTTTGGTTTACCTGGTTTGTAGCTAGTAAATATGAGTGGGAACTCTTTCTTACATTGCTCAATTCGTTCATGCCGAGTTCCTTTGGTCTTGTAATAGTAAAACAAGAACGCTGTCCAGTAAGGGTCTGGGTGTGAAGTCCAAACTGTTACTGCAATCTGCCACTTGAAGAATACAAATGATAGGATTGGAGAGTATTCATAGCGATAGTCAGTCTCAGTCCATTTTGTTTTCCATCCTAAACTACAATGATCGAATCCAACCTTTCTAGGTACAGATATTCTATACCCTGGTTGATTAGGATCCTTAACCCATTTGCGAGGTAAAAAATAAGGAACACCAATAGCAACCTTCCCAAAGTACCATCTAAGGGAAGGTCGCTTGAATGGCGAACAAAATGCTTTTAAATACATGAATCTATCCATGACTTACATAATATCAATTATAGAGGGTATCAATTGTCCATCTTGATAAACAACATAACCATTGGTTTCTTGAGCATCAATCAGATAGTATTTACCACCCATTGACTTTTTAGTAGTTTCAAAAGAATCTATGATATTGGTTACTTGAGTATGTCCTACTATTTGAATATATTTCTTCTTAAATCCTTTCTCACCCTTATTAGATCTCATTAAAGCTCTAGGGCGAATCCAAAATGGACCTTGTGATTCATCATCACCGTAAGGATCCCAACCAGCTTGACTAAAATTGAATCGTTTTGGGTGGTATTTGAATAGATCGTTTACAAGTTCAACTACATTTTCATGTTGCCAACCAGGCAAGCAATGGCTCAACCATACAGGACTCAATCCTGCGTGAGTACAGATTATGTTATTGAGTTGGTAAGCAACTTGCAAATGATGTTTATTCTGCTTCAACACATCATGAATATCCCAATGCAATGCTGCTTGGTGACCACTATAAGCCTCACCAGCATCCATGTAATGGTGATCGTGATTACCAATCAACATGATAACTTCTTTATCAGTGTTCTCTTTGAACTCGATAATGTCTTTGAAGTTACGAATCTGAGATACACCTGGAATATTAAATGAGTCAAAGTAATCTCCCCAGAAGATAACCCGGTCAGGGTTTTCTGCTTTAATAATATCTTTCCAGATGGAACGACCGTGTGTATCTCCAAGAAAAACTGTTTTCATTTCCGTTTAATTTCACCCAAAATTTCCAACAAAATCCAAACCACAATAATACCAAATACCCACATTACGCTTCCAATTTAGACATTAGCATATCGGCCTGGTTCTTGTATTCCATAGCCAAAACAATCATCCCTTGATTGAGATAATACTCATACAGGTTAAGCATTTCATAAACTTCTTTCATAACTTATTTTTTAATTATGTTTAAATATATAAAAGATATTTTGGGTAGCCAAATCACTCGTAATTACGAATAGCGATTACATAAGGGAATCGTGGAACACCATCTGGAGTTAAGTTAAAGTATTTCACTGTTGCTTCTTTACCGATCAACTCGTGACGGTTGTTCCACATTTCAGTACATACCTCCCAGTTGAATTTAGGTGATGAGTTAAATGTTTTGCCTGCTTTATTTTTAAATACAAACGAACCAACCATTCCTGTTTTATTACCTACACCCTCAACAATATCTAAGATGGTATATTCTTCATCAATGAATGATTTATGTTTCAATAATGATTTAGAACGTTTATTTTCATAATGGTTATCCAGTCGTAACATTTGACCTTCATAACCTGCTGCGATGTAGTCCTCATAGTACCCAAATACATCATTTATATGGTCTACCTGCTCAGTTGCGACCACAACGCATGTTTTTGGTAGTTCCAAGTTTATAAGCGCTTTATAACGTGATGTAAACACATCATCATGACTAGGCAAGTCATAGATATGGTATTGGATTACATTAGCACTATCTAATAGATCTTGTTGTGTTGGTTTAGTTTTTTTAACTATTGAACAGATAGCATTAAAATCATTAGAGTACTTATCAGCATATAATTCACCATCAAATATTAGATCAGGATTTGATTCAAATAAAGGCTTCAGTGACTCAAAAATATGAGGAGCGGATACAATTGGTTTACCATTACGACTCCACATTCCATCACTTTTTACAATACAACGAATGCCATCTAATTTAGGCTGAGTGAAGATAGGGTATTTTACTTTACCTTTTTCATTATTCCAATCCTTGGCTAACATGGGCTGGAAATAGACTTGTTTATCACAGTCATTTATATCTTCAAAATAACCTAACTCTTTACGTTTGCGATATAAAGCTTCAGCCTCAGCCATTGCTTGTTGGGCTGGTGTGGTCTCGTTTTTCTTACTGATATTTTTTCCTTCACATACAGTCCATTCAGATGTGGTTTGAACCCCATCATGGTAACCTGAAATTGTTCGGTATTGGTTATCCTCTACCTCAACAGTCCATTGGTTAATTTTACCATTAACTGCTCGTTTGTAAATCGAATTAAACATCATAACTTTTATTTTTACTTACATTTAAATATACGTAAGAAATCTTAGGAAGCCAAATTGGTAAATATTTTCTATAGTTTTACCCTTTAATAAGGTGTTTTGAGACAGATGCCTGTTGGTTTAAGTTTTGAATGTAATCCGATTTTTGGATATTTTCGATGTTGTGTTGGTTTTTATGTACCTGTTTTCTTAAATCACTAATTTGTTGGTCCAAGGATTTTTGACCTGCTTTAAGCTCAATTACTTGTAAAAATAAAGAAAACGCTATTATCAAGGTTAAAATCCAAAGTACACTTATGATAAATGCTGTGAGTGTCATTTCTTTTTATTAGTTTTACGTTGTTGTTTAGCTTGTCTATAAGCTGTTTCATACCTATCTATCTGGGTCATTACAGGATTGATAGATTGTATTTCTTGGGCTAAAGACATAGTCTCATAATAAAGATTTTTTTTATAAGCTTTATATAAAACTTCTTCTATTCTACTCATTTTTACTAAAAAATCCTTTTATAATATTAGTAATAAATCCCACCATACCAATTGGCCAAATAAATATTAACATTATCCTTTCAGCGTGATTAAATAAATATTCAGAATCTAGTTTTGTAGAAACCCAATACATAAACCATTGAAATAATATTCCTACTATTAAGTAATTTAATATCCAATTAATGTACATGCAATAAATATAATGAGGGGCTCTCGCCCCTCCAATTTTTATTTTTTCTATTATAATCTTTCTTACTAGATTTTACCTTAGTAATCATCTTCCTCCGAATCAGACTCGCTAAATGTCCCTCGTCTGTATCTCTCCTTTTGTTTGGTATTTTCATTTTCATGGTCTGTAAAATCTTCAAAATCTGTATCCATAACTATAGTTTAGAGGCCCAATTATTAAAATGATCACATTTATCTTTTACAGACATTGTTTGACGTTCATGCCAACCTTCAGGGTAAGTAATTTTGAATTTAGGGGTAAAATCTAAATCACTTTTTTGCTCTTGGATCTTGTTCTTGGTAGAAAACCAAACCATGTTTTTTAGGTTTTTCATTAATATTATTGGTCCCAAAATAATAAACTGGACCCACATATTCTTCATAATAGGGTTTACTAGGATTGTCAACATTTAAAATACGTCTTTTACCATTCCAGCTTCTAAACTCACGGGCTGTAACTCGAGCCCATTTATCACCATCAAAATTAACTTCACAGCATAAAGCTTCTTTGAAATCATATTTTAATTTAACTAAGTTACCTCTTTTCTCAGCCATTAGAAAGGTAAATTATCCTCATCATAAGATGACATACTCCAAGTGTCACTACCAGTTATATCTGTATAGTAAAATGGGTCTATAATGATACCATCTAAGTTTTGGATCATATTTTTAATATCATACTCAGTTTCAGTTACATTAAGCTGATGGCCATTACTTAAGACAATTGTAGAATATTTGTCTTGAAAATCAATGTCAGCGATTGATTTAAGGGCAATAAAGTGTTTGCGTTTATTACCAAATGCAGTTAATTCAAGAAATTTCATAATTAAAGGAGTAAATTGTTATTTTCTAAACCATACCAAAAACGTTCAAGCCAAACACCTACTTTAACTTTCTCGATTTTATCATCTACTGCTAACCCATCTTTGTAACGTTTATCAGCAACATGCATAATTCCAAAATCAAATAAGTCACGGGCTTTATCCATATGACCATTTTCAATAGCAGTTTTAGCTTGCTTGTACGTTCGGGTTAAAATACCTTTTTCTTTTTTCATAACTCTTATTTAACATGCTAAATATAACATCTATTTTTAGTGTAACCAAACATTTAATCAGAAATCTTATATTTGTCTTTCCAACTATTAAATAATTTGTTTCCAATGCCTAATTCTAAAATAATAGCGTCTTTAGGTATACCTGGAATTGTGGCATCTATTTTAAGAAAATAGTCTAAGTTGTAGTTGGCCGATTTTTTAATTTTAGTTTGGGCGTTAGATCTCTCAGATGTTTTCCAAACAATAACTAACGGTCCTATATAATCTTTAGGCTTGGCCATTTATTATTACTTTAGATTTTTCTTCTATCTCATAAAGCTCTATAGACGCCCCAATACAGATTGTGCTCATTAATTCAGGCTGTTCAATAAGAATCTCTGCTAATTGCTCATCAGGTAATGTAAAGAGCAATTCTAACATAGAGTTAATTATCTTAGTATTCCTCATTCCCCATCATATAGTCAGGGCGGGCTTTTTTCTTTTTCTTCATAGATGGATACTTGTTTTGTGCCCATTTAAACCATTCTGAAAAAGCCTCATAACGTGCTTTAGCTGATACTTTACTCATAACAATTACATTTACATTTAGTTTTACATTTATTTGATGGTGAATATAATGAAGAAAACAATGTATAACAAGCCCAAATTAAAGAGGACATTACTAAAAATGCTTCTATTATATTCATTTTAACCTAGAAAGTATTTCATGGTTATTTTTTAATCGTTTTTCAAATTTAATTTGTGATTTTCTACTAGTTGGCCTTTTACCATTTATTCTTTTTCTTCCTGAACGTGCCATCTTATCTACCTTGCCCTCTATAGGCTTTTTTATAAAGTTTACTTGACTTAAGCTTAGATGTTTTAGTTTTAGAATGAACACCTGGTCTACTTACTGTTGGCTTTTCTTGGAACGTTGCTGTTGTTTGTGATTTGATTTTAGCAGCCATTTAAACATAAATGTTAAATTAATAATAACGGACTGCTATAAATATATTAAAATTTATTTTTTAATTTAGCTGATAGTTTTTTAATTTTAAGTAAATAATTTGGATCTTCAGCATAACTATTTCCTAAATATCTAAAATATTGTTCTTCAGTTTTAATTTTACTTAAGAATGTTGCTTGGTAATAACCATAATCATAAACAGATTTAGTCCAGTCTTGATAATATGCATGTTTACGTTTAGTACCTAACGCTGTAGTTATACGCTGTTTAGCTTCTCGCATCCCAAATAAATTATGATTATGTTTAAAGATATTTGAGTTATAGTTACTGGATTCAAGTTGTGCTTGAGCTAGAACAATATGGGGGAATTTAATGTTTAGTTCTTTTAATAATTCAATTAATTCTTCTTCACTAAATGGGGGATGATCCATATTAACTAGAAGTACTTCTTTTTCGTATGGGCTTAAAGAATAAATCTTAGTCATCCTACCTATCCCATAAGCTAAAAGCAAAGTCAAAACAAAAATAACTCCAGTATTGAAATAAATTTTATGGAGTTTAATTTTTTCAAAAGCTAAACTTTCAGTGTTGAATTTATAAAACATAACCTTTAATTTTAAGTTAAAATAAATCTAAAAACTTACCTGTGCCTTTCTTCTCTCTAAATTTATCAAATTTTTCTTGGTTAGCCAAAAGATTATCAGCAAGTTTTTCAAGGTGTTTAGCCTTTTCTTTTTGATAGTTTTTAACTATCTTATCATGCTTTTTATTTTTCATATCCTTGAAATTAAGTCTAAGTCATCATCTTTGGGTGGCTCATATAACCCTAATTCTTTTAGACGTTCAAGCTGATAATCATCTAATTCCCAGTTAATGTGTTCAGTTGTGTTGTTTTTGGGAACTGAAGTTTCAATTTGGGTGATATCATTTTGGTTAAAGATATCAGTTACAGTTAGAAAGTAATGGTTGTAACAAAGTACCTCAATATTTTCTAATCTATAGTTTTTAGTGTTTTTATCTTTAAAATGAAGTAGGAGTGGTATTTTATAATCAGTTATCCTACGCTCATTAAAACCACATATAGCACATTCCTCAGTTAAGTACCCTTCATCAAATAGACGCTTTTTAACCTTATCAGGGTTAAAATTAGTCATAGGAATGATTCCGTTAATTAGATCTTTAAGTGGAGGGGTTTTACCTGTGTTAGGTAAAAATTTAGGAATGCCCTTACCTGATTGGTTTAGATGTTTTTTAAATAATGTTTCACCTGTTGCCTCATCCTTATAAAGTTTAGCGTATCGTTTATAGTGATGGTAACTGCAGTTAAGGTAACGAGCAGCTGAACGGTTACTTTTAGTAACTGCCATAGCTGATAAAATTTGTTCCTTACTGAGTGGTTTAGGTAAAGGCATTACTCAATATCTCTTTCTAGTTGATCTAGATTAATTTGAGGAGGGGAATCATCTTCTTCAAAATTTTGTAATTCTGCTTTTTTAGCTCCTTTAGATATTTTTCCCTCACCAATAATATAATTGATAAATTGTTTTTCTTCTAAAATTACTACATCTGTATAAGAATGATCTCCTTCACCACGTTGCACAGTCACACCTCGTTTACGACCTGTATCTGAGCATTTAACGCAGTATTTAGTATTGGGGAGAATTTCTAAACGTTTAGGGTGAATAGGTTCACCACACCCAAGACATTCTATAATCATTATTTCAGTTTGATTCATACATATAACCTTTATTTTCAAGGTATAAATATAACTATTCTTTTTCCAATAGCAAAACTAACTTATACAAATCATCGGAAGTTTTTATAATATATTCATCTTCTCCATATGTTACAACATAATCACCTTCATCTTCAACTAATGAATGTTCATAAACATACCAAAGAATAACTTCAACTGCTTCTGGAGTAAAAGAATAATTGATGAGACCTTCAAGTGATTTAGCAAATATATCTTCCCAACCCCAAAGATCTAAACCAAATTTATCATTTAATTCTTGAGAACGAGTTGTAGCTGTTTTATAGCTATCTACAAATGTGATAAAATTTTTTTTAATTGTTTCTTCAGGTGTAAGAATTTCTCCTTGTATTTCAACAGGAGTATCAAACATTTTTTGAAAAAATTTTTTAAAATCTTTTTTTGGATTCATTAAAACATTCCTTTTTTACCTACCGCCCAAATTTTAAGAAATTCTTTAAGGGGTAATTGTTTTTGTTTAGCAAATTCTTTAGCAGCTTCTAATCTTGAACGTGTGAAGTGAGATTTACCTAAAATTTCTTTAGATTCATCTTGACGTACATAGTAAAAACAAAAACTCATAATCTGGATTTTAAACTTACTAATTCACTACATTTAGAATAGTCTTCTAAAGTTTCATAATGTTTAATAGCTTTATTTAAAAATATCTTATAATGTTCTTTTTTAATAGCTACTTTTACATTATAATTTTGTATACTAAATATTACACATTCACTTTTATTTTTACGAATAGATTGCTTTATAGCTGCTAATGCACTACTGAACATGAATATAACAAATTCTTCCTGTGTAGCCAATTCAAATAATTCTTCTGGGTCATCATATTTAATCTCCAGGTCAAGGGGGAATTCAAGCTTTAACTTCTGTTCCATGGGAATAAATATTTAACATTTTAGAGTTATTTTCAGGGTTATGTTGGGCATAAGTTCCCCATTTATATTTAAAATATTCATGACATCTTTGTTCTTTTTCTTGTTTTTGAATCTTTTCTTCAATACTTAACTCAGTACCTATAGATACAAAATGGTAAAAATGGCAATTATAAGAACGAATCATATTCATTCCTGAGAGTTCACATTTTAAGAAAAAGTCCCAGTCAACAACCCAAGCGCCAGGATAAGCTTCATCCCAACCCCCTATCTTCATATAGTCTTTTTTAGACATAAAGATAGGTAATGTTGAGCCTGTTTTTTCATTAGGTGAAATTGAGAGTGATTTTTCATAACTCCAAAATTGTTCTAAATCAAATGTTTTAGGATCACGACCTAAATCTTTGATATGGAATTGCCTAAACATAGAAGAAATAGGTTCAATTTGGTTAGGAGCAATCACTGAGTTTTCTTGGTATGTTTCTAATAATCTAATATCCCATTCTTGAGGGAATAAATTATCATCATTTACAATAAGAATTTTATCATAAGAAGCATTATACACTCCTAAATTAGTAGCTCTATTTAATCCAACATTTTCTTCTAAATTAAGAATACTAATATAATCTTTATATTTTTCTAATACTTCTTTATTTAGATTATAAAATCCATCTATAACTACTATTATTTGGTTATGATGTTTTTGCCCCTCAATAGCAGATTTTAAACATAAATCTAATACTTCAGGTTCTTTATAAGTTGGGATAATTACTGAGATCATATTTGTGACCAATCTGTTAAAGGAGATAACCAAGCTGTTTCACCATGAGTAGCATAACCTGGGATTGGAGTTATTAGTAATTCTCCTTGTTCTCTAAGCTCTAGAAACATTTTAAAGTCTTCAGGATAAGATCCTTGAGTGTATTTTCTTAAGATAGGTTCTATTCTTTTTAAAGTACTAACTTTAGCAGCAAATGTCATTGTTGTAGAATTAGTGACTTTCCAATGGGTAGATTTAGTCAAATATACTCTAGTGTCTTCAGCTCCTCCTTCACAATATGGGTTTCCACCTTTAGAGGGTGAAAGATATTTGTCTGGATGATCATATAATGCTACAAATGAAGCTCCTAACTCAAAACCTTCTTCTAATATTTTTTGACTATTTGGTTTATGTAAATAATCATTTTCTATAAAATAAATAGTTTCATTATCATGCCATCGTAGAGCTTCATCTAAAGCTAAATTAAATGTTCCGGCGCCATGTCCTACAGATACTTTTCTTATATTAATAGGATCAATGTACTTTTTAATCATAGTTAAAGTATCATCACTACAATTATCTGCTAAAATTATAATATCGTATATATAATCAAAAAATATATTGCAAAAATTTTTTAAACAATTTTCATTATTTATATAGTCTGGTTTTTCTTTTTTATAACCAGCATCTGAGATTCTATAAATTATTTTCATATAAAACTTTTAATAGTGTCTGTATAGTATTTTGTTGAGTTAAATTCTTCACCTCCCTTTATAGTGAATTTAATGAAGTCTTCTTGCTTTCCAAAATTAGCTTGTAACTCTATAGATTCTCTAATTTGGTCTCTATCTAAGTCAACTAGACCTGGGTAATTATAGAAATTACCTATTTGACCTGATCCTTTAATTAAAACTGTAGGGATGCCTAATTGGATAGGTTTAAATGATAAAGTTGAAGGGGAAGATATCACAAAAGCAGAATCAGCTATAATTTGATTTATGTCTGTACTATTGGTTATTATTTGACAATCTAAGAGACTTTTAATGTATTCTACATTATCCTGATAGTTAGGGTCGTCTAATCTAGTTTTTTGTTTAATTACTATAGGTAAATTATATTCTTTACTTAATTCAATTAAACCACTATTTTTAATGAAGTTAGAGTCAAAATTAATAGGAAATATAGAGGATCGATTACCTAAAAAATTAGTTATAACTAGAATATGTTTTGGATCCTTAATATAGTTTTTTAGTAAATCATTTTGAGGAATACCACCTTCAAGTAAGTTACTTGAGTCTATTCCAAAATTAGTTTCTATAATATATTTTTCTTTATACCCAAAGGTGAAAACTTTATCAAAACTTTGCCCTATTGCTAGATGATTTTTACTATATTCTTCATTACCATGAGAATTACCTACAACTAAAATATCTTTTAATTTAAATTTTTGGTATAGGTCTGGGATAGAAAATTCAGGCATGGGTCTATTATCATCAAAGATAACTAAAGAATAAGAGTCTATATCTAAATAGTTAGATAAGTCTTCATTTATTCTATCTCCATGGAATTTAACCCCAGGTCCTTCAATTATTTTATTAAGATGTTTAGAATAAAGATTAATAAATTCTTTACGTTCATCAATATCTCCTACCCAAGGTGTTTTAGGGCTAAATAAACCTACTAAAAATAAATCTAAAGTATAAGTTTTAGCTAACTCAGGTATTATAGGCCATAACTTTTCAGCTGTCCTATGATTAGTAAATAATAAAAGAATTTTATTCTTTGACATACCTCATTGAACGGGGTAAACATTTAAACTGATCTGTAAGAGGTAAGTAACGATTTTGATAGTTATGCATCACAAAAGTTTGATGTAAAGCATTTACTTTTACTTCTGGGTATTTCCAGAGTGAGTACATCATTGATACTTGATCTTCTGTATTCCATTTGGCTGTTTCTTCAAACCATAATTTATTAAAAGACCTAATTTGCTTATTATTCTTTCTATATAGGATACCATTTTCATATAGGCCTATATTTTCAGGATAATTTTCTTCTTTATAAGTTTGTCCTTGACCTATTAATTTTTCAATAGGATCTCTTTGAGGTTGTCTCCCAGCTGCAGCTTGAATTTCCTGGTATAGGCAATTACGATCGCAATGTTTATGAACAGCTAAATCATATTCACCTAAATGTGTTTCAAATAAACTATGAGGATCATAAGTAAAATATATTTCATTATCCATCCATAACCAAGCATCATATTCTGGGAGTAGTTCTTCAGGAGATGTTTTACATTTTCTAGCTGTCCATCTCCCATCTCTCCAAACTTCCATTTGTCTAATCTCCCAAAAGTCAGATTTAAGGTAAGGACTATTAGTAAAACATATATAATCTATTCCTGCTTTATCATGTTCATATGGGATTATATCCCCATATAGATAATCAGGATCATCAGTGAATAGGGCTGTGTAAACTGCTAATTTCATTTTTGAATCCAATCTTTAATATTTCTAGAAGGATTGTAACCTAAAATTTCAGTTGCTTTAGAAAAATCAGCTAATGTAGTTTTAGCCTCACCTGGTCTAGCTGGAATGTAAGTTATAGGGTGAGAATACATTTGAGCTATTTCATTAATAGAGAAATTTTCTCCTCTACCCAATTCAAAAAATTCTGCTCTTAATTCTGGATGGTTAATACAAGCTGTTAAGGCATCACAAATGTCTAGAACATGAGTAAAATCTCTTCTTTGCTCTCCATCTCCTGTTATAGTTAAAGGAATATTTTTAATCCGTTGTTCATCAAATATTTGAACTACAGTAGAGTAAGCATGATCGCCTGGTATCATATGTTCACCATAAACGTTATAAAAACGAGTTATAATGGTAGGAGTGTCATATACTTTAGAATACATAATACAAAGTTCTTCACCTAACCATTTAGAGAATGTATAAGGATTTTTATGCACCCCACCATGTGTTGAGCTTGAACCTGCGTATATAACTGGGGTTTTATTTATCCTAGCATATTCCAATACTCGTTGAGTACCTATAACATTAGCATTAAATGTTGGGGTAGGATATTTAAATGAGGGTTGTATACGAGCTAAAGCTGCTAAATGATAAATTACATCAGGTTGAAAAGAAATCATTAATGCTGTGGCTTGATCTGTTGTAATATCAACATTATGGTAAATAACCCCATCTTGATGATTTCTAATAAATCCAGTCACATAATTATCTATAACTTGGATTTCACTATTAGGATGAGCTTTTTGAAGTGTTTTAATTAGGTTTGTTCCTACAAAACCTGCCCCACCTGTTATTAAAATTTTTAACCTATTCCTTTCCATGTTGCGCCGTTTTTAGTATAATAGTGATTTACTTTTTGTTGTGGGTTATATAAATACTTGTATCCCTGATTTACCATATCAATAGCCCAATATCTATCTTCTTTACCAGGTAAGGATAAATCAAAAGGATGATTTAATAAAAATTGTTTATCATAGAAACAAAATGCATTATGTAAAAAATATCTAGTTTCTATATCTGAGTACATATTAGTTATAAATTCATCTTTAAAATGGGACCAAATGTAACGTGGAGTAATTTTTTTACCTCTATAAATAGGAGTTTGTTTACCAAATACAGCTACATAATCTTTTAGATTATCTTTTACTTCATTTAGGTTTAAATGAGTTATTTGTGAATGAGCTGATAAGACTAATAAAGTATCATTAGTTGCTTCTTTAGCCCCTAACATTATAGATAATCCAGGACTATAATTATCAATAGTAATTACTCTTATATTAGCTATATTTTTAAATAGGTTTACTATTTCTATAGAATCATCAGTTGATTTATTATCTACTACAAGAATTTCAGCTCCTGGGATATGGTCTATAACTGATTGAAGGGCAAAACCTATATATTCTCCTTCATTTTTATTCCTAATTATAACACTAGCCATTAAATCTCCCAGTATAATGTTTTCTTGAGTCTAATTCTGATTGTTGTACATCATCTTGATGGGTAAACATTTCTTCTCTCATTTTAATATAATCTGAAAGATCTTTCAATTGGTGAGGTAAAATTGCAAATTTATTATCACGACCTGGGAGATCATTATCAATTGTGAAATGTTTTTCAATTACAATCGCACCTTCACTAATTGCTACTTTAGCTGATTCTACTCCTTCAATGTGATCTGAGTATCCTACATTAGGCCAAAGATCCATTAATGTCCACATTTTAATTAAATTAGCCATATTAGGTTTACAAGGATAACTTGAAACACAATGCATTAAAATTAGATTTTCAGTAGTAATTGATTCAATGTACAAGCTTGATTCTATTTCTTGTATGGTAGAAGTACCGGTTGACATAAAAACTAAGTCAAAATTTTGAGTACAGTATTGAATTAACTCATGGTTACGAGATTCAAAACTAGGTATTTTAACTTTTTTAACTCCTAATTCAATCAATAATTTAGCATCTTCAATACTAAACACACTTGATAAAAATTCAATACCTACTTGATTACAATAATCAATTAATTCAATATGTCTTTCTTTAGTTAATTCTGCCTTTTCATAAATTTCTCTACGACCATCATTATCCCATTCACCTGGTTTGAGTCTAGAGACAGACCAACTTTGGAACTTAGCATAAGTTGCTCCATTTTCTTTAGCGGCTAGAATCATTTTCTTGGCTAAGTCCATGTCACCACCATGGTTCCATCCTATTTCAGCTATAATTTGTATCATTTTCTTTTTAATATCCAAATAAAATAACAAGAATCTTGAGCACTATCACCTTCATATACCATTTCATAATTATCTAAGAAACGATGGTAATTGTGATACAATCTAGGATGGTTAGGTGTTTCAAACTCTTTTTTTAATTCCCTTAACATTATATGTTTAGGTTTCCAATTATCACAAACCCAATCAATAATTTTTTTAGCTTTATCATATTGTAGATGCATAAAGTGGTCTGAGACTAAGAAAATATCTAAGTCTGGGATTAGTTGTGTCCTAATTATATCTTCAGAGTCACCTTCAAAGAAGGTTACTTTATCTTTAATCTCAGAATGCATACTCTCTAAAGAAGCATCTTTAAATAAGTCACTACAATATAAATTTAGATTTTGGTTTTCTAACCAAATGTAATATAAGTTACGAGCTGGTCCTGAGCCTAATTCAAATATATTTTTTGAGTTTTGAAGAATATTATTTTCTTTAAGCAGAGTAGCTAATTCAATAGAGTTTTGATGAAGCATTTGTCTTGCTCCCATTCCAACAGCTGATTGATAATTAGCTGGGAATCTGTCTTTTCCAAATTGGGCCATTATTTATTTAAATTTTGTTTTACTAATTCTAAGTCTTCTTGATAATGAATATCAACAGCTGAGTCTTTAATACAACCTAGTCGTTTACTTACTTGTTCTGATTTTAAATAGTTGTATTTAAATATACGAACTGAACCACTTCTTTTATAGTTTGGGTTCACTGTGATTAAATCGTCATAATTGTTTTCCACCATGTAATCAATACACTCATCAAGAGTATAAGATCGATTAGGATTATCTGGTTGTAGACCTACTACTAAGTCGTAACTATTAAAGGTAGTTTTAGTTATAGAAATATAAACATCTACTACTTCAGTATCACCACATAAAGATTCATCACGATAATGGAAAATTACATTATCATACTTGCCCCAAAACGCATCTTTCACTTCTAGACTTTCAGATGAAACTATAACAGTAATGTCATGTTTACTTGCAAGCGCATAATCAATGGAATGTTCTACAAGTGTTTTTCCATTTACTAATTGTAGATTTTTTTTCTCTAATCTAGTAGAGTCTAATTTAGCTGGTATAATTGCTAGTATTCTCATAATTTGTTTATTGCCCATGTATAAGCTTTAGTTTGTCCTTGTATAGTCATTCCTCCTATATGTGGGGTGAATATACAATTAAATTTTGAATTTTCCAAGCTAAAAAATGGGGAGTCTTTAATATCATTAAATTCATCTTCTATAACATCTGCTCCATATCCCCATAATTTACATTCTTTTAATGCTCTAATAACATCAGATTCTTTTACTATTTCACCTCTAGAAGTGTTTATTAAGAATTTTACATTACGAGAGAGTAAATCATAATCAATCATGTATTTTGTTTCGTCATTAACATGAACATGAAGTGAAACTGCATCACATATTTGAAATAAATCCTCTAATTCTTTTACATTAGATTCATCTGAATATGGGTCATAGATATAGACTTCAGCATCAAATGCTTTACAATATTTAGCCATCATCTTACCTAATCTACCATAACCAACAATTCCTACTTTAAAGTCTTTCATTTGTTGACCTACAAAAGGTAAATAATCCCAAGTTTTATTTTGTTTAACTTCATTATTAGATATTGTAATATTACGCATTAAGTCTAAGAGTAAGCCAAATGCTAATTCTGAGGTAGATGGGAGGTTGTTTATTAATTTATAGTCTTTAGTTAGTGAATATATTTTAATCCCGTTTAATTTACAATATTCTTGATCAATATGATTCATACCTGTTGAGCATGTATTAATTAAAGATACAGTGGTATTCTCCAATAATTCCTGGTCAATTTTGTATGTTTGTTGGTTTGGATTACAAATTATAACATCAATATTTTCTTTTAAAAGTAATTCCCTAACTTCAGATTTAGTACCTTCTTCTAAATAAAAGATTTCTCCTTTAGTAGATAGAAGACTCTCTATACCTTGTAAATGTTTAACAGGAGTAGTAACCGCTATTTTCATTATTAAATTTTTCTATCATTTCATCTATAACTTCAAAAGTAGAATGTTTTACTTCAAATCCAAGTAAATTTTTAGCTTTATTAGTATTAGCAAATCGAGTTAAAATTTCTTTATAATCACCAAATGAAACTTCTCTAGTCTCAAAATTTAATTTAGATCTAGAATCAGTCTGCTTAACTATATATTCAGCTACTTCTTTAACAGTTGTTTGTTGGTCAGTACCTAAATTAATAATTTGGTTATTTACTTCTTGTAAGTTATTTAACATTAATTTTAAACCATTAGCTATATCTAGGGCGTGACATATAGAACGAGTTTGTAATCCATCACCATGTATTGTAATATCTTTATCTAATAAAGCATTATGTACAAATACTGGTATATGCCCTCCTGACCAACTTTTATTTGATCTCCAAGATGCACATCCAAACACTCTTGCAATAGTAGCATTTAAATCTGATTGAGCTACTTCATTTAGAATATATTGTTCGCTATATAATTTAGACATAGCATATGAATATCTTTCATTAGTAGGAGGACCTATAGTGATAGGTTCATCTTCACTAAATGTAGAAGAATTACCATATACATCTGATGTTGAAGTAAAAATTAAATGACTTCCATATCTTAAAGCTTCTTCAACCATAACTTTAGTCATAGAATAATTTTCTTCCATAACATAAGAGGATTTAAGAGAGCCTTTAATAGGTTTTTTCATTGATGCTAGATGATATATAACATCAAACTTTTGTGTTAGTAAAGGTATAGTTTGAAGTTTAGCTTTGATAAAAGTATAATTATTTTTTTTAGAGGCTTCTAAAATATTTAATCTATTACCAAATGATAAATCATCTATACCTACTACAGAATGTCCATCTTTAAGCAATAAATCTACAAGATGGCTACCTATCAATCCTGCTGCTCCTGTAACTAATATTTTCATAGAATAAATGATTTAAGAGGTCCTTTAGTTATATCGTGATGATAAAATTCTCCTATAAGAGTATTTTCATAATTATGTTTTATATTTTCAAACCCATCAGTTATAGATTCATAATGCCAACCCCATCTTTCTTGCCAGGCTGAGAAATTAGAATATTCTCCAAAATGGTACTCGTCTCCACTTTTAGCTCCAGCAGCTGAATTAGGGTTAATTTCATATTTAGATTTTAATTGTTGATGGTTTAAACAATAATGATCAGGGAGAATTAAACACCCATAATTATGGTAATTAAACTGCATAGCAATATCAGGTAACCATAAATGAAAATGGTATTGGTCTGTTGGGATAATTTTTTCATTCCATAAATTAACATTAATACCTACAGCAGCCCACATTGGGAACTCTACTATAAAAGGTTTAGACCATAAAGGATTTGATTTAAGAAGATGGTCTTGTTGTTTAGGGCATAACCATCTACCTGTTTGACTCTTAATAGATAAGTGAGCCATACCAATCATACCTAATGGTGAGCCACCTTTTTCAAATTGGTCTAAAGCATTTCCAGTGTAGTCACCATGGTCTAAAACATTAAAACCTAAAATACCAAATTGATCTAATTTATCTTCTTTAATAAGCTCAGAAATAGAAGTAAAGAAATCTTTTGAGATAGGATAATTATCATGCTGGAAGCAAAATACCCATTTACAATTAGGTCTGTTCTCATTTATAAAATCTATAAGAGTTTGAGTAGCCATTTGTACTCCTCTAGACTTGTTTTCTAAAAAGACAATACCATGTTTAAAACATATACTTTTACCTTTTTCTATTTCTTCAGGAGATGATTTATCATCAACATTTATAAACTCAAATCCTTCTCTATTTATGTTTTTAAGGACTTCTCCTTCTAACATATCATAGTTGTTTCTAGAAGAAACATAAATTATTAAATTATCTTTATTCATAATATTCTTTTATAATATTAGCTATTCTTTTAGAAGCATTACCATCCCATTCTAAAGGACAATCATATTCAATAGATTTAAATAAAGAAAAATCTAATTCTTCTGGAGAAACTAATTTATTACTATAATTTAAAGTTAATAAATGTTCAGTTGTAGGACGAATTGTAAGTAATGATTTTTTTAAAACTGAAGCCTCACACTGAACCCCTCCTGAGTCTGATAATATACCCTCAGAATAAAACATATAAGTTAAAAAATCTAAATATCCTAAAGGTTCTATAAAAATTAGATTTGGATATTCTTTTTTTAGATTATTTTTAAGTCTTGGATGTGTAGGTATTATAACTGGGTGAGGGAAGTTATTTAATTTTGTTAAAATTTCATCTAAAATAAAAAAATTATCAACATTAAATGGTCTATGTAATGTAGCTAAGTAATATCTAAAATTATAAGGATTAGGTTTATTTTTAATTATGTTTATAACACTTTGTAAACTATCTATAGCAGTATTACCTACAACAAATATTTTCTTAGGATCATAAGCCTCATTTAAAAGATTATTTTTAGCACTTTCCTCAGTACAGAATAATAATTCTGAGATTTGGTCTACAATTAATCTATTTATTTCCTCTGGCATTTTTTTATCAAAGCTTCTACAACCTGATTCTATATGGAATATAGGAATATGTAGTTTAGCAGCGGCTAAAGCCCCAGCTAATGTAGAATTAACATCACCATAAACTACTACACCTTTAGGTGATATATTTGAAAGTATGTCTTCAATATCTATTAAAGATCTACCAGTTTGGTAACCATGAGAGCCTGATTTAATCCCTAAATGATAATTAGGTTCTGGGATTTCTAACTCTTGGAAGAATACTTCAGAAAGTTTATAGTCGTAATGTTGATTAGTATGAATAATTATATTGTAAAAATTAGCCTCATCTAATGCTTTAATAACCGGGGCTGCTTTAATAAAGTTAGGGCGAGCAGCTAATATATGGATCAAAGGTGTTTTAGAGGTTTTCATAATAAGCATTTTGTTTTTCTTGACGTTCAATATCTTTATGATGTTCTAAAGCGAAATGTTCCTCTAATGGTAATATAGCATGAGTTTTATAACCATCCAAAATTTCATGTACCTTATTTTTCCATTTAATTTCTGGGGTGTTCTTATAAATTCTCCATTGTAGATCAGGCCAATTAACTCTACTCTTACTATCTACTACCCAACCCCATTTTTGAATATGTTCTTGAGTTAATCCTTTAACTGTATTAACTCTAGGTACTCTAAGTACTTCTACATCATTATTTTCAAGTAATATAGGAAGATATTGTATAAGATAGAGACTTGGCATTTCATCAGCATCAATCTGGAAGATATAATTTCCTAGACAAGCATCTGTTAGAGCATTTTTCAAGTTAGCAAAATGTCCATCAAAGTGATAACCTATTTTTCTTATATCTTTTAAAGATTTAAGATAATCTTCTACTTCTTGAGTACCATTATTTGTATCATAAAACACAACAATTTCATCTTGTTTCCTTTTATTTTTAATTAAGAAAGAAAGTAAACGTTGTATTTCTATCAGTTCATTACAAACTGTTATAGCATAACTAATTTTCATTTTACTCAGGTAATACACTAATATAAGTTAAAGCTTCCATAAATTCATTTTCTGGGAAGTGAGTTAAAGTAGTCATATCCATTTTATAATCATACTCTTTACCTTTTTCTTTAAACTTGGTCTTTTCTTCTTCAGACATAAGGGTTGCTTTTACAGCTGCCCATCTCCAATTTTGACTGTTAGTTCCATCAGCAAACACCATTCCTTTATCAGGAATGTTAACTACTGAAGGCATCCAAATAAGGCCATTTTCATCTTCACCCATTAATTCTTTATACAATTCAGGAAGTGTTTCCATTTGTTGTTGTAAAAATTCTGAGTCACGGGTCATAACTGAATTGGCTTGGAAACCACAGCCATAACAAAAATGTAGTTTTACTTGTTCATTTACTTCTTGAACATAACAAGCATCTGAACCACAACGGTTACATATAGTTAAATTATCCATTTATTTTTTCTAGTTTAGGAAGTTGTAATTTAGGCAGTTGAAGTTGAATTTCTTTAGGAAATTCTGGGATGTGTTGAGATAATGTTTGATTTACTTTTTCAAACATTTTATCCCAGCTAAATTCGTTTTTACTTTTAAATGCTTGACGTTTAGCTCCATCAGTGTATTTTTTATAATTTTCAAATACATCTTTAAGATAATGTCCTACTTGACTATAATCAACATTAAACCATTGAGATTCAGCTATAACCCAATCATTTACAGCAGATGGGCCTACTGGTTTAACTTCACCTTTTAAAGTGACTGTAAAATTAGGATCTAAAAACTCAGTGTGAGCCGACCACCCTGAAGCTATAATTGGTTTTTTAACTAAACTAAATTCAAGTAATGGGCGACCAAAACCTTCACCTTTAGTTAAACTAACCATAGCTTTTACTTTAGAATGGTTATATAACTCATTTACTTCAGAATCATTAAAATCACCATGAAGTAAGTAGATATTAGGAAGATCTTTAGAATTAACTGATTTTTTAATTTTATTAATTTTATCTAAAATAACATCACGGTCCATGTAAGATGAACCAGCACCACTAGTTTTTAAAATTAAAGCAGGTTTATTCTTTTTATTTTTAAATATTTCATAAAAAGCTTTAATTAGTAAAGAAACATTCTTTCTATCCTCACCAAAATCTCCTTGTGTCCAATGGCCTACAAATAAATAAGCAAATGATTCTTTAATAGAATCTAAATTAATAGTTTTAATTTGATTCTGTTCAATTATTTTATAAAGATCTGTATTAGCACCTTCAAAAATAACTTCAATAGGTGTTGTAAGTTTTAAATGACCTTGTAACTGACCTTGTTGATTTTTAATCTCGTAATTCATAGATTCAAAAGTTTTTTTAGCAAACTCTGAAGATGTGATTACAAGATTCATTCGGTTACAACCTTCAATCCATTCACCTTTTACAGCTGTAGTTTCAATACCTGCTGTAATACCAATATTATATTTTCCAACTGGTTGGAATTCATTTGGAATAGTGATTTGAGCCCAAATTTCAGGTTTTTGATTTAACTTAGGTTCAGTTAAGATATGTGATTGTAAAAATCCCCATTCATCTTTATGGTCTTCAATAAAACCCCAAGGTGTAGCTCCCCAACGTTGTGGTAAGACTTTTACATCATATTTATCAGTCTTAATAATTGCTTTAACAATATCTCTAGAACGTGCTCCATATCCACTATAAGTGTCAATTGGGCAACTTATTACAAAAACTGGTTTCATTAATATACTAATTTATGGTTTAAGACTGGTTTTTCAAATTCATTAACATTGATAAGTTCATATTTTTCTCTTGGTTCCCAAGTATCAAATAGTTTATCAGTATAAGTTATAAATCGATTTGCTTGATGTTTAGAAGTAAATCCTGCTTCATCACTTGTAGCCCATTTATAACCTTCCATTCCTCTTTCTTGTCTTTCTTCTTTAGACAAATTATATACTTCAGTTAAACGTTCAGCAGCATCTTCCCAACGACAACGATCATCAAAAATATAAGGTGTTGGAATAGAACCTACCATTGATAAATTAGATGGGTAGACTGGGAAGGCCCATTTACCATGTTTTTTATAAGTGCCTCTATGATTTGAAGGAAAATCAGCATCAAAATCAATCCAAGTGCCATCTTCAAATTCAAAACGCATTTGGTCTTGCATTCCGCCTGTTACATTAGCAATAATAGGAGTACCTGTTAGCAATGCTTCTGTAAGTGATAGACCCCAACCTTCATTTGAAGTAAGTAGAATCTGAACATCTGCTAGATTATAAAGATAATTTAATGCTTTAACATCTAATTTACCTGGAGTAAAGATGATATTATGATCTTTAGGTATAAGTGTTTCAATTACAGCACCTAAATCAGTGCCATGTTCATTAGCTAATTCAGTATGAAGAACTAATACAACTTTTTCTCTTTGTTCAGGAGTTAAAGACTCTACAAATTGACGATATGCTAAAATTGTATCTGGAATTTGTTTACGGCGAATATTTCTTGAGTTAAAAAATATCATAAACTCATAATCTTTTCCTTGGAATAGATTTTTCTTAAAATTTTGATATTCTGTATTAGTTTCCTTATCAGTGATAGGATAAAATATTTCAGTATTTAATCCATGGGGTACATACTCAATAATCTTGTTTTTAGTCTTGTTATCTAAAACAAGTTTATTAATATTAACTGTTTGTTTTGAAATACCTAACAAAGCATCACATGACTCATAAAATGATTTATTGTAGTAAGGTGCTGGTAAATCATCCCAGATATTTAAATAAATAATAGGAATGTTTTTTCTGATTTCATTCTCAATTTGGAATAACCAAGTGAAATAACGAGGATCAGTAATCATCATTATAGCGTCAGGTTTTTCAAGTTTAAGAATTGCTCTTAAAAGATTAGCATCTCCATAACCATTATTAGGATAAAGAAAAACACTAGCATCCTCTATTTCAGCATTTTGATTTGTGTCAGTGCTTAAATCAAAACGTTTTCCAGCATCTGGATGGTTGATGGCAGCTCCTATACAAACCCAATTATAATGATGAGCAGTATGGATAACTATTTCTTTTCCTATATTCCCTACACCTGAGGGTAATCTAATATCATCGGTGATCAAAAGAATTTTTTTCCTTTGATCTTTAGGCAAATAACCTTCTTTCATAAACTAATTAAATATCTAAATCGTTGTGGTTATGAATTTGTTTTCTAAATCCTTCATCAGTAAGATATAAATGAATTGCTCGATCAGCAAGCTTTTGAAACGAGAATTTATGTCTTACACAAGATACTTTAAATTCATCAAATAATTCTGTTTGTATTTTAACACTTGTAAGTGTCATATCCTTTTTACTCATAACATTGTTTTTATATTGTCATATATAAATATCTCAAAATATACTAAGATACGTTTCTGTCACATAAATCTTTTCTATCTTTGAAAGGACAATATTGACAGTTTTGTTTTGAAGGATTTTTTAACATAGGACCTTCTCTATGTTTTCCTTCTTTATCAAAAGCCATTTCAATAAATTCTTCAAAATGTTTAGTGGCTTTATTTAATTTAATTTTACCAGAAGCAGGCACATGAATTTGTACTCTTGGATCAGGAAAGTCAGGATTACCATGTAGTTTTCTTTTTACAATAAAATACTCTACATCAATATTATCAACTGGGAAATTAAATTGTTCTGAAAAGAATTTTTTATAAAGAATAACTTGAGAATTTTTAACTTCATCTGTTTTTTCTTTATCCTTCCACCCACGAGTAGAAGTTTTAATATCGATAATTTTTATTTTATTAAGCATTTCATTATATAAGACAACATCGATATATCCCTTATATAGTATGTTATTATAGACCGGATTAGGCGGAAGTAAAATAGGTACTTCAATACCTACTAACCACCAACTTTTTTTACCAAAGTATTTTCCTCTATTCTTTTTAAACCATTGAAGAATACCTATTCCATCTTCATAAAATTCACTTAATTCAGATGAATTAGAAAAATGAGTATTATTATTTTTTTTATAATCTTCTTTGTAAACTGCTCTTAAACGTTCTTCAAAGTATTCTTCTATATTAATCCTATCAGCAGCAGTTGCACTTTCATTATACATCACTTCTAAATAGTTCTGCATAGTTTCATGCATAGCAGTCCCAAATGTCATGTGAATTGAAACTTCAGATGTATAATGCCCGTCCCGGTATTGGAGTGCCCATTTGTGTGGGCAACTCTCAAATACTGAATATTGACTAAAAGATATTGTTTTTTGGTATCTATAGTCTATATTTGGGGGTGTGAATTTTTTTACAGCCTCAACAATTAGAGGTGATTTCTTTTTAGCCAAAACTTATTTCCATTTACCTCTCATAACTAACTGGGCTATAATACCATAGTTAGAGATATCTATAAAACTATCAATCATTGCTTCTCCAGCTACATAATTTTTTCCATTACGTTGGAGCATATTTTTTAAACGATTGATCTTATCATTACAACGAAGCCAAATACCTGTAATTGAAAGGTTAATGTCTTCTGATTTTTCTAAAGTAGAACCTAAAGCAATATTTTGAAGACCATAATCCATCATTTTAGCGGCAAACAACTCATATTGTTCTTTCTGAATTTGTTGAAATTCATATGCTAGTTCAGAATATTTTTGTTCAAAATCTTTAATTGCTGAATATGGTTGTGGATCGTAACCTTCTTGTTCTTTCATTTTACAGAGTTTTTACTAATTTATCTTGTTCTTTTTGGTCAACCCCCATTTGCCACAAAATATTTCGAACACCAGGTTCTCTAATTATATCAATGTAGTGATCAGCTTCACCTAAACTACACTCATAATATTTTGCTATGTATTCTGCTATATGTTGTGGCCTTTGTTTTTTACTCGGTTTGATATACTTTAACCAAACCTTTTTCTTTGGGATCATTTCTCTGTAAATGGTGTAAATTTGTTTTTTATTCTGTGGACTTATCTTTTGAACATAATTTACAATGTCTACGTAATTTATATCCATAGATAAATATCTATGAACCATATAAGAGTTAAATGAGTCCCATGACTCTTCACTAAAGTCTCCAGGAGGAGTCTTTTTGACTGTTATTTCTTCCAGCCAATCAAATAGTGTCTTCGTAGTCGTCTTTGATGTCACCTGGTAGAGTTTCTTTTAGAATAGCACCTGTTTTAACATCATAAAATACAGGAATAGGAATAAGTGCATCTTGTGCAGTACCAACTGCAAAACGTGATGCTTTACGCAAAATAATTCCTTCAGCTACTACATAGTTACCATCTGGGGTAACTACTTTTTCTGTGTTTTTTAGATCAATGTTTAGTTTAAGATCTTGATTTTGATTCATGAATTTTCTTTTTTATGTTTTAACCAATCAATATAGAAACCAATAGCCACTATTATATTCATACCAAATGAAGCTAATATTTCATAAATGTCTTCATAGATATTCATTGTTAAGTGAACATGTCCTACCATCCAGAAAGGTATGGAAAGATTCCCTGATATCCAAGTTATAGTATATTTAAGGAATGTTCTCAAACTCGACATCTTCTATTTCTCTACAAAAATAAAATACTCCATCTTTTTTAAGTACTGAGTCGCAGTGCCAAAGTTCTTTAAGTAGATCTGTGTCAATAGGTTTATCTCGTTCTTTAAATGTTCTATATAAATAAAATGATCGAGGCCCCATATGGACTATCTCCATGTTAATCATAGAATTGAGATAATTTTAGCTATACAAGCCATGATATTAATTTCTTTATCAATTCTAAAATTAGAATGGTATTGATATTCTTCAAGAATAATTACCACCAGGCCTTCTCGCCCGTCAGCATAGTCTGAGATACGCGAATAAAGTTCCTTATAAAGTTCTTCATAATCATTAATATTAGAATCAGCTATTATCTGGCGAATATTTTTCCAGTTTTTATTGGTTTTAATTTCGTTTATTACTTGCTCAATATAGTTATTTGATACAAGTATTGACTTGTCTAGAATTAGTTTATTATCAATGGTAGATAATTGAGCTGTGCCTAGAATTTTACGAATATCAGGGTAGTATTGTTTAACAATAGGTCCTAATGTTTCTTTAGTCCATTCAACTCCTTCTTTCTCTAAAACACCAGCTATATGAGCTGCTACTTCTTTCATTGACGGGGGTACAATCTTAAGTACCTGGCAACGTGATTGAAGAGGATCAATAATACGTTCAACATAGTTACAAGTTAAGATAAAACGAGTACTACGTGAAAATGTTTCGATTACGTTTCTTAATGATGCTTGTGCTTGGATTGTGAGAAAATCTGCTTCATCCAAGATAACAACTTTGATACTTTTGAACGAAGCAGAAGAAGCAAATCCGGATACTTTGTCCCTAATTGTTTCAATCCCTCTTTCATCTGAAGCATTGATGTAAAGATAATCACAATCCAAATTGGAAACAATAAGCTTAGCCAAAGTAGTTTTACCAGTTCCCGGACTTCCATAGAATATAAGATTTTGTATATCGTTCTGTTCTAAATATTTAGCTATAGTGGCTTTAATATTCTCATTACCTACATATTCATTTAGGTTTTTAGAACGATATTTTTCAACTAATAAAGTATGTTCTTTATTCGAAGTCACCATACAAATCGTATTTCTTAGGTTCAGGTTTAGGTATTTCTATTTCTTCAGTAGTAATAATATATAATTTTCCTTTTAGAGGCTCAAGCCTAAATGCTTGGGGTTTTGTAGTTGCTTGTTGATACCAAGCGTTTAACACTTCAGTTAGGGATTCATAAACTTTCTCACCGTTGAGGAGTTTCCACCTGTCACCAGGTGGAACTCGCTCAGCGATTTGAATGTTTTTTTCTACTTGTTGAGTATCCATTAGAACATACCTCCCATTCCACCCATTGGATCAGATTCTTTCTTATCCTCTGGATTATCAACTACAACACACTCGGTAAGCAATACTGTACCTGCTACTGAAGCTGCGTTTTCAAGTGCAGTTCGAGTTACTTTAGCTGGATCAATAATACCTGCTTCTTTCATGTTGACAATAGTTTCCTCTTTGATATTATAACCCATCCAAGTATTTGAAGGATCAAGTTGTAGACCTACCATTTGTGCTTCAGTTGAACTGAAACCAGCGTTTACAAGAATTTGTTCAAATGGTTTACCACATGCTTTCCAAACAATCTCAGCTCCAATATTTGAGCGATCAATTGCTTCACGAGCGTAAATCAAAGCTGAGCCCCCACCTGGTACAATACCTTCTTCAATAGCGGCTTTGGTTGCGTATAAGGCATCTTCTACGCGATCTTTCTTTTCCTTAATTTCTGTTTCAGTGTTTCCACCAACATAAACGATAGCTACTCCTCCCACGAATTTCGCGAGCCTTTCTTGGAGCTTTTCTTGTTCGAAAGGAGTCTTTGCTTTTTCGATTTGTTGTTGAAGTTCTTCAATACGTGCTTGTATTGATTCAGATTCTCCTCTTCCATCTATAATGGTTGTTTGATCTTTTGTTATTGTTACAC